TGCTTCTTCTATTGTTTCATAGATTTCTCTCTTTTTAAAATTACCTAGTTCCCACCATAAGAAAAAAATTCGTTCCTGAATTTTATAAAAAGTTTGCTTGGTGTGTTTATTATGATATTTAATAATTCTAAATTTTTTCATGTCCACATTTTTTGATAGTGTTTGATTATAGTCTTCATTGCCCACATATCTTTTTCTTCAAGCAGTGCTTCAAGACGATGAGTTTCAGCATACGCTTCTTCATATGGAAAACCATAAAGATCTTCACAACTTCTCATTGTATAGTGACCGTCAGCACCTTTGATAAAGAAATCACACGCTTTGTTATTTGGTGTTGGATATGAATTTTCATGTTGTTCTACAAGATCTGGTCGTTCAATTTTAATATAATTATAAATCTCACGGAGTTCACGATCTGTAGTCATCACGTTGTCTACATACTCTTGTGAGACATAACCCGCTTTAAGATCTTCAGTGTAATCATACTCATCTTGTAGACCCTTTTCTTCTTCTACATAGTGAACGAGACAGGTAAAAAGCAAATGAGGAATAAGAGATGTCTTATCACACCAACGATTAGGAATAGTCTTTGTCAACCATTTTTGACGAGGGTTGAAGTATGCACTAATATTATATCTTACATCTAACCAATAAAAACTATTGAATAGCAATGAAGGGCTTTTAAAAACCCTCCAAGGACTCTGTGTATAAACTTCATCTAGTATGCTCATGGGTCTATTATACCAAAAAAGTTATATGTTCTTTATTTACTCCATGTTCAAATGGTTCCATTTTAGAAATACCTTTTATATTAAACGGAACGTCATAATATGGTTTTATAGTTCCAAAATATTTTGGACGAATATAACAAGGTAAATCTTGTGGAAGTTTTTGAAGTTTTTCGATAATCTCCTTAACAGAAGATGGGGGGAAATCACCAACATCTTTATACTCTAAATCAATTTTCATATATTCTTTCATGTTATTCTTCTTTATTTTGATATCCACCAAGCATAGGCGTATAAACTTCATCTAATACGCTCATATCAATATTCTTCTTTCCAAGTATCGTGTAGATTATATCTCAGCATACGATGAGATGCAAGCAAAAAGTTAATTGGGTCTTGAACACCAATATCTCCATTATTACATTCTTCAACAATATATGCTGTCACTGCCTCTTCCAGTTTAAAGAGACGATGTGCTTCATTGACAACACGAGTGATCTTATCTGGCAATGCTGAGTAAGAAAGATCTTCATCAGCAATTGGCACTCGCTCGTAGATATCAAACAGCAGTTGACGCATCTCTGCTTCGGTGAGATCAGACACAAATTCAATTCCAGTTTTCATCGTCTCTGAACAGTCTATCGATTTTTTCTAAATTGTCAACTATAGAGTCTTGTGACAGTGTAATGTTTCGCGCAATATGGATGCGATTACAAATGTCTTTGAGAATCATAAGTTGAGTCAAAGAATCATATTTATTGATGCTTTTTAAATTTGCTTTGTCAGGTACAGTTGTCATAATCATGTTTTATCTGAGTTCCTTTATTGTAGTTTCTTCCTTGATAAATTCTTTTATAAGTTTTCTATAATACTCTTCACTTTTGCTGTATGTAAAACGACTATTGCATAATCTAAACTGATCTACATTATCGAGAGTATTTAAAATTTCCTGTTGATACTTCACCAATTTTTTCTTTTCAATAATTTGCTTCCATCTTTTTGTAATCAAATCTACGTAACTTTCATTGCTCATATTTCCCCAAGGATATAAACCTAATGCCCAACCATCATTTACTTCAATCAAAACAGTTTCACCGTTATCGCTGTTTATTCCGACATCTATTGAATAACCTACTGGTTGATCTGTATAGTCACAAATCATTTGTCTTACAACGTTTTCATCTGCGCATAAATCATTTTCAAAGTCATCATAGCGAGAGTGACCAACTATTTTACCATCAACTACATAATATCTAAATTCAGCATCAAAAGACATTGGTTCAGAAATCCAAACTGGTTCACAATCAACGACATTTTCCTTTAAATCTTTTTTAATTGCTCCAGTAAATATTTTTGTAGATTGAGGTTTGACAAATTCATAGTCGTTTGCGGCAATAAAAATTCCTTTTCTTAAATCTCTTTTTAAGTATTTTTGCAAACATTCTGGATATGAAATGTTTTCTGGCAAATCAATTCCAAAATTGTCGGCATATTTGTTGATAAACTCTACTGATCCTACTGGAATATAATTTTGCGGAATGTTATTTAAAATACTTAATTTGTTGAAACAATCTGCAATATCGTCATATCCACAAAACACAGATGACAGATTTAAGTTTTTTACAGCAAATTTTTCTTTCAACGAGACATCACCTCGTTGCAAAAAATATGTAATTTCATCTGTCATAATCATATTTTATTGTTTTTTCCAAACCCAACGCTTTTGTTTCTTTGATTCCAAATACGCTTCATACGCTTCACGATCTCTGTCAGCTTGGCAACCCTGTGGTCCTCTGCAAGCACTTCTCAAAACTCCGTATTTTAAACACGAGCATTCATAAGTGACTTTAGGTTTTTTATTCATATTTTACTTTTGTTCCTTTTCACTTAATTGAAATGAAATAATATCACTAATATGATAATCAACCATCTCTCTTCTTTCTTTGCGTGGATGAGATATAAATCCGTCACCAAAACACCAGTACTCTACTCCTTCTATACAGGTTCCGTCATGCAACTCAATATCATAAAGTTTCTCATCTTGGGGATCAATAGGTGGATATGGATGTTTATATTTTATATTCATAATTATATTCTACCAATGTCTTAGTGTATTTGCAATAATAAAAAAGCACGTAATTAAATTTACAATCCAAAAAATTGTTCTTACTATTGCAGCAATGTCAGACTCACGATCATTGTCACTGATCTTTGATCCCATTGCTTTAGCCCATATGCTCCAAAGCTTCATTTTTAATTTCTTTTAATTCTTCTAGTAGTTGTTGTGCTTTCTTTTCTAATGCTTCGCGGCAATAGTTATAAGTGCCGTCTGGTCGTTTGCCGTTTGACACGAGTTCGACAAAACTACGCAACTTCTCATATTCGATGAGGTTGTTAATTTCAAGCGGACTTAGGTTGTTCATATGACTATTATACCAAAGTTCCTATCCTTTGTAAACAATAAAATTCACAATTCCCAAGTTTGGGTGCTTACAGTATCTCCACATTGATCACAAAACTCTTCATCATAGCGCCAACTGTCTGGTTGAAAGCATTTAATTAAATCGTCGAGAAGTACAGTACCCTGCTTGCGCTCTTCTTTGAATCGCTCGCAAAGATAGTCGATAAGTTCGTCAATTTCTTCTTCTGGAAAGCGTGTAGGTTCATACTCACCACCAACAATCTTTTCATTGATTTCAGTATAGAATGCTGTACATCCTTCGCTAATTGTAATTTTATATTTCATCGTCTATCTTCAATAAACTTTTTGATTCCTGCTAAGAAATTATCTTCACTCAAATTGTTTCCATAATATTCTGGAGTCTGATAATAGTTTTTAGTGACGATACCCATCATACTCATCTTTACTTCATTATAGCGAGGAGGCAGATTATCAATAAGCACATTATCTTTATCAGCAATCGGCAATGGAGTCACACCTTCACCATCCCAACCCCATGATACTTTATATTGTTGAATATCTTCGCGTGTAAAAATATGATGCTCATCCAAACCAAATTCACCAAGACGATTTAATGCATGAGCATAATCACGAGTTGCAGTCGTAAGAATATAAACATTATCTTTACCTACAACACTATTATAATATTCAAAAAGTTCTTTTGCACAAGGACGAATCACGCTACGATAAATATGCATGTCGTCAGTTAATTCAAACTCAACATACTTTTCACCTTCATAGGGCATTGCATTTGCAAATGTATGAAGAATGCATTCATCCAAGTCTTGGAATATCCTCTTAATCATAAAAGTTGTAGATTTGTTTTAATACATTTTTAATTTCTTCAACACCCCATTTATTGGCGCTATGAATAAAAACTTCTGGTAAATTTTTTGGTTTTAGTTTTTGGCATTTCTGCACAAAATATTCTGCACAATGCTTGCCAGTTTTAATTTTTAGATTGCCGTATTCAATAATACCAGTTTTTTCTGTGACACTATAATAATGTTTAATGTGTTCTTCATGAAGATCGTGATCAAAACTTACAACATCTGGCAATCCTTTTTCTTTTATTGTTTTAACAAAGTCATCATAGTTTCTTACTACAATCCAATCATCATTCTGAACATTAGAAACATATTTTAAACTTTGTGTTTCAATGATCAAGCCAGCACCATTACGCTTGGGATAAATATAAGCGTGTTCTGGTTTTCTCAGATCATCTAAAAACAAATTATAGCTCATAATCTCTAATTAAAAATGCAGGTGTTCTTTCTCCAACATAAGCGCCAAGTTGATTATATTCATAATACTCAAGTGCCTCTTCATAAGACATACCATCTTTCTGAAGTTTTTCAAGAACTAAATCTTTATCATAGATAAAATAAGAATCTTGACCAAATCTTTCGACTACACCAACAATACAATCATCGTAGCCATCCATTTTAATTAGGTCATCGTTCATTGATTTTCTTTAATAAATTTAATAATATCTTCAGAACCAGAAATAGTTTCAAAAGATTCCTCTTTGAAAACAACCAACTGTGGAACAGATTTGATATTAAAATTCTTAAAAAAGTCTGGATTATCATCCATATCTTCAATCTCAACAGAAAGACCTTCTTTTGCGATACGAGATTTCAATGCTGAACATGGTCCACACCAAGTTGCGCTTGCTAATTTATAATTTGGTTTCATTTGTTTTTTTCTAAAAATAAAGTCGTAATTTTCCCTTCCTTGTTTTGAAAGGGCTTTTGATTTGATTTCGTCTCCTGTAATATCGTTTTTAGCCATACTCAAAAAGATGTGCAGGAGGGGTTCCCCAACCCCTCCTGCTTATTGCCACCGTTATTATTAGATGAGAACTTGCTCATTCCCATCTTCATCTTTAATCCAAGTATAATCAAGGGTATTGAGTGCATCAAGCACACGAACCTTTGATGGATACTCTGGAGAAAAAGAGTTTTGAATTGCACGAACAGATACAAGATCTTGCTGTCCATACTTTCTACGAAGATAATTATCGATTCGGGTTTCAAATTCATTGTATTCGATTTGATCTTCATTGATAATTTCCTCACCATCTTCATCGCATACTGGACATTCAATCTCTTGCGAGAAAATATCAATAACCTTATAAGCAGAAACTCTGCACTTTTGACAATCACAATCCTCTGGAACGCTAACAACATCTTTTGGATTAACCTTTACAACCACAACTTGCCCTTGGGCAAAACCTTGTGCGTAGTCGAGAGATCCAACATGGAGTCCGTATGAACAATGATGTTGACGATTGTCATCAACGTCCCAACGACGAACTTCAATTTCTTCGTTTAGACCATTAAAGATTCTACCAGCATTGTCTACCTTACCCTTGAGAACTTTGGTTTCTTTGTTCCCAGAGATCGACCAACCATCTTTGGTTAGACCTTTGTAAGCAAGGAAGTATCCATCTTCAGTAATTGGCAATTCCTTATAAGCAAGGAAGTCATACAATTCACGAACAGAATTTGCAGAAGGATTGAGTTGAAGATTATCCCAGAATTTTGCGAAAATAGAAACTGGCAAACCTTCCTGTGCAATTGCACGAATCTTATCTGCTAATGCTCGCGGCATTACTTCGTTGTTATAGATGACTTCATCTGGAGTGATTTTAAAACCATCTCGCTCAAAGTTACCTGCGGTTTGATCCAAGATTTCAAGAATAGCTTGCTCTTGTTCACTTTCTGGCAAATCAAAAGCCTTTACAACACGCAAATATTGGGGCGATGATTTGTCGATTTTAATTGGTTTGTTCTGATGAAAGAACACGATTCCAGCGGCATTAATGATGTACTTCATACTATTTATGATAGGTTAGGTTGTTTGTTTTGTCAATAATTATTTCATGTTCATGATCTTTCTGAATTCTCCACGAGAATACTTGGGTGAAGAATAGTAGCTACCAGAATCAAGAGATTTGATGATCTTGCTACGGAAAGAATCTTCTTTGCTAATTTTCTCCCACACATTTTGAATACGCAGGGCATTTTTATATTTTTTAATTCCTTCTTGAGTCTTTTCTGAAAAAATTAGCCAACTTTTAATGCAGTTATTAATCGTAGAAATTCTTTTGTATCTTTCTTGTTTAGCTTCTTCGATTTTTTTACGAATGTCGTTAAACTTTTCGGAAACATTGTGTAGCCAACCAAGCTTAGTCATCTCACTAACAAAGACTGTTGAATTGCATTTATAAATACGAGTGCTACAACTCTTAATTCCTATCGAAAAAGATTCAAGATTGCATTTTTCAATATCAGAAAAGTATTCCTCGTTTTGTTCTACAGCTTCCTCTTCGGTATCTGCCAATGGAAGTTGAAGTATTTTACGAGCATGGTTATGAAGTTCAAGGGGAGCCATCTCACCAATCTTTCTGTTATGAGCATCATAAACCGCAAAAAGTTTATTATTCTTTTTAGCTTTGGGATATTTGATTTTCTTGGCAGAAATGACAGTCAAAGCGTCATGAATTTTTTGTGGGTTGATATCTCTGGAAGAGAACTTGCTTTCACAAACAACAAAATAATTTTCATTATTATCTTTTGCAAAGTTTCTCACTTTCGTAAGCCAATAATCTGAGTTGTGATTGTCTGGAATCGTTACAAGAACTGGCTTGCCATTCTTTTCAGTCGCATCTGAATCAAATAGCTTACGAGAACTACCGACAACACTCCAAACATCTTTAAAAAGACTTTGTGTACGGCATGAGAAAATATCTCCCTCATACTCTCCATTCCACATTCCACCAAGAACATCATTCAAGATTTCAAGAGTACCCTTGGTTTTAAATTGAGCAAGATCCTTGTCAGCAAGTTCTTGAAGAATTTCTTTAATGCGGTTAATAACATTTTTGTTTTGAGGTGTTTCTTCGAAAGATTCACGACTGATCGGAATAGTCATTGAACCAATTGGAATATCAACACAAAGCTCATGACCCGCTTTAACTTTGAAGTCAAATTCATAAATGCCGATATTACCATATGTCACTCCACCCATTTGCAGAATAATACTGCCAGAAGAATAACTTTCGTTTTTAGTTTTTAGCAGTCGGATTTTAAAACCATCGAATTCGATGGAATTAACCAATTTATTTGGTTTATAAATTTCACGCTCAAAGATTTTACATTCAATATTGTGAGGAGAATTATGAATAAAAAAATCAATCTCCTCTTCAAAAGAAGTATAATCTCTATACTTTACTGGCACAGAAACTTCCAAACCACTTTCTTTGGTTTCACACTCATCTACTTTGTAAATGTGACCAACTGGAACGCCAGAATCACCAGCACCAAGCATACAAGTATACACGCTTTTTTTACCATTAAAATATGAGGTAACAAAAAATGTATCATTGTAGCAATGACCTGCTTTTGAACCAACTCCAAAACCACCAATCGAATCGTTTGATTTGGATTTTGTGCTACGGAAATACATTCCAAAGATGTTGCGAACACCATCTTCATCAAGACCTTTAGCATGATCACGAACATAAAAAACAACTTCGTTGTTTTCAGAACGCAGACCTACTTGAACAGGTTGATCAATATCAAATTTAACATGTTCATCAACGGCATTACAAAGATACTCACGCACAACTGCGCGAATCTTGTTTGAGTAAATCTTGTCACGCATAAAGTATGTGGCAAGATCCATACCAACGGAGTCCATTCCCATTACGGAACTTTCCATGTTTTCTGATGCAATAATTGGGGAAGCAATAACGGCAGTTTTCATAGTGAAATCAGTTTACAGCAAATACGGTTGGGGTCAAGATTTTTTTGACCTTGTTTGAATTTTTCGTAATAGGTCAAGTCTTGCTTGACATATCGTGCGGATTTTAAACAAAAGAGAATAAAAATTGCTCAGAATTCTCTGATTCGCAAATAGTCGATGTGACCACTTCTTTTTTAAGAATTTTATATTTAATCTGAGGATTCTCTGTGGAATATTTGTCAAATTTTTTCTTAATGGAATCGATAGATTCATTAAAATCAATTGTTATTTCTTTACCAAGATTTGGATTTACTTCTCTTAAATAATACATTGTCATATTTTTAAAAAAGAAAAACTGTACCCATTTCGGGGTACAGTTTTATTATTATTGTTCTTCTTGCTCCTCCTCAATCATTTGTTGAAGAGTGGCGATTGTTTTTTCAACATCCTTCCTAAGTGCGGCATATTGATCCTGCAAACGGTCAAATGCCCCTTCTAGTCTATCGATTTCTTCCATCATGCCTCCATTATATTCAAATAATTTTGGCAGTCAAGGTTTTTTTTAGACTTATTCGCCTTTGTCTTTTGCTTTACCGATATTAAGAGCGAGGAGATCAACGACTTTATAAGCTTTGCTAAGAACACTTCCCTTTTTAGGGGTTGGAGTAACTGCGGCAACCGCAGAAGCTAAAGCTACAACTGCTGTAAAAACACCAAAGTAAGGATTGGCTTGTAATACAGGTATGACTAATTGTGTTATGAATTCAAAGTTCATATCTTATATTACACTATTTACCTTGCCCACGATAGGGTTTTTTATAATTTTTAGACTGTTTTAGGTGAGAAGTCTTGGTTTTAGCATGAATTCCCTTGCGTTTTTTACCAGTTTTTTCGTTTGTTTTTTGTCCTGTTTTTAACATAAATTATTCAAAAATTTCATTTTTTACTCTTAAAGTATAAGAATCATCATCGGATGCACAATTAAAAACATAATCATAAAGCCAATCGTTATCTTCACCAATCTCATTAACAAGACTAGAGTAAATAATTTCTTCAGCTTCCTGCAACTTAACTATCGCTTCCTTTGCAGCTTCTACTTTTAGTTGTTGTATCTGATTTAACTTCTTCATAACGTTCTTTTGATTGATTATATGCTAAGGCAAGATTTAGTTGCCTAATGATTTTTTCACTACATTCAAAGATTTTGCCGCGAAATGTATACAATTTATTGCTCATACCATCTATCATGTTTTTCTCTATATTCTCTAATTAAAATTTTAATATTAGAAAGCGCATTTGACAAGTCTTGTTCGTCAACAATTGCAGTAGCAAGTTTAGCCTCTCTTTCAATATTGTCAATAAGTTTTTGTTCGGCACTAGGATATTTTTTACGATTTTCTTTAAAAGAAGCTTCCCACTTTGCTCGATCAGCCGCCCATTCTTTTTGTTTTTCGGCGTATTCTTCATCAGAATATTTCTTAGGAGGAGTATGCTTTGTGAGTTGAACGTCTTCAACGATCATGCCACCCGAAAATAATGCGCAATATTCTATCCAACCCGATACAAATTTTCTCCACTCATCGCTATCATAATCAGAATCTGGAGATTGATAGTCGGGATGATTATAACCTTCATAAAAGTTAATTGCTCCTGTAAAGTTTGTTTCTTCCCACCACTCGTGTTCAACTACAAAGTGACCAAATGAAGCCATCTTTTCGCTAAATGGTGCATCGTCTGCAACCTCTTTGCCGCCTTCCCAGCGACCTTCAACCTTTTTGACCCATAGCAATCCAGCATCATCAATTTTATAATATGACATTGCTTGGTTTGGAGTATCTTTTGTTTGAAAGACGACATCACTCGCCTTGCCACCCCAATATGCGACGATTGCTTCTGGCAACTCTGGAAGAGTTGTTTCTACTGTTATATAATCGAACATTCCCATTTTATTTATTTGCGGCTAAAATTAATCCCAAATTTGCTACTGAATAACTTATCCACACAAGTGACCAAGCATATTCACCTTTAATAAGATAACTTATCCCTACGATTAAGTAAAGAACAAAAGCTAAAAAAACTACAATATCTTCAAAATTCATTTTTTAATAATTTTAATTGGCATGAACATTGGATACTTTTTAATGTATTGTTGAGCTTGTGCTTTTGATGAACAAAAAATATCAACAACAATATTATTTCTACCTAATTTTCTTGAAGCTAAACGAGATTTAACAGCGCCGCCAGTATCATGAGCTAAAAAAGTTTTACCCATTTGTGGAATGAAAATTTTTGATCCGTAAGGAATGACTTTTGGGTCTACTGCAATTGTTTTTCCAGAAATAGGTTTATTTCCAGTTGATGTATTTGTACACCCCCAATAGTAAGTAACTCGTGCGACATAATTATTTGCAAATAAATTATTTGTAAGAAATAAAAATGCCAAGATTAAGGTTTTTGCATTCATTCAATTAGAATAAACCAAATAGAAATAAATGTCAAATATTTTTTTCTGATCTATTTTTTCTAGCTTTAGCTTTTAATTCATTTAAAAGATCTTTTAGCTTTTCTCGCCTTCTTGCTTCAATACCTTTGCGGTGAAAAAAACCAATAAAATACCCCATTATTAGTGCTAGAATTAATTCGGTCATAAATTCAGTTTACACTAAACTGAAACACGAATTCTACTTCTAATTGAAGAAAGTTTACGTTTTTTAATTAAAACTGCACCACCTTCACGAGATCCAACACCATCTGTATTTCCTTCGATGGTTGTAACATAGCCAGACTCATCTGGTTCACTAATTGCCAAACCAATATGTGAGAAGGTAAAGATAACTATATCACCCGCTTTAATATCGCCGCCATGAGGTTTCTTTAAAAGAACACTATTATCTTGTTCTCTGCACCAGTTTTCAAAATCATAAGCACCAGCAGTCTGTGGTCTTTTGAAAGTATACTTGCTATCTTTCATTGCTTCTCTAAATAACCAACAAATAAAAGCTGCACACCAAGGCCACGATTTTGTTGAGTCTAACCAAGTTGCTGATTTGTATTCATTTACTCTTGGTCCACAATTTGTACCATTAATTTCTTCAACACCAACTTCTTTTTTAGCTAGTGCTACAAGTTTTTCGGCGAGTGTTCCTTTTTTTGTTTCAGTTTCACTTTGTGAAACAACACCTAATTTATTTAATATTGCATTCCATGTCATAGGACCATCCTCTCCATCTACTTTTAAACCCAAAGATTTTTGTACTTTTTTTACTAGATCTGATTTGCCTTTGAATTCCATATTATATTATAAATTATTTTTTAAAAAATGCTATTTTAAAAATCTTCGTAAGTAATTCCATCACCATTATTATAAAGTGCCAAAATCTCAACGGGTTGAAGTACACGCTCCCAAATACCAATTTCATCTAATTTACCAGGCCCAGGATAACCAGTACCATTAATATCTCCAGCAAACATTGAAAGAATTGTATTTTCAAGTTCATATAGAGGACTTACACCACAAAGAGTAGTGTTATAAACAAGAACATGCTCTTCAACACCATTGTAATATACACGTACCGTTTTTGTTGCAAGATCGTGTGTTACAGCAACGTGAACAAATCCACCACCATAAACCCCAGATTTGCTTACATCAGTGAATGTAGGCTCATTTACATCTATAGGATCATGCCAGAACGAACCTTCAACTGTTTGATATGCGTCACCATCAAGAGTTCTAATGCGAAATAAACAGCAATTAGTCCAAGCATTTGGAAATACTTGATTTGTATCATCGCCATTATCATTGGTAGACATCCAAAAAGAAAAACTCCAACTAGAATTAACGGAATCATATGGAGATGGCGCTATGTATAAGCTTACTCCTTCACCAAGATTATTTTGAATTGCGCTATTGCCTATTACTCCTCCACCACTTTCAATTTCTCCACTACCATACTCAATAAGATCATAACTTCCATGTGAATCATAGCGAGTCCCACTTGTTTCATTTAATTTCCAATAAGCAATAAGATTATCTAATAAATTAAATGGATTATTAGGATAATTATAATTACCATTGTTATAAAGTGTAGAAACTTCGCTCGCTTCAAGAGCGCGTCCCCAAATTCCAACTTCATCTAATTTACCAGCACCACCATAGTTACTACCATAATAATCTCCAGCAAACATGGAAAGAATATCGTTTTCAAATCCATTTAGAGGACTTACACCACAAAGAGTAGTATTATAAACAAACATATGTTCTTCAACACCATCATAATATACACGTATTGTTTTTATTGGTAAATCATGGGTTATAGCGACATGAACAAATCCACCGCCATAAACCCCAGATTTGCTCACATCAGTTAATGTAGGCTGATTCATACCTATAGGATCGTGCCAAACTGAACCTTCAACAGTTGGAACTCCGCTGATTGTACGAATTCTAAATAAACAACAATTAGCCCAAGCATTTGGAAACATTTGATTAGTTTCCGCACTCACATCGTCATTTGTTGACATCCAAAAAGATAAACTCCAACTTGCCCCAACTGAGTCATATGGAGATGGTTTAATTTGTAAATTTGGAGCGGGAAATGATCCATCAGAATTTGAAACTGCACTATTACCAACTACTCCAGTGTCACTATCAATTCTATAACTACTAAGATGATAATCCCCGTATGAATCATAACGAGTTCCACTGGTTTCATCTAGTTTCCAATAAGCAATAAGACCATCAAATATATATGGTTCATTTATAGTATCACCAATAAATCTATAACCCGCATCAAATGGTGAAATATATAATATCTGTTTTTTATTTAATCTATCAATTTTTCTATTATATTCACGGATCAAATGATCATTAAAATCTTCTTTTGAGTTAGATAAATCATACATTGATTTAATTTGACTTCTATAGTCAGACCAAGCACTTGATCCTGTAGAATAATCGGCGTGTATTTGTGCTTGGAGATATCTTGGTCCCATGTATCTTTTTACACGAAAAAAGCATTTAAGAAATAAAAAAGTGGATGCTGGGGATTCGAACCCCGTCCACGACCAATGTCATGTCGAAACCAATAACGCACCCTTAGTCTTCTTTATTGAACATAACATAGTTATGAACAGTAACCAAATAATCCTCAGCAATGGCAAGTTTTCCCTGCATCCATGTTTCTGTAAGGTTTTCTTGAACCTTTGGATCATTTAAAGCATTTAAAATGTTATCTGCATGAGCTTTAATTGAAGTGATTGAACCAACTGCCATTCCATAAAGATCTTTATTTGTTTCTAAAAGTTCCTCTTCTGGAGTTTCATCTTCCATCTCTGGCGCATTTAAACCTACTTCTTGAGCTGATTTTGAAAATAAAAGCATTTCATCATCATTAGCAAGAGCAACTACACCATCTGCAGAGGCTTTTGCTTCTTTGAATTGGGTATAGCAAATAGCAACTCTTTGTTTGTTATCTTTAAACTTTGGATCTTTTGCTACTTCAGATACACAACGACCAATAAAGTCGCTCCTTTTTTCCTTATTTTTTGGTTTTGGAAGAGGCATATTATTATTTCTTTTATATTATTACACTAATTTTCTTCTAAATATTCTGGAGATGAAAGTCCGTTAGTAGATATGTATTGTTCGCACTCTTCTAAACTATCCGCAACTACTATTGTAAATGGACTATAAGCGAGTGCAGAACATTGCATAGGTTTTGAAACAACTTCTTTATTTTCTAAATTATAAATAAACCACCATTCGTCACTTGTGGTTTGAAGTCCACTTGGAAATGGTTCAAAATTTTCTGAGACTATTTGATTTGAGTACGCTTTCATAAAATTAACTGACTATTATTATAGTCCAACCCCTACCTGCAAGATCTAATAAATATCCATTTCCTACAGAAGTTGGTGGTGAATTTGTTCCACCCATATATAAAGTTCTACCTGTTGTATTAGTAGCTACTAAAGCCCCCAAGAATCTATCTACAGCCGAAGAATTTAAAGAATTATTTTGTATTTGAACTATTTGTATAGTATTTGAAATTGTACCTCCAACATAATCTGTTAATTGATTACCAGCACAGTTAAAAATTTGTAAACTAGTTAAATTGCTAAGGTCTGGGATAGATCCACTTAACTGATTTGAATAGCACCTAAAAAATTTCAAATTACTTAAATTACTAACATTTGGAATTTGTCCAGTTAGTTGATTTTCGTAACAGTTGAAAGTTTCTAAACCAGATGATGCATTTATACTTGCTGGAATAGATCCAGTAAGAGAATTTCTATAACAACTTAAAACTTTTAATTTAGTTAAACCAGTTAAATCGGGTATTGGTCCAGAAAGAGTATAGTTTTCATAAAAGTTAATTGTTTCTAAATTAACTAATCCACCAACACTTGGAAAATTACCAACAAGTAAATTACGATAACAGTTAAAAAGTCTTAATTTTTTGAGTTGACTAATATTTGGAAGAGGGCCAACAATTTTATTACTAAAAAATGATAAAGTTTCTAATTTTTCTTTATCTTCATAACCAGTAAGAGAAGTGATATCATTTGAATCACAAACAAAAGTAACTAAATTTACAAATGGAGAAAGATCTATAGATCCACCAACCTTTGGGTTACTAACACCGCAGGTAATATTTGTAACTGATCCAGCACCTTTATAGGGTCTTAAAGAGATTTTTCTTTGCGCCATTGTCTTTTATATTATATGTGTATATACACATTTTTAAAATATAAAAATGGCGGGTAGAGTAGGATTCGAACCCACGGAGGCGATTAAACCTCTCTCGATTTCAAGTCGAGCGCCTTAGACCAACTCAGCCATCTACCCCATTTAACAATACCTATAATAATTCTTTTGCTGACCTTTATCTAAAAAGAAAACATTCTCTTCTTCTTCTAGAATTCCCGCCTCATGCAAAACCTCATCTAAAACAGTAGGAATATAATTACCTTCTGCTTCAAATTTTTCACCGTTGATTTCGATTGTTACTTTCATGTTATTGGGAAAAGAATTCTCCGTACTGGGCTTGAACCAGTAACTTCTCCCTTATAAAGAGAGTACTCTGCCGATTGAGTTAACGGAGGTTTAAAAAGATTATGAATTATTTCATAATTGGTGTATAATATTATATGAAATGTCAAAATTGTCAATCAAATTTATCGGGAAATCAAACTAAATGGTGTTCTATTAAATGCAAACAATCTACTGCTAATCATAAACATCAAAATTATCAAGCTCAACAAAAAAGAGGGAAAGATCGTAAATTAGAATTAATTAAAATGAAAGGTGGTTGTTGTGAAATTTGTGGTTATAATAAATCTCTAGCCGCTTTATCGTTTCATCATTTAGATCCATCAACTAAGTCTTTTCAATTAGATATAAGAAGTTTATCAAATAGAAGAATAGATTATATTTTAGATGAAGCTTCAAAATGTCAATTGCTTTGTTGTAATTGCCATATGGAAGTGCATCATGGCTCACAATAAGAATACACCCAATTGGACTCGAACCAATAACCCCAGTTTTATGAGAACCATGCTCTGCCATTGAGCTATAGGTGTGTTATTTTATAATTGGTACGCGGAATGGGATTCGAACCCATACTGTAGTGATTTTAAGTCACTTGTCTCCTACCTGTTGGACTACCCGCGCATTTAAAATCTTTTAAATCATATCAAAACCTTTTATTTCTGGAATCATTTCAATAAATTTTTCTTTTTCATACTCAAGTTTATCTGAGCGTGGAAATTCTCTACATCCTCTATACCAAGCTCTCCACTCAAGTTTATCCATTATATCATCACTTGTATGAATGTCAACTTGATAATCGAGAGATTTTTCTGCACTTGAGTTTTCGGCATGAAGTGCATCGACATCATCAAGAATATAATTTAGATCATATAGGTAATCATTGTTTTGCAATTCTTCAATAATCTCTTCGTCAGAAAGTTCTTTAAGATTATCGAATCTTTCTCTCAAAAGTTCTGTATCAATGCTGGTAAGTTTGCCAGTCCAGATTGTTTCAGTCACCCATTTTTCAATGTACAGCTTCATTATGTTATTAGCATAGCATGAATTTACTCAGAGTCAAGGTGAATTTCAGACAATTTTCGAATTAAAAGTGTAAATAAATGGAATGGCAGACCAATATACATTCCAGAATCTTGGACAATTATCCCATACGGCAGGACAGATTCCTTTTTTATATGATAAATATAATGATCATTATAGACCAATAGAAAAGGGAGATCTTGGTTTTGAAGAAACTCGTTTCGATAGTTTTGGTCGTTTAAGAATATCTGAACCATTCACTTTATTTGATTCAAGTCATAGATATGCTGACAATGGATTGTGGGCAACCGCAACTGGTGGTACAGGCAATGCAACATTTAATCAAAATCAAGGTTTAATGGATTTAAATATTTCGACTGGTTCTGGTTGCTATATTTATAGAGAAACGAGAAAAGTTTTCCCTTACCAACCTGGAAAATCTTTAATGTCACTTAGTACATTTACAATGTCTCCACCACAAACAAATCTTGTACAAAGAATTGGATATTTTGGTTCTGCGGATGGTGTTTTTATAGAACAAAGCGGTTCTGTATTAAATTTAGTTAAAAGAACTTCCATTAGCGGAAGTCCAATAGAAATTAAAGTGCCGCAATCTGAATGGAATGGAGATAAATTAAATGGAAGTGGTTATTCTCAATATACTTTAGATTCAACAAAGTCTCAAATATTTTGGAATGACATGGAGTGGCTTGGTGCAGGAACAATTAGAGCAGGGTTTGTAATTGATGGTAAATTTATTTTAGCTCATTCATTCCATCATGCTAATCAAATACAAGGAACATATTTAAAAACCGCAAGTCTTCCATTAAGATATGAAATTTTTAATGTCGGAAATTTATCTACATCTGGAACATTAAAGCAAATATGTTCAACTGTTATGTCTGAGGGTGGTTATGAATTAAGAGGAACTCAACAGGCAATTGGAACGCCGATAACTGGCGCTAAATCTTTAACTGATGCTGGTATTTTTTATCCTTTAGTTTCATTAAGATTGAAATCTGATAAATTAGATGCAATAGTTGTTCCATCTGCCGCTTCCGCATTGACTGTAGATACATCAATATGTGAATGGAGATTGATTAAGAATGGTACAACAACAAATGGTACTTGGGTATCTGCTGGAACCGATTCAGCTGTAGAATATAAACTTGATGGCACTACAATTTCTGGTGGTTTAGTCGTAGCAAAAGGGTTTATAAGTTCAAGTAATCAGTCATCATCACAGATTGATTTGCCAAAAAGCGAACTTCTTAAATTTCAATTAGAAAGAAATCCATTTACTAATACCTCAACAGAACTTACTCTTGCTATTGCCGCAAGTACAGCTTCAGAAACTGCTTATGGTTCTTTAGATTGGGAAGAAATAAATAGATAAAAATAGGGAGTGAGGGATTCGAACCCCCGACATTCTGCGTGTAAAGCAGACGCAACCACCGCTGTGCTAACTCCCCTTTGGACGCACGTTCCAGTAACGCTCTGGACTATGCGGTTTTGCAGACCACTGCATGACTTCTCTGCCAACGTGCGAAAAATTGTGGAGGCATGGGGATTCGAACCCCAGACATTTAGCTTGCAAAGCTAACGCTCTACCAACTGAGCTATACCCCCTAATGGTCGGGATGACACGATTCGAACATGCGACATCTGCGTCCCAAACGCAGCACTCTACCAAGCTGAGTTACATCCCGAAAAAATGGAGCCGATTGTCGGATTCGAACCAACGACCTACTCATTACAAATGAGTTGCACTACCACTGTGCTAAATCGGCTAAAAATGGCTGTAGAGGTGGGTTACGCTCCCACATAGTTTCGCTTAACAGGCGAATGCATTGCTAGTCTGCCACTCTACATTAAAATTATGTTTTATTATATGTTAAAATATTTTTTTGTCAAAGTTTAATTTGAAATTCGAACTTAAAAACTTATTATTACATGATGAGTAAAGAAAAAGTAAAAGAGTGGAGAAAAAATAATAAAGATAAAATGATTAAGTGTATGGGTGGATGTTGTCAGATTTGCGGTTACAACAAATGCAATGCATCTTTAGAATTTCATCATTTAGATCCATCTAAAAAAGATATTGGATTAGCAAATATTCGCGCAAATCCAAAAAGTTGGGATAATGTTGTCGTACCAGAATTGAAAAAATGTATTTTACTTTGTGCAAATTGTCATAGAGAAGTGCATAATAATTATGTTGATTTACCAACAAATTTTTATCAATTTAATGATGATTTTTTAAAAGAGCAAAAATTAATAATAACTAATAAAAGAAAATGTGTTTGTGGTAATCAAAAAGATCCAAGCGCAAATTATTGCACACTTTGTTATAATAATAACAAAAGAAAATTTACAGATAAAGACCTTCTTGAATTAAAGAAACAAAATTTATCAAATATAAAAATTTCAAAAATTTTAAATGTTTCTGAAACATCTATTAGAAAAAGACTTAAATTAATAAATTTAAATACTACTAACTGAGCTACTTTGGAGTTAAAAAAACTTTCTATTGCTGAAGAAGCTTCGGTCCAAGACACCACTCGTTTATCCTTCTGTCACTTTTCTGCTAGTAGAGGCTCGTCGGAGATTTCCAATCTGCTTTCCCAACATACTTCGGGCGATAAAGACCACAATAGAAAAAACATAGAAAATGATTTGCCCATAACAGATTGCTGTCACACTCGCCAAGGGCTGTGGCTATCTAGGAACCACACCTAGCTGCGTCATGACATATTTTAATTCGTGCATGATACGAATATTCCCCACTACCGATTAATTAACCAAGCGCAGCTTTGATCAATTTGAAGAAACACAGTGACTATTTCATCTTGGTAGCGACTCCAAGCCTACTTTAATTTGTGTCGGATTACGTTTGACATCATCGGGTTGCTAACCCGCTCTCTGTCAACTCGCTCATTGCAGGATCTCAGCCTACAATGGCAGGGAAAAATTGGTGCGGGATATCAGAATCGAACTGATGACTCCAACTTGGAAGGATGGCGTATTACCATTATACAAATCCCGCGAAAATGGTGGGCAGAGTTGGATTCGAACCAACGTAGACATACATCAGCAGATTTACAGTCTGCCCCCTTTAGCCACTTGGGTATCTACCCATGAAAATTGATGCCTATTAGAGAGGCGATCAATATACATTTCATTACTCACCCGCACATGCAGGTTTTTTGCAAATCATTTACATATTGATACAGGGCATGAAGCCCTTTAACCCCTCTAAAGGAAAAGTATATAAAACTTTCTAATTAGTGGGTTTATCTCAACCCAATCTCCCTTTCGGACCTTAGTAACTTCTGGCGTTTACTACCTTCAATTTTTATTTTAATCAAATTTGTGTTTTTGTCAACAGAGATTTACACAGAACCCAAAAAATACTCCCACTCTCTTCTAACTTTACTCGTATTCAACATCAAAGCAGGAATTTCTGGTGCGGCTACTGGTTCATTTTTAACATTAAAAAATGGAAACTTACTAGCCTTTCTTGTGTTACAAGGTTTGCAAGCTAAAGTTCTATTTTCATGATCATCTGTACCACCTTTACTTTTGGGGTTGATGTGATCAATTGTTAAATCAGCAATTTTAAATTTATTTAAACAATACTGACAAGTAAAGTTATAAATCTTTGCCATCTCCAAAGTAGTCAATTTCTTTTTCTTTGGGCGGCGAAAAAACTTACTCGTTACAATAATAACAGTTGGAATAGGCCAAACACCTTTGGCACTTCTTAATACAGGTTGATCTTCATAAAACTCAGCGTCTTTATTCCATCTATCTAAAGAATGAAACACATTATTGTTTTTATCAAGAGCAGTAATATGTCCCTTCAATAAATGTGAGAATGCGGCTCTCGCTGTAATAGCATTAATTGGTTGCCAAGCATTATTAAGCAAGAGTGTTGTTTTACACTGCGAGGTAACTACTTTCATTGTCTCAAATATTTCCAACTAACAGGAAAATGTTCTTTTGCGATTTGATCAATTTGATCTGCAACATCTCTAGTTTCTTTTTGTGTATCTTTTTTGCAACGCAAGTTACAAACACGAGCGAAAGCATGAAGAGATCCAGACCAATACCATTCTGTCATAATATTTTGCGGTAAAACCATTCTAGCTTGTTCGGCACAAACACCAGCAGCAAGAAGACTTTTGTATGTTGCTACTGCAATTTCACAACTCGCATAAATACTACAATCATCAGCAAAAGATACATCAACAAATTGATCTTCATGAGATCCTTGTTTTTTATCTTCATTCTTTTTACGCCAATTATCTGGATAAAAAATTTCTGGTTCTGAATCTACATAGCGGCGACTTACCTCGTTCCATACAAGTCCAACTGTATGTTTTACTAGTTGTCTAGCAACAAAAATTGGAGCTTTGATATGAAATGAAAGTGAAGCATGACCAAATGGAGTCCAATGATTTTCTCTTGCTAAGAAAGCAATAAGTCTTTCATCACCTTCTTTGAATGTTCCATCTTCGTTGTAGCCAGACTTCTTATTGAAAGATACTCTCGCCGCATTAACGACAGAAAGATCTGACCCCATTTTGTCAATAAATTCAACCTTAATCATTTTAATTTTTTAAAAATTTCGAAAATACACATGTCGAGCGGACTAGCCTTCTTTATAAGATAAGGTTCTTGAGAAACGCCATTCTCCCTCATCTCATAGATAGAAGCACCTTGTATAAAAAAATCTTTATGGAAGCCAAATTTTTCATACATCAAAGAATAAAAAACTTGTTTTTTAGATTCCTCAGATAGTTTTAAATCAAACTCTGCAGTTATTTTCATTTTTCAGACTTATCGTAAATAATCTTTGACGATACTTCCTTGCCATCTTCAAGAGTTACCTCATGAACTTTGCCGTTGGTTCTATTCGCGCAATCTCTAGCCCAATTAAAAGCTTTGTCAAGCTTTGCGCTATATGATTGTTGATAATTGTTTTTATTATCGTATACGCGATACACCACTTCTTTATTTTGTGTCATTTGTGTTATTATTTATTGTTAGATCTTTCAATCAGAGCATTGTGAATAATCTTGCGAGTTTGCTTATCTAAAAGACGACCCTCACTTTGAGGAAGCTCATTCATCATATCATCGAGAGAGATATTAAGAATATCACTAATACACTGAACTTTTCGGTAAATACCAATTTCTTTATATTTTAAGATTGCCCACAAAGCGTCAAGTTGGGCGCTACTAGTTTTTTCAATCGCTTTTTTGATTGAATGAACTTGAGTATTGGTAGTAGTTTTTTCTAATTTTGTACTCATGCTGTTTCTGCTTTTGAATTGTTTCTACAATAGATTCTATAAGAAAAAAGGTCAAGCATAAAATTATGATAAAATAAAAAATCATATTTTAATTATTATAAACGAAAATTTGCAGAATTAAATAAATCACAGAATAAATAAATAAGTTCCAATTCATTTTAATTAAAAAGCTCGACCGCTATTTTACCTACTTGTTGAGTATCGTCACTAAGAAAACCTGTCAAAATAATTGTGTTTTCTTTAGTAAAGATCACTCCTTTAATGTCAAAAAGATATTTTTGATCTTGAAAGATCAATTCGTGTACAGAATCTGCCAAATTAACTAGCGTAAAATTTTCATCGCTTTGACTTTGTAGATTTTTAAAGGCATCGTTTGTACCGATGACCCTGCAATTTTTTGTTATTTTTTCTCCCATATAATATGTTTTAAGTTATCTGTAATGTCTTCGACTTTAATCAAAGAAAGAAGGTCTTTGCGACCGTATCTCTGGTATCCTTTGTAAAGAGGATATCTAATCTTAACATTAATTTCGGTCAAGTCAACAATTTTTTCACACAATTTTGCCAATGCTGGACGACTAACGATTAAAAAAGAATTTTCTCTTTCAAAGGCGATGAAATTTGCCGCCCCATAAAGCCAACCATTTTTCCCTTGAACATTTTTAAATTCAATCCAAATTAGCTCATCGTTGATATTGTCGTCTTTTCTTTTGACTTTTTTTCTTGATTTTACATCGACTGTGTATTTTTCACCCTTTTGATTAAGGACGTGGAAATCAATATGGCTAATCTGTTCTCTAAAAGTTGATTTAGTTACTTGATTACCAAGTCTTTCCGCAATTTCTTTGAATTGTTCTTCGGCAGAACCACCCATATTTGAGCATTCACCAGTTACATCGTATTTATTTCTGTAAAACATCTCAGTCAAAATACACCATAATTCTTTCCCCGTCAAGATCTATTTTTGAGGGTTTCATGTATCTTTTAATAAATTTTAAATAAGAGTCTGCTTTGTAAGTGCGGTAAATTTCGCCACTAAATGTTTTTATTTGAGGGTTTTGTTTTTTGTAAAATTCTCTAAAATCAGCAAAAACCTTAGATATTTCCTTAAATGTTAAAATATTATTAAGACCAACCGCAAAATCTGCATTAACATTATCTCCTATGGGTCTAAATCCACCAAAACCTAAAATTTTTTCATCTTCTTCAGCGGTGTAAACTTCACAATTTTTAAATAAATTATCAAAATATTCTCTTATTTTAAAAATTCTCATTTGCATTGAAGGTAATTCGCAAAAATCAAAAGGTTTTGATTTTAAGCAATAAAGCTTAAAAATATTAAATAATTCTTCAGTTGGTTCTTTTATTAATTTAAATTTCATTTCCAGTTTTTATTATAAAAAAAGTGTAACATAAGATATGGGGAAAGGTCAAGATAAAGTAGCTAGAAGTTTGGTTGAATTTCAACCTTCTGCTATATTAGATTTTTATCTATTATATTTCAATATTGTTGATAAAGAAAATTTATTTTTAGCTTTTCACCCTGGCTCTAATTTTCAACAACCTATTATATGGCAAGGTACTGAATATTTGCCAATGCCAGTTGAAACCGAAGGGTTTGAATTATCTACTAGCAATAGATTAGTAAGACCAAAAATTAGAATATCTAATAAAGACTTTATTATGACTGATATTCTAGCTAATAATAAAGATTTGCAACATGCTAGAATAGTTAGAAAAAGAACTTTTGCAAAATTTTTAGATGATGATAATTTTGATGGTGGAAATCCTTGGGGAGAAGCAGACTCTTCAGCCGAAATTAGTAACGACACTTATATAGTTGCTCAAAAGACAGCGGAAAATAGATTATTTGTAGAATTAGAATTAACAACCGCTTTAGATATAGATGGTGCGCATTTAAACAATAGAATAATTCTATCAAATTATTGTAGTTTTAATTATAGAGGATACGGTTGTAGATATGAGGGCGCTGAATTATTTGATAAGGATAATAATCAATTAGCCATAAGTAATACTAGTTTAATTAATTATTTGATTCAAGATCAATATAATCTTTTAGAATGGACAAATGGCACTTTTTATAAAAAAGGAGACATGGTTTGGAGTGTTAATAGAAGAGTTAATTTAACTGAAAACTATTTAAAGAAAACTGCAAAATTTCAAGAAACCTATTATGTATGTTCTCAAGATCATACTGCAAATCAAAATACAGCACCGTGGTCAAGTTCTGGTCCACTATATTGGAAAAAAGACGAATGCGCAAAAAATATTACAGCATGTAAAAAAAGATTTAATAAAACTACCATTAGTAAAACTGTATCAGATGTCTATTCTATAGAGGAAAAATATTTAAATACACAAGTTTTAGCTTCATCAAGCGCAAGCCCATCCACTAACGGATTGAAATATTTACAACAAGAAGATTCTTTAACATCATTTATAGATAAAGATTTTACTATAGCAGCATGGATTAGTACAACGGGCTTACCTAATAATGTTCAAACGGTTTTCTCAACTATAAAAACAGGTAGTTATTGGGGAGGAAGTTTATTATATTATCTTCATAATGAAAAATTTGTGCAAGTTTTCAGCACTATAAATCAAGGAAATTCATCTAACCCAAGATTCGAAGAAATTGGATCACTCAATCGAGTTGGTTATGATAGTAACGGTTATTATCTTAATGGCGCTTATGGCGTTTACGAAGGATCAACTAATTCAATTAACTTATCTCAAATAAGTATTGGACAAATAAAAGAATTACTATTTTTTAATCAAGAAGCTGGATCTTGGAAGGTTGGAGATTTTATTAAAGGATATTATAAAAATCATAGTATAGAAGGTATAATAACTGAAATTAATAGTAGTCAAAATTATTCAATAAAATTTGAAGGTACTAGCATCGCTAATATTCAAGCTGGAGTTGGTATAATTAATAAAAATAGCATTACTAAACAAATAGATACAACCAATTTTCAAGCTAAACATCGACCACTTTTTCCCGATTATGAAACAGTAGATAATACTTTAATAAAAGTAAAAATAAGAGTAACTGCAAACTCAAGTCCTACCATAGATACTACTCCTAGATTTGCAGTGGTAGAAAAGCCAGCGCTTATATCTTGGGCTGCAGCATCTACTGAAGCGCAATCACTTGGTGGTAGGTTGGCGGTCTTGAATACTGAACAAAAAAATAATATTGTTCCAATCTTTAATGGTAGTAAATGGATTGGTGGTCATGATGTAGCTAAGGAAGGTAATTTTAGGTGGATTAATGGTGAATATGTAAAACAAGGTTATCAAAATTGGAATTTTATTGCTAGTAATTTAAGCTCTCTTTTCCAAGAACCAAATGATGGTGTTAATACAGCTGGGGTTAGACAAATCCCCCAACCTGGTCAAGACTATATGCAGATATATGGTAATGATTCATATCCTGTGCCTGGAATTCATGCTTATAAAAAATGGGATGATGTGCAAGAAGGTAATTTTGCTAATGGTTATATTATTGAATACCCTTGGATGTTTGAAAACCAAGCTGATATAAAAGTTAGTGATTTGCAATGGATATCAACACCTAATAATATTGTAACTGGTGTTAATACTTATAACCTTCTTTTAATGGAGGGTAAAGATACACAAAAAGATGGTGGTTATATTAAAATCTCATTAATTAATACAGCTGGGGAAGGATCAGCAATATACACATTACCAGCTAATCAAAAATTCACATTTTCACATTTTTTACATCAAAAAAATCATGATAAAAATCCTGGAGATCCAGATTATTCAACAAAATTTAGATTAGGAGTAACTGATTGGTATTATACAAGCACTTTAACTAGTGATAACAATGGTGTCAATAGAAATGGTTTTAACGGTCCAAGAGGCAAGCAAATAATAAGTCAATTTGATGAATTTTTAAACTCTGTAAGTTTTACAAATTTAAATGTTGGTGAAGATGGTTGGTCAATTGAATCACCAGCATTTAGAAAATCACACCATCCAAGTATAAATTTTAATTCATGGAAAGTTGGAGATTATATAGAGTATGAATATACTCATGATAATATTAAATTAGGTGGAGAAATTACTAATATTAGTATTAGTGGTGATAATGTTTTTATTACATTAAAAATAATTTATAGAAGCACTAACGTTACAAACACTACTCCAACATCAGAAGTAGTAGTTAAATCAACAGCTTTAACATGGCCTCAAGCTAAAGCAGATGCGGAATTAAGAGGAGGAAGATTATTCTGTCCGAAAATTAAAGAAGATTGGGATAATGTATATTATGCTAATCAAGCTTTAATGAATATAAATCCATGTTGGATTGGTGGAACTGATACAGGAAAAGAGGGAGATTGGAGGTGGATAGATGAAACATTATTTTATACAGGTGTCGCTACACGTGGTGGTGCTGTTAGTGGTTTATTTAATAATTGGTCAATTGGTGAACCAAATAATGCCATAACTGTAGGGGGGCAGCATTATGCTTATTCAGTAGCATTCAATTCATCTTTTGTTGGACCAAATGGTAAAGGCGCTTGGGATGATGCACATCTAAATATAGCAACTATTAAATCTTACATATTAGAAAGACCTGTAAAAGTAAAAGTATATACGAATATTACTACTGCTGATACTAGAGGTAATAGTTATACATCACCAATAAATTATCATGGATTAGCTATTTGGGATAGAGCTTTAACAGATACTGAAAAACAATGGTTAAGAAGAGATTTATCAAATGATATTTTCTCAGCACCAAATGCTAAATTACCAAGAAAATTTATTGAATTACCAACAGATGGTAGAGCTGGATTAAATATTACTGGAAATCTCATCGGATGGTGGCAAGATTATTATACTGGAATTTTGCCAGAAAGAGGAGGAACATACAAATGGATAAATGAAAGTGGTCAATGGCCAAATGGAGATTTAAAAAGAGAGATTTCTATAACTGGAATAGGTAACACTAATTTAATAAATACATACAGCACTTCTATTAATAGAAATTATACATACACAAAACAACCAAACTATTATTTACCTTTCGGTGGATTCCCAGGAACATATGGATATGGATACGGAAATTAAGAATAAATCTTTAGATAAAGTAAAAGAATTTATAATCAAACATTCAGATTTAAATTTAAATTCTGAAATATGTGGATTTTTGGGATATGATATTTTTGATAAAGCTTATGTAGCTCATATTGAAAAAAATCTTGCTAAAGATGTAAGTAGCTACTTTTTAATAGATCCAAATAATTATTTAAAATTTAAAAATGATTATGATATAATAGCAATTTTTCATAGTCATATTGTTGGAGATGAGACTTTTTCAGAATTTGATATTAAAATGTCGGAACTTACTTGTGTTCCATTTTTAGTTTTTTCGATAAATAGTAGAAAATTTAACTATTACGAGCCACAAAACAAGGATTATAATGTAAAAAGAATTACAAGGTTTAAGAAAACAATATGACAACAATTAATTTACATGGTATTTTAAAATTTGAATTTGGTGAAAGTTTTGAAATGAAACTTAGGAAACCAAAAGAACTTGTTGACGCATTGAGTTGTAATAAAAAAAGTTTTCGTAATAGGTTATCTGAATTATTAAATGAAGGTTTAAATTTTGCAATTATTGTAAATAATAAAAATATCAAAAATTTAAGTGCAGAAGAATTAGAAAGACCGCCAAAACAAATTGATGTAGTGCCAGTTATTGTAGGGCAGGGTGTGGCTGCTGTAGCTGTCGGAGCTGTGGCATTAGGCGTTGGTGTTTTGGGCGCATCGGCTATTGGTGCAACTGCGGCTAGTATATTTGTTGGAATCGGAGTTGGATTAATAAGTGCTGGTGTACAAGCTATGATAGCAAAAAAAGCAGGTGGGCCATCTGTTGCTAAACCTGAATCAGTAGTTGGAACAGCATCAGGTATGGATCAATCTTTTGCATTCAATACGCGAACTAATTTAGCTTCACAAGGAAGCGCTGTACCAGTTGGATATGGTAGGTTAAGAGTTGGGTCTTTAATTATACAATCGACAGTAAATTCCTATCCAATGAACATCAGATTTAATAATGTTAAAGCAGATGACTCTATAAGAGCAGATATAATGAGTCAAGGTGCTTCATCAGTTGCTGATCTTAAAGACAATTGGTCACAAGGCAGATCTGTTATAGATAGTAGAATTAATCAACTTTTAAACGAATAATGAAACACTTTATTAAAAAAATATCATTAATGGGTGCGGGTAAAAAACCCAAATCTTCTTCTTCTGGTCCACCACCAGATCCACCAAGATTAGACCCACCTGTATATGGAAAATATAAAAGTTATCCATCTTATTCTTCTGCTGAAATAGTTGATTTGATTTGTGATGGACCAATTGAAGGTTTAGTTAATCAACAAGGTGAAAAAGTAATTAATGACAATATATTACAAGCTATATATTTAGACGATACACCAATAAGCTCTGTTAACAATGATGGTTCATCAACAGCAACAGCAAATCCATTTAGAGATATTCCATCTTCAGATGCAACATTTCTTCCACTACTTAATTTTTTCCAAGCAGTATATGATGAAAATAATGCTCAAGTAATTAATCCTGCAAAAGCTAAAAATTTATGGGATAATGTTAATGGTCAGAAAGCGATTCCACATACATCAGCAAAAGAAAATATTGGCATTTTAACATCAGTAACTGAAACAATTTCATATATAAGAGCAGATGGATTAGATGAAAAATACAAAAAAACACAAAAAACCATAAACGAATTAAAGAAAAAGATAGATAAAGTTGATAATAAAGAAAATGAAACTAGAAAAAAATTCGTTCAAAAGCTTATTGATAGAAATGTTTTAATAGAAGATAGGGATATTCAACAGGTTGCTTTAGGAGCTAAACAATCAGAACTTGATGCACTGCCAAATAACAAAGCTAATAAAAAAGCTCGTACCAATAAACAAAATGAAATAGATAAAATTAAAGCAAAAATAAAGGAATTAAATGGCAAAATTGCTAAATTAGATAAAGAAGTTGCTGCTTTAGATATTGATGGTAAAGAAGATAGTCAAGAAATTTTAGTTCAAAAAAGACAAACAGAACAATTAACATTAAATCGATTAAACGAAGAACTAAAAGCAATACCCAAAGGACAAAAACAAAATATTAAAAATAAAAATAAAGAAATTGCTGCGTCTCAAAAAATAATAAAAGATTTTACCGCAAGAATTCAATCATTAGAAAAGCAATTAGAAAAACTTGGAGCTTTTAATGAAATTGCAAAATATGAAAAACAAATTGATCAACAAGAGGAAGTATTAGAAGGTATAAAATTTGATTGGACACCAATAGATAATGCTCAAAAACTTGATAGACAAGATCTTGTATTAGCCGCATTACTTGCGAAAGGACAAATGAGAAAAAATGAATATCCAGATGGAGGTCCACCATCTTATGTATGGGCTGGAACTAATAATAGATTCCAACTTCATTTTAGAAATGCAACAGCATATGGCCCCAATGAACCTTATAATATATATTGGTGGAAAAATGAATTAACTAATTTGCTAACTCAACTTCAAAATGAAAATTTACTTTTTGAAAAAGAATATGTTAATAAAGTTTTATTAAACATAAAAAAAATTGAACAACAAAATATTATAAATGTAGTAAAAAAATCTTCAAATATAAATAAAACATATACTGATTACACAAGATATGAAGAACCCCTCTTGATATATACAATTGGTGCTAGGGGCGATGGTAATCCAATTAGTTTTTTAAAAAGCACGGCTACTATTGCTGATAGAAAAGTAGAAATAGATGATAAAGAAGCTAGTTTCTATATTGATAATGTCAGAAGTTTAGAAGGTATGAATGTTTATACATGTTTAATACCTAGAACAAAATGGGAAACAAATTTAGATCCAACAAATCCTCTTTATACGGGTCATGTATATGGATTTATTGCTATTTCTTTCGATGATTGTTTAAAAGATGATGGTTTAATTAGTTGGGTATCAAACGCGGTATCATATGCTAATATAGATGTATCCATAAATATGGATAATTTTATTGGAAGATTGGCTGCTGCAGCTGCTTCTGCAGAAATATTTCAAAAGAATGCTAAAAAATCTAAATATGATGTTCGGCATGAAATGAAAATATATAAAACGTATTTAAATAGACAGGGTATTGCTAAATCATTAACAACTGCTTTTAATTTAAAGTTTGATAGATCATTTATTAGATTTGTTCTTAATAAGTATAATTTTAATAATATATTAAATGAATTTAGAAACGGCGAAGAAGATCAAAAACCACTCGCATTTTTTAATAGTACTCCAATTGATACTGAAGCAAATTATAAATTAACTGGACCATTTAGAAAAGATGGTACAGTAAGAAAATTTAATCCAGCTAAAAATTTAATGCTAGATGTATCGCCATCTTCTCATTATAGTTCTAATCTTGGTGATACTGAGGTTGGTGGCACTCCAAGTTTAACTCTTAAAGTTAATGGAGAAGGTGGACAAGACATAAGAAGTTATAAAAAAGGAGATGGTAGTATTGCTGGAAATACGAAATTTCATAATACCTTAGAGGCTTTTAATGAAGATCCAGTTCCTTATACTTATTATGTTGAAAATCCAGATGTTGAAGAAATCATTGTCACAATAGAAATAAAACAATTAAGTGACATGCTTTCGACTCCAATGGTTCTTTCTGAACAAAGCGATGAAAAAATAAAAGATCAACCTGGTACGAAAATACCAGCAATTCTTCAAATGAGAGTTGAAACTGGATATGTAGTAGATAGAAATTTTAATTCAACCATTATTAGAGATTTTAAAATAGTTGGACTAATTGAATCTCCAGTTTTAATTGATTTGGGTAATCAAGAAAATAAATATTTTGAAGAAAAAGGCGCATATAAAGCTAACTACACAGTCGATGGTACATTCCGTGGTAAAGGCCCATATGTTGGAAATCCAACTAATGCTGGTGATAATAATCCATCTAAAAAAATAACATTACCAGCTTTAACTAATGATTTAATATTAAAAGGCGCAAAAAGATATGTTAAAGTATATAAAGTATCTGCAGAAACTAATTCAGTATTAATAAGAAGAGAGCTTCATGTAAATAAAATAACAGAAATAGTCCCATTTAATTTCTCATATCCATTTTCAGCGATAGTTGGAAGTAAAATAGATGCTAGAAATTTTACTTCAATACCTAATAGAAGTTTTGATTGCAGATTGAAAAAAATATTAATACCATCTAATTATTTTCCATTAAGAGAAAGATTTCCTAATAAGGATAAAAGATATTACCAATCAATTGCTGCATATAATGCAACTGAAATTGAAGATAAACTTGTTTACAAGGGAGATTGGAATGGCGATTTAAAATTAGGTTGGACAGATAATCCAGCTTGGATTTTATACGATATATTAACAAATATTAGATATGGTTTAGGTGAATATTTAGAAGATTCATCTATTAATATTTGGGAAATTTATAAAATAGGAAGATACTGCGATGCAGTTAATGATGATGGTTTATTTATTGGAGTTAAAGATCTTTATGGTGGACTTGAACCAAGATTTTCTTGCAACATTATGTTTAATGAAACGACTAAAATCTTTGATGCAATTAATACTATTACAAGTTTATTTAGAGGAAATGTTTTCTTCTCTAACTCAGAATTACATTTTAGTGATGATAGACCCCGTGAACCTATAGCATTATTTACTAACTCAAATGTTAAAAATGGATTTTTTAACTACACAAACAATAAAAAAGACGAATCTTTTAATGTTGTTGAAGTTGCTTATGTAGATAAATTAGATAACTTTAAAACAAAAATAGAAGTAGTAAAAGATGAGGATGATATAAGATATAGAGGTTATGCAAAAACTGTAGTTAATACATTTGGTGTAACATCTAAATCGATGGCTAGAAGAATAGGCCAACACGTTATATGGCAAACAACCAAAGAAAATCAAGGCGTTGAATTCACAACTGGACCAGAAGCATTATTATGTAGGCCAGGAGATTTAATTATTGTTGAAGATGAAATGAAAAGTAGAACTACTAATTATGGTAGAATACTTGATATTGACCCAGTGAATAGAGCTTTAACTTTAGATAATCCAGTAAGTTTACTTTCGGTTGAGAATAAAATAACAGTTTATACTCCTACTGGATATAAAACAGCTGCTGAATTAGAAAGACTTGGTGATGAAAAAAGAAGAAGGATTGATAAATTTCAAATTTCAAATGCTAATTTGGGGTGGACAAAAGATAGGGTTTTCCAATTTTCTAAATATTCAAAACAATATCTACCAGAAGATATTTATAAAACAACAGGTTATCAACATGCTATTTATGTAGATAGATATGAATCAAATCGCTGTTGGTATTATGATCTTAGTTTAAGTGGATGGGTAATGTCAATGTCTGGACCGTTTATAACTGGTGGAGAAAAATATATTTCAGAAATAACTGATGACGGGGTACAAGATATAAATAATCTTTATGCATATTTACCAACAACCCCAGATAGAAGAGGAGCTTTACAACAAGCTTCTCCATCCTATGTCTTTAGAGGCACAAATTGGACTGGTGTTTTAAGTGGACAAAATAGCGTTGCTGGAATTCATGATGATGAAATTAGAACTCAAAATAATAGACAAATAACAACATATTCTGTTAGTGGTGTTTCTCCATTATCTTCTGACACTGAAATAAGTAATGGATCAATTGTATATTTAAATTCATCCAATTTTAATTTAAATTTATTAAATATTATTGAACCTGGATCTACATATAGACTACAAGTTAAAAATACACAAGACCAAATATATAAAGTCATATCAATTAGAGAAAATAGTTCCAATGAATATAGTTTGGTGGCTACTAAATATGATAGTGGTAAATGGGCTGTTATAGAAAATGATGTTTATATAGAAGGTTCACAACAACAATATAATTCTACATTGTTTAAAGTTGTTGATGCGTACTCTTCTCCAGAAAATGTAACATTAGATTTCTCAAGTAGAAATGAAACAGATTTTTCTTTAGTTGGAGAATGGTATGCACCATTAAAAGAAGCTGGATTAACATATTCTATTTCTTTAGAAAATCCAAATATAGGATTTTTTAATGAACAAATTATTCAAACATCAAGTACTGATACTGGTCCATATAAAATATATTATTCTGGATTAAATGATCAAGGGTTATGGACATTTAAAGCACAGGTAGTTTCCAAAAATCCATTAAAATACAATTCATTTTTCTCAACAGCTAGGAAATTTATAGGATTAGAAAATTCAAATCCAGATGATTTGTCTTCACCTATAGTAGCAATGGTTAAAGCAATTTAATATAAAAAATAATATGTTTGAATTTGATGCAAATTATGATACTGGTACTCTAGATGGCATAGCTATAGGGAGTGGAGTTCATTTAAATAAAGATGTAACTTTTTACTTTTCAATATTAGATAATAAAAGTAATTTAATAGAAAACACACAATCTTTTAGAAGTAATGCATTTGTAAAAGATGTAACTTTTGATGTATTAGATATTAACGGAAATACAGTATTACCAGAATATGCAACATCAGCTAACATTTCAATAACTTTTGATGAAGCTGAAAATAAATCTATATTTGGTGAATATCAAAAAGATTTTGGAATAAGAGCTAAAATAAGTAATAATTTTAATCCAGAAATATATGTTTCCGAATATTATGTATATGGAAATGTTCCTGAAATTTCTGGAGTTAAAGTAATTGATGGATCTGGCTACAGAAACTATTCTATAACAGGCTCTATAGAAACTGATGATACTATAAATAGAATTGAAGAAAGTATAAATTTTAATATTTCATTACAGAATGATGCTAGATATATTAAATTAGAAAAAGTAGCATTTTATGCTGTTAAATCAGAAACTGCGAGCTTGCCAGAATTTAATTTTAATAATTTAATACAATCAAATAATGTTTTTGAATTTGCAGATTTAAATAATATTACTTTAAGTAAACCCCCAAATATTGAATATGATACAAATTATAATTTTGCTATTGTTCCATATTCTACATTAGGATCTGGCAAGCCATTTTATATAGAAAATATAAGTTTAGCTCAAACTCCAATAACTGATCAATCAACTATTATATCCCAACCTATTAATGTTGTTGAAATAACAAAAACAGAATCAATTAGTGGGGAAATACCGACAAAAGATAAGTATATAATTGATATTTTTGAAAAAAATAACTATAAAACAGTATCTTATCTAACTCAAATAGTAGACGCTTATGGATCAGTTACATCATCTGATTTAAAAGTAACAATTAGTGAATCAGCTAATGAAGGAAAATCTGGAATATTTGTAAGTGAGTATGCTATTAATAATAATATAGGAATTGAATATTTATTTGAAAATACCAATTCCTATATTTATTTAAGCGTTTCAAATGTTGAACCCACTGGATTCTTTAGAATTCAAAGAACTGCTATTTGAATTAAATAATTCAGATAACTTTTCTAAAAAAATAGGTCTAGCATCTTGCGATAGCTTATTATATTTTTTTTTCGCTCTACGATAATTTCTTCTACTTATTTCGTCGGTTGGAGAAATAATTTTTCTAATTTGTTTTGCTTTTTTATTATTCATAATCTTGCTATATATGTTTCTGTATCTTTAAGAAATCCCATTCTCTTGTAAAAATTTTTGATTTTTTCATGTTTAGGATTATTTGTGACTGTAGACATTAGTATATATTTAAAATCTTTTTCCCTAGCAAACTTAATGGCTTCTCTGAATAAGCGATATCCAACTTTTGGATTTTTAGATAACCAAAGATATTCATTAAACAATTTACAATTAAATTTAATACTTTTTTCATTAGTAAAAGCTATCATTGCATCATAACTTTCACCATTAAAATTAGCCCAAACAAAAAAATCCCAATTTAAAATAAGTTGATTAGAAAAAAATCTTTTAATTGATTCTGCATCATGCTCTAAAAATATATGCCCCTTTTCTTCTGAAAAAAGATCATTTAAATCATTAATCATTAAATTAAATTCTTCTGGATTTGTAATTCTTTTAATTTGATTCATTTTCTAAAATTAACGAAGAGAATAGGTCAGCAATATATTTATAATTTTTCTTAAATTCTGGTACTTTGAGAAAATGATCTAAACTTAAACTAAAATCATTTACTGTGGAATATATTTTAATTGGTCTATTAAAAAATAATACATATTTTTCATAAATTAAAGCAAATATATATTCAATTAATTTTTTTCTTATTATTATATTATAATAGTTTTTATATAATTCCCACTCCTCCAATTCAAATTTACTTCCTTTAAATTTTAAGAAGTTGAAAAAATAATCTCTTTCAAAAGAGATAGGGAGTTTAAAATTAAAAAATGCATCACAAAGATCATAATACTCATGTGAATTAAAAGCATTAATAAAATTAATAAATTTAAAATATTCACCGCCATCTAAAATATTAGAAGCAATTAAGTTGCCGTGACATAATGACTTATTGTTATTTTTTACTTGAGATAAATAATACTTTATTTCGGCTTTTATATTATTTAAAAAAGAATTTATTAAATCTAAATCTAGTGTATTTTTAATAGTTTCTATTTCGTGGATTGTTAAATTTTCTATTTTATGATTATTCAAAAAATTAATTATATAATCATCTATATTAAGTTTCGAAATTGATTTTTTATTATAAGTTGAAAAACAGTTATAAAATACATCTAAATTTTTTAGAAAATTTGAATACCCAGTTTCTTTAAAAGAAGGCTCCTCTTCAAATGAGTAAATTGAATAAGAAATATAATCACCATATTTAAAAGTATTATTTTTATATGGTTTTTGAATTAAGTCACTTTCAATATCTGAAATTAAGTTAAATTCATTTTTCAATAAATCACTGGGATCATTTAATGAATATTTTAAAATAAAGCTTCTTTCGGAAATTGAAAATTTAAAAACATCATAATCATAGTTTGAATCTAAAAACTCAATATTATTTTCCAAATCACAAGAAAATTCAGCGTTTTTTAAAATATTTTCAACAATATTAAAGCTCTCACCCTCAATAATAAATTCTTTTGCGGGGTAAATATAAAATCTATTTTTTAATAAATTTTTAAAATTCATTTTATGAATTAATAATCTTTAATAATATTCTAGATTCTTTAGCTGGAACGTCTTTAAATGAATTCCAATTTTTAGCTTCTTCATTTCTATATTTTTCAGAAATCCATAAAGTTCTAAGATATTCTTTAAAATCTTCGAAAGAATTAATTTTAAGTTTTTCATTTACAGCTTTTTCTAAAGCTCCTTGTGGAGTAACTGGAATTGCTGTAGACACAAGCACGTCTCCAAGATCAATAACCCTATTCTTTGATTTATCAATCTCATCTGCACCAACAATATGAATATTCAAAAAGTTACGCACACAACGGACAAATGCACGATTACATGCAATTGTCTCTAGGAATTTAATACAGAAATCATCAGTATTATCAGCGGTTGCATTAGCTACATCCTCAAAAATAATAACTCTATCATCTGTTTCATAATTTCCAATCCAAGAGATTTGGCATTTTGCTACAACATAATCTTCGCTAATGTGAGAAATCGTATATGATACATTGTTAAATCCACGTAATTTCGCAAGCTCTTTAATACCGCCCAACATAATAAGCAACTGCTTATCATTTAAGCCTTCAATAGAAGTTGGAACTTGCTGCCTCCTACCCTCAAACCAATCTTTATTTGGATAAAGGAATTCAGGCTTAATCATAGCCCTCCAATTAATTGAGCCATCTTCATTAAATTCATAATTAACTCCATCGAGAAGTCCGTGTTGATTACGCTTATATTTCCCAAATGGAGTTGTTTTTTTAGATTCGCTCATAAATAAAATAATGGTTTAATTCTTCGTAGAAGACATCATCTTCCACTATATTTAGATTTTTGTCAATAATATTTTCATCTTTTTGCCAATGATGCTTACTTGGGTATCTCTTACCATTGGATAAAATAGTTTTACCAGATGTGAAAAAAGTATTTTTAATATTCAAAAATTCGTCATTCATATCTTCTTTTTTAAGAGTTTTATATGGACGGACTTGAACTTCAAAATATTTTTCTTGAATTTCAGCTACTTGATCTTCTTCTTTAACTAAAATTTGAAAATTTATTTTTTTAGACTTTAAATTTCTAATATAGAAATCATCTAAATTATTTTCTTTATTTAAAATAAAAGATAGATTTTTAATTTTGGGGTAAATTTTATTTATAATTTCTAATGGAATAATTTTATCAGTAAAAATTGATACATTGCACCATTGACACCATTGCATAAAATAATTAGCATCAAAACCATAATCAAGTCTTAAATAAATTATTTGGTCTTTAAGTTCTTGATATGGTTGAAAAAAGTTCGGAACAACTTCCATTATTTTATCTTTAAAAGAATTTCCGATATGTCTTGTTTTGATATTTACTTTACCATTTATTTTTAATTGATCTAAAATTGATTGAGCAATAAGTTCTGGTTTAATTTTATTTATTGAATTCTCTGGATCAACTAAATTTAAACATGGTTTTTCAGACCAAGGAGATTTAATATTAACTTTTCTATCTTTTGAGGACCAGAACCCATCTGAAACTTCTGGGTATATATTACCAAAAATAGAAATTAATGGAATATTTAAACTACTAACATAATGGGAAAAAACATTATCTACACCAATATGCAATAAAGACTTTGATAAAATATAAGCATTTTGCTTAAAAGTTAAATCACCGTAACAAACATCAACATTGGGTATAATTCCATTTTCTTTAGCCCCAAGCTGTACAATTTTAATACCAAATTTATTTAAAGAGTTTTTAATTAAATCAATAACAATATTAAAATAATAATATTTTTTAGATTCAATGGTGGATTCACAATAAATAGTAATATATTTATCAGCTAATAATGGATAAAAGTGTTTTGCTACAGTTGGTTTTGCAATTTTAACACCAAGATTTTTTGCGTATTCTTCTACTAAATGACTCATGCTAATGTGAATTGTGTTTTATCTTTACCGTTATGAATGTAATTTAAATGTCTTTGAGTATTGTATGTTGGGAAGAATGCTAGATCGAAATATCCTTTATGTTGTCCAGCACCTTCTAGCACCATTGGATTATCAATTGATTGTGCATAAGCGACACACTTATGTATATTAACATTATCTTCAATATATTCAAAATATTGCGGTTGAGTTATGATATAAATATTATGTTGCGGGTATAGTTTTTTTAAGTTCTTGACTAATCCGTTAATTAAAAGAACATCAGTTTCAGACTGTGGGACTACAACAGCAATTCTTTTACCTTCGTCATCTTTATCTAAAACATCAGCAAAGTCAATCGGCTTTTGAGACATTGTTTGTTTTGCTACATTTTGAAAATGTTTAATAAGATCATCTGGCTTTAATCCACCCTGTAACATTTTCACCCAATGTTTTACGCCAGAATTATTCTTATCAGCTTTTTCATGTAAAATATTTACATACAAATCAATAACAAATTCAAATGGATCGTTAAATTGTTTCTGTGGAGAGTAATTTGGATTTCTAGATGGACCATCAAAATCAAAATCAAAATCAACTTCGGGCATTGAATCAAATATTTTTTCAAGCTCGCCACCAATTACTTCTACAGAGCAATTATCAATAACAAACTGTCTTGCTTTTTTACCCCAAGATTCTTTTTCTTCTTGGTTCATATTATATACTTTAAGAAGTTGTTGATGAATGCTTTCTGGATAAGTTGAAGCTTTAATGAATTGAGTTCCAGGTTCTCTATATTCAGCCCAACTTAATGGTAAGCCACCACTATCTTCATTACAATAATCTTCGCCACAAGAATAATCTGTTACAAGCGTAATCAATTCTGTTAGTTTGGCTTCTTGAATTGGGATTTCTTGTCCACCACTGGTAAATGGATGACAATATACATCCATTAAATTGTAAATTTCATTCAATTGCTCTTCTGAAACTCCGTGTCCAATATTAGTTGTATTAACTGTTTTTTCAGAACCACATTTTCTACAATTCTGTTCTTGACCAGTGAACGGTCTAATTTCATAAGATTCACACGCTTTACAAAAATAAGTAGTAAGAATATCATTTGGATTAATTTCTTTTTCTTCTAAAAGTCTTGGAATATCCCAACCTTCAGACCAGTGGGTATGTAAAAGAAGTTTAGCGTTAGGTACGTCTTGTTTAAAAAGTTTAAATCCATCTAAAATATTTGGAACACTTTTTCTTAATTGATTTCTAAAAACAAAACCAATAATAAATTCATTACTTAATCCATGACTTTGCCTCAAAACTTTTCTTTTAATTTCATCAAACTTATAAAATGTTTCTGTTTCTAAACTGCCACGTAAAGTTTTTACATGATCATAACCCATTTCTTTCATTGCTTTTTCTGCAAATGAAGCCCAAACATAATAATGTTTAATCTTTGGTGCGGAGTCAACTGCTTCAGTTAGAATCGGAAGACTATCAAGAGTAGTCCAAACCATAGAATTAATTTTATTCCACCACGGTTTATTATAAAAACCTTGAAACGCCCAAATATCTTCAATTCCTAGATAGATATCGGGTTTAATTTCTTTGATTGCATGATCAATCATTTCAGCTCCATAACCCGCCGCTCGTTGTTGAGTAGGATCTGTAATTTGAGATAGCTTTTGTTGATCGGGTAACGATCCATAACATTTCCAAGGAACAAATTGTGTAACTGGATCATTCCAGTGCATTCCATTGGCTAATTCAACAATATTATACTTGCCTGTTTTAAATAGATATCGTAAAATATTTTTTTTATTTTTACCAAAACCAGTAAAGGCTCGACAAAAATTGCTATGAATTAATATTGTTTTTTTGCGCATGATTAGTTGTTTTGTTTTTGACTGCTAATACGATATTCAAATAGTTCATTAAGAATCTTTTCACAAAAAGATTTGAGAAGATAAGCTTCAGACATTTCAAATCCCATGCCAAATTTAAGTGCTGAGTTTTTTACAACACTAAGAGAGAATGCTTTAGTTCCATCTTGTTTTGTATATGGTTTGAAGCTAATAGTTGTTTTATTATCTTCATAGGAATGAAATGCCTTATATTCGACATATTCAGAAACAGCATAAATTAAACCAGCAGCCTCGACTTCATTTAATTTAAAAGTAATTGTTTTATCTGGATTTTTAGCATTTTCAGAGAATGAACCATTTTTTGTTTTTTCATTCCAAGAATGTTGTTGGATTGCATTTACATAAATGCAGGGTTCTTTATCTTTACCATGAGTTCCAATTTTAAATGAAAAGGCGCATCCAGTATTTTTAGAATTTGGCTTATATAGCGTAAACATATGCATGATACTAATAACTAAAAATTAGATTTCTATTGTTTTTTTGTGTAAAATTAATAGTGTCCTATCTTAATCACAATATTCCTACTATTACTTGTTTAATAAGAAACGAGTATCTTTTTAATCATGAAAAGGGGCATGGTGAATATACTCCTTGCGATGTTCATTCAGTAGCCTCAATTGAAAAAAGAGTACCACTTTTTGAAGCTTTTTTAACAAATGGCGTAAATTGGACTCGCCGCCCAATTACAGCATTCTGCTGGAAAGAATGTGATCCAGTACCACTTGAACACGCAATGTATTGGGATTGTTTCAGCCCATATGTTGATGTTCAGGTTAGAACAAGGTTGAAAGGATTAAAGGCTAAACTCATCAATCCAAAGGGCCAAAAGGAATGGGGTGAATATATGTTTACTTTAGATTGGGGTTGGGAAAATAAAGCTATACTTGATACAAATTTCTCAGAAACCCCAGAACATAAATGCGCTCATCTATTTAAAATGGATAATGGCAACTTTTATGCTTACCCAAATAATAGAATTATATGGCATGATGACGCTTGGGTTGACACTTCAATTGATAAAAATCCAGGATATAAAATAGATTTAACTGTATATAGTGTTGAAAATAAAAGAGTACAATATACAGATTATAGTTATATGACAGAATTTACCAATGAACCTCAAAAAACAAATATTACAGGAACTCTTTGATAAAACCATTGTAAAACTAGCTCCAAGTAAAATTAATGGGGCTGGCGTAGGGGTTTTTGCGATTACAAATATTGAAAAAGAAGACATTGTATTTGCAACAAATACAAACCAATTTATCCAATGGCTTGAGGTAGATAATATAGATGAGGAGATTATTGGTTATATCAAACAAATGTGCAATCATAACGATCATGGTTTTTGGATAGATTGCCCAATTAATAAAATTAATCCATCTTACTATGTAAATCACTCAGAAGAGCCTAATTTATATCATGATTTAAATACTGATACCTATTTTGCTGTAAGAAATATAAAAATAGGAGAAGAACTCACGTGTAAATATCTTCCAGAAGAGGTGGATTGGGTGTAATAATCTTTGATGAGTGCTGCATATACTGGGATAACTATTGAACAAAGGGCTTGTTACGACTTAACCCTTACCATTAGACAAAATGGCGGAATATATAATTTAAGTGGAGTTACCCTTACAGGGCAAATACGTAGAAATTTTGATGATGCACTTCAAGCTGTTTTTAATACAGAAATTGTAAATATAACTGGTGGTATTGCAAAAATTAGTTTAAATGGAACTCAAACACAAAATCTTGATTTAGCTCCATCTTATTGGGATTTATATGCAGATAAATCTGGGCAGTGTCCAGATAAATTATTGGAAGGTCCAGTTTATATAATTAAAAACTCTACAAAATGAGTGATACAAGTATATCTGTAACAACATCAACTTCGACAAATATTGATATTGGGGTTAATAATGGTACTTCTATTGAGTCAATAGTTTCTCCAACTTCAACAAATATTGACATTGGAATTAATGATGGTGATTTTATTGGATCTGAGGTTTCATCAACTTCAACAATAGTTAATATTGGAACTGATGAAAATAGTTTTGATATAAGTGCTGGAGATTTAGTTCCACATGCGGCCACTCATATTAATGGTGGTAATGATCAAATTGATCATAATTTATTAGTTGGTTTACAAGGCGGATCTGAAAATCAATTTTATCACCTTACTTCTAGCGAATATTTAAATTTAATAACTGGTAATGTTGTCAGACCAACTGAAACTGGTAATTTTATTACTAATAGTCAAACTGGCAATTTCGTTACTAATAATCAAACTGGCGAGTTTATTACTAATAGTCAAACTGGTCAATTTTATGCTAGTTCAAATCCTTCTGGATTTATAACGGGAGTTAATTTAACTAATGTTGTTTTCACAACTGGAAACCAAACAATAAGTGGAACTAAAAATTTTAATGTTCGTCCAACAGTAAGCACAATTGGTGTTGTTTTAGTTTCAGAGACGGGTCAATTTTATCCAAGAAGTAACCCTTCTGGTTATATCACTGGATTAAGTAATGTTGTTTATACAATTGCAGATCAAACAATAAATGGAACTAAAAATTTTACTACTCGTCCGACAGTCAATGGGACTGGTGTCATTTTAACTTCAGAAACAGGTCAATTTGGTAGTAATTTAACCAATGTTGTTTTCACAACTGGGAATCAAACTATAAGTGGGACCAAGAATTTTAATGTTCGTCCAACAGTAAGTACAACTGGCGTTGTTTTAATTTCAGAGACGGGTCAATTTTATCCAAGAACAAATCCTTCTGGTTATATTACTGGAAATGCTGTTTTTATAACTGGAAATCAAATAATTAGTGGCCAAAAAACTTTTGATAGTGGTCCAATTATAAGGTTAGATTTAAACCAAATTGCATTAAAAACTGGTGATGGTGGTAATTCAATATTTATTCATGTTCCGTCAATTAATGCAAATCGCACATATACTATACCAGACGTTGGTTCTTCTGCCGCATTCGTATTAACATCTGGACCACAAACTATTAGTGGTGTGAAAAATTTTACTACCCGCCCAACTGTAAGTGGAACGGGAGTTTTATTAGAAGGTGAATCTTTAAGCACTGGAGTTTTAAATGATTATGTTAATAAAAATGAAACTGGTCAATTTTACTCTAATTCAAATCCAAGTGGATTTATAACAGGCATAGATCTTTCTTCATACGCTACTCAAACTTATGTAACAGGAATAAGTGGTGAATTACAGACCCAAATTACTACCCTTAATAATCAAACAGGTTCTTTTTATCTAAACTCTAATCCTTCTGGCTATATTACTGGAGTTGATCTATCATTTTCTGGCAATTACTATACAAAAGATGAATCTGAGTCTAGATATGTAAATACAACTGGCGCAGAAACAATCCTTGGAGATAAAACTTTCCATGATAGGGTGTACATTAATAATTTATATGTTACAGGTCTTGAAACAATAGTTAATACAACTAATACAAATATTGCTAGTAATTATATAATGCTCAACTTAACTGGTGGAGCAGTTGATGGTGGTATTTTCTTTGTTACTGGTTCTGGACTTACTGGAATAAATGATTCTGGCGCAATTATTGGATTTGATCATTCTGATAAATTTAAATTTGGTATTGGAACTAGAGCTAGTGATTTAAGCATCTTGAATACTATTGCCGCTTATGAACAAGTGACTGGAATAAGTGGAAGTTTACAAGTACAAATTACTACACTAAACAGTGTGACAGGAGATTATGTTTTAAAATCAGAAACTGGTAACTTTATTACTAATTCACAAACTGGTAATTTTTATGCAGCAAATAATCCAAGCGGTTATATAACTGGCGTAGATTTATCAAATTATGTTACTACTTCATCAACAGGCTCATTCTTAACAACTGGTATAGCTGATGAGAGATATGTAAGCCTGACAAGTTCTCAAGTAATAAGTGGAGTTAAAACATTTGCCACTGGAATTAATGTAACTGGAAATGTTAATATTCAAGGTGATATAAATACAACTGGTAATCTTGCAGTAGATACAAATGTTTTATTTGTCGATAGCAGTAGTAATAGAGTTGGTATTGGAACAGTTACACCAATAGCTGCTCTTGAAGTAAACGGTACAGTTATAATTCAAGATGACGCTATATTATACGGTGATCAAAACACTATACCCAACCAAACACTTAATGGTGGTGATGGTAGTATAATTACAAAAGTAATTGGTGATGTTAGATATTTAGAAAAAAATCCAGTTACGACTGACACGCTTTTACACACAACAGAACAATTTGAAGATTTTGATAAGTATCTTGATGCTGTTTCAGCAGGACTTTTAAATTTTGGAACAGCGTCTGGGACTCCTACTTTAGCTCCATCACAATTATTTGGAAATACTATTAGTCCTGGTGGCGGATTTACTGGCAATGATAGATATACATGGAATGGAGCGTTGTTGGTTAGAGGTCCAACTGCAAGTAACCAAGCGCTACATTTCGGTTTAGCCCGTTGCTTAAACTCAGATCTTATCTCAGGTACTGAAATAACATTTAGATTTATGTTAAACACAGCCTCTGGCACTCAACAATATTTTAAAATTGGTCCAGTTCCTTGGGGTGGAACTGGTGGTGGTGATCAAGCTCTAAGAGGAGGATTATTATACAGTCCAGGTTTATTTGGTAATACTAATTTATATATTGCAGCACACTCAAGTACAGGCGCTACTCCGTTTACATTTACAACTACATTAAGCAATGTAAATTATGTAGACACTGGGTTTGATTTTGCGCCATATTTAAATAAGTGGATTAATATTACATATAAATATCAAAACATTAGTGGCACAAATTATATTAATATTATTATTAAAAGAGACAATGTTGTATTATATAGTAGTGGTGATATAAATCTTTCACAAGCTCCATATAATACATGGACAAATGTAAACACTTTGCATACTCTTGGAGCTTCAAAAAAATTAGGATTTGCTTGGGGCAATTTTACATATTCTACAAGACAGGAATTATATCTTGACTATATACATGAAAAAGTAACTCATAGTTCATCATGGACACCACCTTCAAATTGGAACTCATTAAGATTTTAAAGCATTATGAATATAACAGATAAAACACAACTACAAATAAACTTAGATAATCTCGAAAAGCGAGTATCTAAAGCTACACTAGCATTACAAAATACTGCTAATACTCTTAATGTTGCCTATGATGCTGTTTGGGGTTTGCCAGAAGATCAACTACTTGAATGTTTACAAGAATTAGTAAACACAAATAAGTTTGAGCAGATATTTGGTATACATGAAAATGCAGCTACATCAATCAATTCTCTACTTGATGCAGTACAAGCACCAGGTGTAAGAGCTAAGGTAGGAGCAGCAAGAGTATATACTATTGCAGATGGCGTTGTAGCTTTAGAACCATTGTCTGAACCAGAATCATATGTTGGTAATGATATAGAGTAGAATTATTAATAAATTAATTTATATTAAATATGAGCAACCGATTTACAGTATACGAATTAATTTCTGATAGTATTTATACAAAAAATATTTTAGGAGATGTAGATTTTGAAAAAGTCCCTCAAGTTAGCGGTAAAAATTTTATTTATAATAATGCTGGAGTAAATTCTATTCAAAAAGTAACTCAAAATGAATATGATGCATTAACGCCAAATTCAGATACGCTTTATATTATTGTAGAATGAGTATTTTAAATAATGCAGATGAAATTAAAATTGGCAATGAATTTGCCAAATATGTATATTTGGGGGATGAATATATTTGGCCACCAATTCCAACAACAGGTTTTTGGACATTTGATGAAATGCCATCAATAGTTTCAATTACTTTAACTTTTTCTCAAAGCAATTATAAGTCTATGATATTTTGGGGTGACGGCACATATGATAGAGCATCTAACGCTCAATTAAAAAGTCATACATATCTATAAAAAGAAAAACCCCAGCTTTTCAGCTGGGGTTTTTCCATTGTTGGATTTTTATATTAGACTTGAACTGTACCCATTGAAAGTCCAGCCAAGCTTGTCTTAGCGAGCTTACGATTAGTATAACGATTTCTGTCGTATACAGTTACGTAGCTTGGAGACTCAGAAACGAACTGAGCATTGATACTATCACCAGTCTTAGTAGTAAGACCGAAGAAACGACCACGGCTATTACGCATAGCCTTAACAATCTTGTTTTGATTAGTAGTATTCATATTGTGAATAGATATTAGCACACTTTAATTAACTTGTCAACAACTTTTATTGAAATTTTCTTCAAATCTGATTTTTTAATAATTAAATCTGCAATTGGAACTTCAATCTCTGAGCGAATAATTGAATTTAAAGATCTAGCATTGAAATCACTACTCAACTTGCTGACAATATAGTCAATACAGTCTTTAGAAACTGATATTTTAATTTCTTTAGATTTTAAATTATTTTTAATTTGATCAATTCGTTCATTGACTATTTTTGCAAATTCCATATTACCCAAAGAGTTGAAAACAATAATTTCATCAATTCTAGCAACAAGTTCTGGGCGTAGTTGTTTTCTTACAGACTCTTTATAAGAATTAGTATGATTGATTTCTGGCTGAATGAAGCCCATTGATTTTGTTTCAGACTCTTTAACCCCAATATTACTAGTTAGAATTATAACGCAGCTGGTAAAATCAATCTTTCGATTAAGATTATCATTGATACAACCTTCATCTAAAATTTGAAGCAATAGATCTAAGATACTTCTATGACATTTTTCAGCTTCATCAAATAAGATAACGCTGTTAGGATTATGTCTGACAAACTCCGTTAACAGACCACCTTCTTCAAATCCAACATAACCAGCGCTAGTTCCAATTAGTTTAGAAATTGAATTCTGTTCTTGATATTCACTCATATTGATCTGCAATATGCTAGATTCATTACCAAAAAATTCTTTTGCAATTTGTTTTGCGGCAAATGTCTTACCAACACTTGTTGGTCCAACAAAAAAGAAATTGGCAATAGGTCTATTCGATTTATTAAATCCAGCTTTGGCACAAGCTAAAGTATCATAAATTTTATCAATATTTTCTGACTGACCAAAGATTTTTGATTTTAGATTATCTTTGAATGAAGCAAAAGTATTGTTGGCAGACTCTTTAATCGTATTAACATTAACATTGCTTTTATTCGCAATAACTTCATAAACATCATCTTTAGTAATCTTGAATTTTGTTTTAGCTACCCTATACATCCAATCTTGCATAATTGCCGTATATTTATCCATCAATAACGCACATTGAATTTGAGCTTCTTGAGAAAAATCTTCTTCTGAAGAATCTAAGATTGCTTTTAATTCTTTTTCGGTTTTTAAAGCCTTTGAGGGTCTTTTAATTTTTTTAATTTTTACTTTTGAACATGTTTGGTCAATCACATCGAAAGCTTTATCTGGAAATCTTTTATTAGGCAGATACTTGCCGCAAAGATCTATAGTTAAATCAATAAGCTCATCAGAGTATTCAACATTATGATAGTTTTCAAATGAATCAATTGATGCTTTCACCATTTCAAAAACTTGAGTTTTGTTAGGCTCTTCAACCTTTATAATATCAAAACGCCTAGACAAAGCACCATCTTTCTCAAAGAATTTTTTATATTCTGAGTACGTAGTAGCACCAATGCAACGAATATCTCCACGAGCCAATGCTGGCTTCAACATATTAGCAACATCCATTGATCCTTCGGAGCTACCAGCGCCAACCATCACATGAATTTCATCAATAAAGATAATAGTATCTTTTAATTCTTTAACTTCTTCAAGAAAATTGCTAAACCTTTCTTCAAACTGTCCTCTATATTTAGTACCAGCAATCATTAAGCTAAGATCAAGAGCGTAGATTTTTTTATTGGCTAATACTTCTGAACATTCATTTGAATTAATTTTTTGGGCAAGACCTTCAACAATTGCCGTTTTACCAGTTCCTGGCTCACCAAGAAGCAAGCAATTACTTTTGGTTTTCCTACAAAGAATCTCAGTAATATTATTAATTTCTTTATCTCTACCAGAAATTATCTGATAATCTTCTTTTTGAACCAAGTCATTTAAAAGAGTGCAATAAGCTTCAATAGCTTTGGTTTTAGTTTTCTTAACTTGGGTAGCTTCCTTTTCTGCTGGCGGTGGTTCTGAGGTTTTACCGACAATAAATTCGTGAATAACTTCTTTAAGGTGTTCATAATCAACATCATTCTTAAGCAGGAATTCAAGAAATTTTTCGTTACACTCTAAAACACCAAACAAAAGATGTTCAATTCCAATATAAAAGTTCTCATGATCGTCTGCAAATTCTTTAGCTTTTTTAATAGCGTTTTGAATTTCATTATCCCAAACATCATTATGAGAGCTTGCCGTAAATAAAAGTGTATATTTTTTAGCGAATTTTAAGATAATTTCACTCAACTTTTCTGTATTGAGAGTGACACCCATTAAATCAGCAAAATTAATAAAAGAAGAGTTTATATTCTTCCAACACCCATATAAAACATGGCAATTATTAATCAAAGAATGATTATTGCGGTTAGCAAATTCTTTAGCATCTTTAAGGGCTAATTTTGCTTTTGGAGTCAAGTTAAAACTATCAATTTCCATCATATATTTTTACACAATTATTATTTAATTTCTGAGAGCTTCATGTAAATCTTTTCTTCTAAAAGAGAGAGTTTATCAGCGAAAACGATATCTCTATTCTTTTTGCCAGAAATGATCACAATCGAGTCTTTCTTAGGCAGGATCTTACCAGAGTTTAGGTAATTTGTCAATCTACCTTCTCGCTCAGAGTCCATTAATAAGATGGTCAACTTGCCAAGATCATCATAAACATCCATTCTTGCATATTTATTGCCATTAGCGCTGGTTCTGGTCATAATATCGGAAACAGTGCCAACAAATTTAACTGTTTGGTTTTCTTCAATCTTAGAGATATCGTTTGAAGAAATCAAGCTGCCCTCAACCTCATTTTTAAAAATTTCTCTGACATTATAAGAATAGCTGTAACCAAGCAATTTAGTTTCAAAGAACCAATTGGCAAATTTTAAATGCTTATGATTTTTCTCATAAATTTCTTTGTATGGTTGATATTTAGTTTTAAATGTATTAAATCTCTTTTCGGAGAAGATTCTTTTATTATCATCACCAACAAGTTCTTGTTTTGAACAGTCTGCTATAGTATTCAAAATATCATAATTATATTTTTCCCCCAACGAAACCATATTTCGTTTTTCTCTATCAGTTAGTATGTTGAATGTTTGAGCCTCTAAAACTAACCTGCAACGATCTTTGGAAACAAAGGAATCAAGAACACCAGCCTGTATTAGTGCTGATAGAACGCCAATATTCAATCCAGCTTGCTTTGCAGCTAGGAAGACTTCATATTTGTTTACAAAGCTCTGTTCTCTAAACTCTAATAATGATTCTAAAACCTTTGTTGATACTCCTTTAATTGAATTAAGACCGTATCTAATGTTTTTATCTTCAATTTTAAAATCAATATCTGATTTTGACAGATCTGGTGGAAGTAGTTTAATATCAAAATAAGGAAGCTCTTGGACAATTTTATTGATTTCTTCATGAGGGTTTGGCTCATATTGAGCGTATTTAAGCAGACTCAAAAAGAATTGTTGTGGATAATTAAATTTAAGATATACAGTGATAGCCGCAAGATAGGCATAAGAAATACTGTGAGATTTATTGAATGAATAGTTTGCTGAGTCTTCAGCGACTTTCCAAAGCACATCTCCAACAGCAGAATCTAGATTATTCTCTTTAATTTTATCTTCAATCTTTTGTTTCCAAGCGCCCATTTGATCAACCTTTTTCTTACCAACAATTCGGCGCAATTGTTCAGATTCATCAAGACTAAAGCCAACCTTAACAGCCATTTTCATCAACTGCTCTTGATAAAGAGGAATACCACCAGTATAACTCAAGATATCATCAAAAAATGGATGAACAGATTGGAACTGACCATTTCTAGCATAGTCTGCATACCTATCCATGAAGTCCAATGCACCAGGTCTTGCAATTGCAACAACAGCAGATAATTGTTCTAGATTTTTAGGAGCAATTTTTTGACAAACTCTAAAGTTAGTATCAGCTTCAATTTGGAATAATCCTTGTGGAGCTTGCAGGGTTTGCAAAGCAGCATAAATTGATTCATGATCGCAATCAATATCATTTACTTTGACTCCAATACGAGAGCAAACATCGTGAATAACAGAAAGAGTGCGGAGTCCTAGAATATCAAACTTAACAGTCAATTCTGCTACATTATTCATATCATATCCAGAAACAATAGCATCTTCGCCAGTAGTTTGAACTGGCATAATTTCATCTAGTTCATAGAAACTAATTGCAATTCCAGATGGATGAACTCCTGTATTTTTCGCAAGCCCCTCAATCTTTTTAGCAATACGGTAAATCTTTTTGTTTTTATTTGCAAATGATTTAAAGTTTTCGTTTTCTGAATAAGCTTGCTCAAGCTTGAAAACTTTACCGAATTTTTTAGGGATCATATCGCTAATTTCATTAACAGAAGATTCAGACATTTCTCCAACTATCTTACCACACTCTTTAATACAAAGTTTGCTACTAAGAGTATTTAGAGTAAGAATTTTTGAAGTTCTACCTTGATACTTGCGATTGATATAATCAATAACTTCTTGGCGGCGATCATAACTAATATCATTATCAACGTCTGCTAGTAGAGATCCATCAAGAAACGTTTCACCATTATGTTCAATTTTTCTGGCACGACTTTTAGAAACAAATCTTTCAAAAAACAGATCATATTTAATTGGATCAATATTAGTAACACCAATTACATACAAAACCAAAGATCCTGCCGCCGAACCACGTCCAGCACCAGTAGGAACACCAGTTTCATGACAGAAATTTAAAATATCCCAATTTAGAAGAATATAATCAATAAAGCCAAGATCATTAAGAACTGAAAGCTCCATTGATAATCTATCATAATAAACTTGTTTATTAGAAAGTTGGTCAATACCTTTTTCTTGCACCCCCTTAAAACAAAGCTTTCTTAAAAAGTTGAAATTGCTTGTGTCTGAAGAGCATCCCAAAAGATCATAATGTTTTTTTTCAATATGAATTTTTGGAAGTTTAACTCCAACTGGACATGGTGTTTTATAAGGTTCGATTAAAGTGTTCATATTTCGATATCGTAAATTTGTTTTTGGAAAATTTGGAAATTCATCTCAATATCATAGAGAGCATCATGAAGCTTTTTAGGATCGTGAGGAATATTATAATGTTTTAATAGTGTTCCTTGAGATGTTTTAAGACCTTTTTCTTTATGGTTTAGTAATTTATACTGCCAAGAAGTTTTATTCTGTTCATCATGTAAGATGTTTTTGAAAATAGCCGTTGCAAGAGATTTAGTATCAATAATTCTATCTACATAAGAATAGTCGCTATTAAGTCCAATCAGCTTTCTCCAAATATTAATCATGTAAACATCAAATCCAAGAAGATTTTGACCAATAATCAAATACTCTGGATCATAAAGATATTTTGAAAAATCAGCCCAAACCTTTTTAGGGTCTTCAGCACGATCTTCATAAATTCTTTCGGAGAATCCTGTTATCTTTGCTGCACCTTCTGATACTTGTAGATTATCCCATTTGATAAATCTATCATTTTTAGATTTGATATTTTTACCTTCAGCAGTAATCCAAGCAATCTGCCAAGGTCTTGAATTAATAAGATTCAAGCCTTCAGTCTCAGTATCAAAGATAAGATACTTTTGTTTATTTTTAAATCGTAGTAAGTTCTCCTTCATATTCTTTAAATGATTCCCAACAAAATTCATCACTCCCAAAATGATTTAAATTAGGAGAAGATAGTGTAGCTTGTTTACCGAAAGAACGGTTACAAAGAATTTTATAAGTCTGCAAAGCCTCAACATCACACTTATTTTTATAATAAATTGACTTCGCAAGTTTAGTTTCATACTTGTTGCCATTTTCAGTAAAGTTTAAAACAGCCCTCTCTATAACATGATCAAAAGGAAGGTTATTACGTTCAATAAAAAATATTGGTTTAATTGATCCAAAATCTGGAATACAGTTACCTAAATATAATTGATTGTTATAGATAAAAGAATCGTAAAAAGGAACAACTAACAAGAGGTTATCTGTCCAAAGTTTTTGTAAATTCTCAGCATCAATTCTTCCATTAAATTGAGTATTGATAGCGCTATAAAATTTATTCAAATCTTTACAGCCATCATCGTTTTTAGCAAATGCTATTAATTTATGACATGAGTCATTATTCTCAAAACAATTGCAGCAGATAAATCTGTATCCAAAAACAAGCTGCAAATTATTATCTTTACATTTCTTAAATGCCTCAAGAAATCCAACCATTGAATCTTCTACAAGAACAACCTGCTTTAAATCATTTTCTAAAGCGATTGAAAAAATACTATCTGGACCATCATCTCTTTGATCAGACGGATCTTCTAATGTCAGAATACTCTTACCAATTGAAAGAGTAGATTTAAAAAGTGGGATCATGCACTAAATCATAGCGCATATAAACATAAAGGTCAATATGTTTTTTGATGCTTTGGGCATCCAGCATAAAACCTTTTCTCAAAAGTAAACCCATCTGGCACAAGAGATTCTGAAAATTCTTCTTCAGAATAAGATTTAATTGCTTGCCCATCTTGATTTAAAATAACATAATAATCAAAAGCAAACTTAGCTGGACAATGCCACATTAAAGTGCCATCAACTTTTAATTGACCTTTTTCTTTTGCAAAACCACACTGAAGTGGTCCACTAAAAGATTTGTCAGTTGGATAAGGTTGACTTGCCGCAAAATTACCCATTGCATCATTTTCGGAAAAATTGTCAATGTAATCTTGAATTGCTGTCAGTTGATATTCAAAACCTTCAATATCATCATCACTAATTGATTCCATACGAATCGCACCATCAGATTTCTCTAACAGATCTTTATCAAGATCAAATTTAAGAAATAAAAATTCACTTTCGCGCTTCTTATATTCTGGATACAAATGTTTAACAGCAAGACTATACATATAATCTTGCAGATTATCAGTCACCTCTTTACCGATAAATTTTTTCTTACTTGTTTTAAAGTCTCTAATTAAAGCGTATTTATTTTTCTTATATAAAAAGAGTTTATCAATGAATCCTTTAATTTTATATTTTACATCACGCTCTTCATCGTTAACGGTAATTTCAAAATCTTTTTCAGATAATGCTTCTGTTGGTTTTGAACCTGTATCTCCATAAAAATCATAATTAAGTCCATTGAGAATCATTTCTTTAATAGACTCAATATTTTCTTTATCATCAACTTGAAGTTTTTTTGCATGTTTCAAAATCAAACGTTTGATTCCGCTATGTGAAAAAACATCTTTACTTTTTAAAATTGATTTATATATATCACGACGATTTTTCTCGCCAAGCAATTCAAAAATTAAATGGCAAATGGAACCTCTCTTTGCACCATCATTAGATGGATCTGGAAGATTCAAATGATATTTAGCCCAATACAACCAACTACACGATTGTACTGTTTTAATTCTACTTGCTGAAAGAGGTGTCTTAGGTTCACTCATGATGTTCTAGTATTTTGATTAAACCCGCGACATCCTTTTGACTAAAAAAGTTAAGATATCTTTTAACATAACTTTTTAAATTGTCGATGTATTGGTCTTTGTCTATAGTTTGATTATACCAATTTTTAAGATTAAATCCATTTTGATATGCATCAGAAAAATCATTAAATGGTTCTGGCGGCAGTCTAATTTCAAGCATATCAAAATCAAAATATTTACGCAATGACATTAAAATTTTAACAGCACCATTGTATCCATGATTGGCGGCAGATTGGAAATCATTATTAGTAGCAATAATAATTTTTTTAATTGGAAATGAATTTAAGTAATTAATAATTGATGGACTACAACCAATACCAAAGGTCACTAAATTATTTTTAATACCGCTTTCATAAAGTGCCATACTATCACCAATGCTTTCAACCAGAACAACTTCTTGTTTTTCTTTAATAATTGAATCAATAGATTCTTCCTGTGGTATCATCGCTGGATATACCCAATTTCTCCTTTTGCCAAGATGCTTCCATTTTGGAAGTTGTACTGCATCATCATCAATTCTTCTTCCACTAAAACCTATAATTTGACCATGTTCATTATAGATAGGAAATACCATACGACGATACATCTTACCAGCGCCAGCAAGACCAGTTTTATAAAACTTTAAAGTATCTTCGCTATAACCCTTTTTAGTATAAAAAAGATAATTTGGGAAAAGCTTTTCCAACATTGATTCTGGATATATTTCTTCCATTTCTATAGTTTCTTTCTGTGTATATACAAACTCATCAGATTTTTTAAGAGAGCTGAGTATATCTTTTAGTTTTTTAGGATCTGAATTAAGTGATAATTGTAATAGTTTTTCGAATGGCAAAGATTTCGAACCGTTAACAAAATCTGTCCATACTCCAGTATTTTTATAAATTCTTACTGATGTTTGATTATCACCTCCTCGATAAAGGGCATTAGTTCTCCAATGATTCCCAAAATCTAATAGTTTATAACCAATACTCTCTAGTGTTGATTGTATCTGCGTTGGATCAATTGAAGTCTGGGAGGTCATCGTCTTCATTATCATCTTCTAAATCTGCGTTTCCATCCATAAACCTTGAAATATCTCTGAGATCACCTTTCTCAGTAATTGCAAAATTTTTGAAATCTAAATTAATAAAATTCTTTCTAAGAGTATCACCAATTCTTACTGGCTCAACTGCTCCAGCAATATCTTTACCAAGATGTCGAGCTTTAACATTAATCAGTTTATGAGTGCCAAATGCTCTACCCTCAGTTTCAATTTCATCTGCAGTTTTATTTCTAAGAATAAACATGTGGGAGCAGAATTGGGTAATCCTATCAGAAAGCGATACAATACTTTCATCGTCAATAATATTCTGAGAGTTTCTGTTATTAGTAATACCACTTCGGTTAGATTGAACAGAAGTAATCATTGGGATAATTGGATTACCTTCGTGCAAGATTTCTTTTTGCACACATTTTTTAAACTTGTCAACCATCTCTCCAACAACCTGCCATTCATTTTTACCGCCGCCAGATTCTGATGTTGTTTTAATATAGTCAAATGAAAAGATCATTTGATTACCCCTACCAACTTTACCATAATAAAATCTTTTTAATGTTTTAATCATAGAATCAACATCCATGCCACCAACATTATAGTAATAAAACTTCATTTGTTTGATCTTTGGCCAAACAGCCCTAATGCGATCTACAACTTCTTTACCAGCACGTCTCCATTCACCAGTTTCAATCAAGTGCATAGGAACACCAGATAGAGCGGCACACTGACGCATAATAAGCTCCTCCTTACTCATTTCACCATTATCAAAGTGAAGTACTGGAATACCATACTTAATGGCAACTTTGGTGCTGTAATCCATACAAAATTGAGTTTTACCAACGCCAGATCGAGCGACAACAACTGTAATATTTCCTGGTCTAAGAAGTGAACCATAGATTTCATTAACCTTCTTATGTGGCCCCATCATGCCAAATTCAACAACAGGATTGTTGCCACGATCTTCAACGATAAACTCCATTTCATCATATATGTTTTCTGGCATATCATTGCCAATTTCATATAGATTAATTTTTGAGTTATAAGCAGAATCTGCAGATTCAATAATATCTGTATAAGAAGATTCAGAGCCAATGCTTTTCATGCGCTTGGCAATCTCTTGAGCGGATTCAAAGATCTCTCTTCTAATTGTAAATTTTTTTAATTCCCTAGCAGTTTTAACTAAGTTCCCCTTGGGGACTTTTCTCATAGCCAGAGATCTAATATAGTCAGATGGATTAACCCGATCTTCAAATGACAAACCCAAAGAACTAACACGCTGGGCAATAATAACCTCATCAATTTCTTCCCCAGAATCAATTGATTGTTTGATTATAGTAAAGATTGTTCCATGAAGATTACTATCTTCGGAATAAAAATCTTTTGAGCTTATGAAATTAGCTACTTCAGAATAGCTCTCTGGCTCCTTAATTAAGGCGGCAAGTAATTGTTTCTCTAACTCGTAATTATAAATCATCTAATGAGAGATTAACACATATAATTGGGCGTGTCAATCATAGTCTTCGTCAGAATTCAAAAATTCCTGTTCATCTAGATTCTGCAAATAACATTCTACAGCCTTACGCAAGGCAAGTTCTGTCATTTGACTATCATATTTAGTATAAATTAGAGGATTGCCATCTTCTGTAGCACAAGCGAATATTAAACCTTTAAATTTCTCAGCGCCACCTGTTAATTCGAACAGTTGGTTGATAATATTATTTGGTATTTTAAATTGGGGGAGAGAGTCTGGATTGATTTCTGACATATTTTTATATCTTTACAGTATAACTCCAAAAGATTCGAATAATTTTTCATCAATTATGTCGTTTGGGTAAATTTCTATCAATGTTATATCATTTACATTGCAAAATTTCAATTTTTTTTCATCTCGACGTAATTGATCTAAATAATTAAGACGGCTTCCATGAAAAAATTTAACATATTTTGTATGTTGAGCGCCTTGAACTTCTATCGCTATTCTTTTATTTGCATTATAAAAATCATAGGAAAGTCGAGTTCCAACTATTTTAAATTCCTCAAAAACAATATCATTAAACCAATAGGGTTTAAGAAAATTTTTGACAGATGTTTGAAACTTACTTCGGCTTGGTTTATTCCAATTAATTAAATATTTTTTAGCATTTTTTAAAGTTGTTTCAGAGCCAGTTATGGTTTTAAATTTCATTATTAATAGTCTTCTTAAAATAAGAAATCAAGAAAGATAAAAGATCTTTGTTTTCTTCAATTAATTTAAATAGATTCTCATTTCCTTGAATTTTTTCTGGGAGTTCCAGATTATTCTCTGCTAAGAGTTCTTTAAATTCTTCTGTAATAGTAATCCAAGACATCTTTTTATTGATAAACTCCCAAACATAAAGCATATCAACAATCTCTTTTTCAATCCATATAGAGTTACCATTAGTGCGTCCATATCTGATAGGATAGGCAATTGTTAAATTAGTTTTCTCAATTGGTGATTTCTTAACAGTAACTTTAGCAAAATGCCCAACGATTGGGTTGTTATTGATATCAATCTTAGTATCACTTGGGTTTTGAAGAATTAAGTCTCCTTTATGTCGAGGCTCAAATTCAAGAATCCAGTTAGCAAAGTGAAGAAGGGCGTTACCACCAGTTGCTGTAGTCTGACGAACTGGAGCTTTAGAATATGGATCTAATTTAATATCGGCCCTTACTTGACTAATGAAGACTGCCATATGCCCACGCTTTGCCAATCCAATAGAAAGACGCTTCATGAAATTGGCGGCAATAACCGCTCCACCAGCAACCTTATTAGAGTCTTCAAAGCTCTTATCTAAGTCTCCTTTGGAGATAAGCCCATCAACCGAATCAAGAAGGAAATAGTACAGGTTACCTTCATCATTTTTAGCAACAAGCTGACGCATTACATCAACTACAGTTTCATAAATATTGCTTTCAAATACAAAACAGGTTCCCTCTTGCCACTCTTCAGCTGAAAAGACAAATTTAATCCCAGATCTCTCCATCATTTCATTGGAGAGACGACCTTCAGCCTTAATATAAAAACCCTTACCTTTTGGGATTTTTTCCAAGAAGTTTTTCATAAAAGAAAGTGCGGCAGAAGTTTTGCCGCCTTCATTCATGCCAACAAATCTATGTAAACCAGGTCCAAGACCGCCACCCAAATGAAGATCTAACTGAAGAGAACCACTTGAAATTTTATAATCAATTGATTCTTCAAAATTATAATGGTCACTCTGATTCTGTTTTAAAAACGAATCTAAAACATCCGTTGATTTTTTTACTTCTTTATCTTTAGTTTTGCTCATTTAAAAAATGTTTAATTGTTACCTTCTTCTTCTCCACAACTGGATCATCTCCAACCTTATCCCCAATATGATACTGCTCATAGCGAGAATAGTCAACCTTAAAATTAAAAGCTCTAAATTTTTGATCTAGGGTGTCTTTTAGCTTATCGCTAACTAAATAAGCTAATGAATCTAGCTTTTTATCAAAAGTCATTGCATTCATGAACTCCAAAGAATATCTTTCACACAAGATATTTAAAAATTTCATTTCACGCATATAAAATAAACGCTTATCCTTTAGTGGGACAAGCGTCAATTTGGCAAGAATATGTTTTTTGTTAATTTTAGACTTTGCCATGCTTGAGTATATCATGGCTAACCATTTTGTCAACTAATTCTTTAAAAGATGTTTTTGGTTGCCATTCAAGTTCTTGACGAGCCTTAGTTGAATCACCTAAAAGAAGATCAACTTCAGCGGGGCGATAAAATTTTTCATCAATTTCAACTAATTTTAATTGTGTTATATCAGTAAAATCAGTCAAATAATTAGGTAATAAATATAAAGTTTCTAAATCTTCGCCAACCCAAATTCCATCAATACCAGCGGCTTTAAAAGCTAATTCTACAAATTCTTTAATTGTATGAGTTTCATTTGAGGATAGCACATATTCTTTTGGTTCGTCTTGATTGAGCATTAACCATACACCTTCAATAAAATCTTCGGCATCACTCCAATCCCTTCTTGCTTCTAGATTGCCAAGTTTTAATGGCTCAAAAGTTAATTTATTTTCTATAGCGTATTTAATACGAGCAACGTTTTTAGTAATTTTACGAGTTACAAACTCTTCACCCCTTCTTATTCCTTCATGATTAAACAACCAACCCTGAATCGCATAAAGATTATATGACTCTCGATAAACTTTAACTAAATGTCTAGCTGAAGCTTTTGCTGCTCCATATGGGCTACGTGGTCTTAGTGGATGCTCTTCATTTTGCGGTACTGTGACAACATCACCAAATTCTTCTGAAGAGCCAGCATTATAATATCTACAATTAGGTACGTATTTTCTTATTGATTCTAATTGATATAAAACTGGAAGACAATTTGTTGTAAAATGACTCGCTGGCATTGTCCAGCTATTACCAACGAAAGAATTTGCAGCAAAATTAATAAAATAATCAGGACTTTCATCACGAACCACTTTATCAATATTGGATTGATCTGTAATATCAAGATCAATTAATTTAAATCTTGGATTATCAAGAAGGTGTTGAATATTTTCATAATTTTTTACACTTAGCCTTCTAACACCAGCAATAATAATGCAATCAGTTTCTCTTAAAAGAAAATCTGCCATAAGACTTCCATCTTGTCCAGTTACCCCAGTTATTAAAACCTTTTTCATTTTATAATATTTTTTTATTGATATACCAATCTTCATAAGGTTGATTAAAAACAGATGGATGTTCATCTAAACATACAGCATCTTCAACCACTCTCTCAAATCCGTTATCAGTTAATAATTTATATAGTCTATTTTTATTAAAGTCTCCATTTAAATACAAATTATGTTCAAGTGTAATCATGTTAATTTGCCATTTTGAAAAATTGAAATTTTTTAACACATCAAATTCAGATCCTTCAATATCTATAGACATATAATCAATTATGGATGGGGCATTATTTTTTTCTAAAACAAAATCTAAAGTATAACAATCGACACAATCATCATTAATATTTGCAGAAACAGAATCATTTGAGAAATTACAAGTTCCACAATAATCTAAAATTGCAGCATTTATATTAATACTTTTTCTATTTTGAATTAAATTTTGAAATATATACTTGTTTGCTTCTATACAAATACCATTCCAATTTAAATACTTTTCTAAAACAAATGTATTGCTTGTTTGTACGCCATCATAAGCGCCAATGTCTAAATAATATCCATTAGTTTTAAAATTTAAATATTCACAAACCCATTTATCTTGATTTGATTGAGAATAATATTCAATATTTTTCATTAAGATTTTTCTATGATTTCAAACTTAGGACATGGGACAATAAATTTACCGCCATTTTCTAAAAATTCGCTCTCTCTTTCGATAAATTCATTTATGAAATGCCAAGGTAAAACTAATAAATAATCTGGTTTAATTTTTCTCATTTCTTCTTCTGAAATAATTGGTATCTCTGTGCCAATAGTTTTTAAACCAAATTTATAAGGAGATCTTTCTGCTATAAAGTCAATTAAAGTATGATCTAAATTAAATAATTGTAAAAGCGTATTACCTTTTGTGGAAGCTCCATAACCACCAATAATTTTACCTTTTGATTTTTCAGACTTTATAAAAGAAACTGTTTGCTCCTTTAAATTTTGTATGTTTTCAAAAAATACATTCCAGTTTTGCGGATTTGAAATATCAAAATAATCATTTTCATATTTTAAAAGACTATCTACACGAAAATTACATACATCTCTTAATGGAGCATTTGCATATGATGTAATTGAGGCTTTTTCTTTTTGTATATATACTCTAACACTGCCTCCATTTGCATCATTAAGATTTGCGTCAACAATTTTTAAAGAGTGCTTTTGAAACAATTTATTCAAACTATTAAGAGAATGATAATAAAAATGTTCATGACATATATTATCAAATGCAAGCTGTTTCAACATAAGAGGAGTATATGATAATTGTATAACCCAAACACCATTATCGTCAAGAACGTTTACTATATCTTTTATAAAATCGCTTGGTTTTTCAAGATCATAAAACATTGCAATTGTCGTAATTACTTTGCATTTTTTTTCTCCATAACCAGTTTTTTCATAGGAATTTAAATTAAAATAGTCTTGAACTATTACATTGGCAATTTTAGATGATTCATTTTTAAAAGAATCATCAGCTGGATCAATACCTAATTTAATAAATTCATTAGGAACAAATGATAATAAAGTTCCATCATTACATGCAATATCAAGCCAAATATCATTTTTATTATATTTTATTCTTGAACATACTTCATTAACAATGCTGTTTAACTCATTTTTCATTGAAGCATTTGTGCCAGAACGATACCAATATTTACCCCACATTTGATTATGCGGTGGAGCCTCTGTTAATTTAACAGCACCAATTTCTTCATCTAAAATTAGATCCAATGGATATTTAGATCTACTATCTAATTTTTCATTTTGATTCAAAAAATCAGAAACATAAAAACTGCCTAAATTTAAAATATTCATTTTGTATTTGTATATATGTTAAATGTTTGCTCTAATGATTCAACAAAATTTTTATTACTCCACATGTCATAAAAATGTTCTAATGGTTTTATTCCATTTTCTATAATTTTTTGAATACTAGAGTCTTCTATACAGATTGATGGTGAAATATTATTAATATGAGAAAACATATTGCTTTTGCAAACAGCAATGGGTCTTTTAACAGATAAAGCATAATCTATTACGGATGAAATACCATTATAATTATCATAATTTTTATATAGAAAAATATTTAAATCGGCATTATCTAAGAAATCTAATATATCTTCATCTGATTTAAAGTCAGATGTGATATTTAATTTTATACCATTTTTTGTAATTTTAGAGTTACATATTTTTTTTATTTCATTTAGTTCATCGTCATTGGGAAAAAATTTAGAAATTGTTAAGTGCATATTAATTTCAGCTTCATCAAAAGAATTATTAATAATTTCTACTATGTTTTCATATTTTTTACATAAAAATGCAAAACCAAAAGTATGAATTTTGGGGATTTTTCTTGGTTCTCTTAAAACAGAATTATATTTAAATAAAGGACGTGGAATTGGATGGTTTACATCATTTTGTGGATAAAACGGATGTTGATGAAGAAAAAAATCAAATATATTTAAATATCCAATATTATGAACAATTAAGCCTTGCGGTATATTATTATTCTTTAATAAATTAAAACAATCAAGATCATACCAAGGCATTGTTATATTTAAATAATTATGCACAACAATATCTGGAGATATTGCGGAAATTTTTTGAAAAAATTCTTCTTTACTATCTAGCTCTAAATAATGATATTCATATTCACTAGATTCACTATTTAGTAAAATAGAAGAAAATCTTTTTCCATATTGGTAAACACCACATTCTTTATTTTTGTGATTAGTTATTACTACAGTTTTTTTCATTTATTTTATATTTTGAAGTTCTTCGTGGATAATGCTCTCTGAACTGATGTAAAAGAGGGTGGTTGTGTTCTCTCCAATTTGATACAGATCCACATTGTAATAATTCAGGATTAAAAGTTTCTTCTTTTCCTATTAAAGAAAAAATACTAGCCAGTAATATATCGTGAGCGCAGAACCAATAAAATGATTTGCATAAATCATCTAAAAGATTTGGAGTATTTAATAATATATCGCAACCAATTAAAAAATCTTTAACATTAAAAATAGCTGGAGTTGCTCCCCAGGCTGTTATTTCAATTCCACCATATTTTTTAAGTGTATTGTTTAATTTTTCAAGCGCCCAAATATGAGTATTAATTCTACAACCAAGTAAACCAGCGTTTTCTGGTATTGTAAGAGGGCCACGAACTATAGCATCTGGGTCCATCATTAAGATGTATTCGCTATTAAGATATGGTATTGATTTTTTTAATCTATTAATTACTGCTAAGGAGGCTCTTTTAATTGCAAATTGATCTTTATCGGAAAGATAATTATGGTATTCTATACCAAGATAATCACTCATGGTGTCTTCTTCTTGAGAACATTTTAAATTACTTATTTCAGATTCTAAAAATTTAAAATTTACATTACTTTCATAAAATAATCTAATTTTAATTTCTGGATATACCTTCTTTAAAATATTTAAAGAAAATCTAGTAGCTTCTAGTTCATCAAAACATGTAAAAAAAATTCCTAATTTATTCATAAGCATGAATTATAATATTTAGCAATTTCACTCCAATCTCTAGTTGAAGCATATTTAATAATTTCTTCTCTATTAAGAATTGAATATTCACGATTTTCTTTAATAGATTTTATAATAAATTTTTTATCATTAATTTTGTCTTCGGGAATTAAAGTTATAAATTTTTTAGATAAATCAACACTTTCTGTACAAGCTTCAGAAATAACAATTCCTAAACCAGCACTCATAGCTTCTAAACAAACTAGTGGGCAACAATTTTCAGACGAAGATAATAAAACAAAATTTCCATATTCTGTTAAATTTTGAAAAATTTGTTCACGAGTCCATGATCCAAGATAATTTGAGTTAACATTAAAATTAGGATCGGCTACAGATCCAACAAAATCTACTCCAGCATTCATTAATTGGAGTTTACTTTGTCTTTTTCGAGCGTCAATTTTTCCTATACAAATAGATTTTTGTGGATGGACGGGTTCTAGTTTTTTATTGAATTTAGAATACTCTACTCCATTCTGCATTATTTTAATTTTTTTAGGAGAAATTCCTAAATTTAAAAAAAATCTTTTTTCATATTCACTAAGACAAAAAAATTCACAATCATATAAATATGAACGAATGACTGTATCATGAAATACAGCTGAGTTTTTAAAACTTCCATCATGATTGGTGACTATTTTTCTACAATTAAATAATGGCATTAATTCGTAGTGTGATCCATAATGAAGATGAATAATGTCTGGATTTATTTTTTTTATCTCATTAAATGTAATGTCTCGACTTTTTTCATTAATAACAAAAATATCATGACCTAATTTTTTTAATTCTTGAGATTGATTCCAAACAACAGTTTCAAGAGCGCCCCAACCATTTGGTGGTATCTCTATTTCTCCAGGAGCTATAAAACAAATTTTCATTTATGAATAAAAAATACATCCTTTCTATCATTTTCATATTTTTTAAAATTACTAGTAAATGGATGACCAATTAATAAAGATTTATCTGATAAAATATCCCTAAATACATATTGACCAGTCCACATATCAGAATTAAATTCTGGATTACCAAGTTTAATTCTTGTTTCGCAAAATTTATTTAAAAATAAAAGCATGTTATTATAATTAGCGCCAATAACACCCATATTTATTAAATCAAGCCTTGACTGCATTATTGAAAACCAAATATAATTATTCCAATTAGCTTGTTGATGTAGTTGTAAGTATGGAAATTCGCTTAATAATATACTATCTTTGCATATAAAAAAATCTTTATCTGGATATTCTTTTAAAATATCAGAGGGTTCTTTAACAACAATTACATCAGAACAGTCTGTTAAAAATATACAGTCAAATTTATTATCTTCTAAATAATTTCTGTAACAAAAAAATCTCCAATCATTATTAGAATAATCCGATGGTTCTACTCTGACAAATTTAATTTTATCAGTAGTATATTTATTTATAAATTCATCATCTAAATTATCATGAAATATACGAGCTTGAATTCTTAAAATATTAATAGAGTTATACCAATTTTCAATATATGAAAAGCTATTTTGTAAAACTCTACCATCAGAAGATCTACCAACTACCCAAGGGTCATTTGGGTCATTTGGATGTTTTTTTTGAGAAAAATAAGATGTAAATATAACTGAATTCACTAAGCTATTATAGCTTATAAATCCTCTTCTTCAAAAAAATCTTCAATATTTTCAAGGTCTGGATTTTCTGTAAAAATTTGGTCTTGATCAATAAATGTTGAATCATCCCAGTCCCAATCTAAGCCATCATCATCGCTTAATAACAATTCTTCAGCAGAAGCCATTGAGGAAACTGGTTTTGCAGACCAAAACCTACAACTCCAATAACGAGCTTTCCATTTAGGTCCAACATTAGTATCACATTGATGACGCGCTCTAAAATTTCTGCGGCGTTCTGGATCATCACGACGAATTTCCATATTTGGATCACCAAACTTAACCATTACGACATTACCTTTATCATTTTTAACGTAAACACCAAACTTTTTATTTGATCCACTTGGTAATCTAAATGGTTTATTGAGAGTCTTCTTTTCAGCTTCTGAATAATCAATATCATCAAGCTCGATATCACCCTCTTCTTCAATATCAACACCAGCTTTTACGAGATCGATACGAGCTAAATCAAAATCAAGAGAATCAAATTGCCAAAAACAATCTTCTGGTTTTTGTTCATAGTAAAGTTCTTCACCTCTAGCAATATCCTGATCTGCAGCACGATAAGAATCCTTTACTTTACCACCCTTCTGCATCTTTAAGAACATATTAACTCTAGCCATTGCCCAACTATTTCTGCTTTGGCCAGGTCTATGAGAAGCAGAAAAAGCTCCAAGACCACGACGATAAACCTTTTTCAATTGCTCTAAAGTAACTTTTTTATCATATTTTTCATTATGATCAGAAACTTTTTGCTTTAATGAATTAATGATTTTTTCAGTAAATACTATTTTACTATCAGAGTCACTAGAAGCAGAATCTGGCTTATTTTTATCCGAACCCCTTCTTCTTTCTGATGGTTTTGATGGTGTTTGAGCTGCACTTTTTGGTCCAGGTCTTGATGCTGCATCAGACTCGACACCAAAAAAACTTCTTAATTTAGATGAAAAATCAACTTCCATTATATTAATGTTACACTTTTTTTTAAAAAATCTATATCTTTTTTATCAAGATTCGCATGTTGAACATGATAAAATAGACCTGCTAAGTTCTTGAGCTGGGTTGCTAGAACGTTGATAGTATAAACCTTTAATACCTTGTTCCCAAGCAAATATCATAAGCTCATTAACGCTTTTAGGCTTGGTATTAGGTGGTATCATTAAATTAAGAGATTGACCTTGATCAATAAACTTTTGTCTTTGTGCTGCTTGAATGACAATTTCTTTTTGAGAAATCTCACCAAATGTTTTAAAAGTATCTTTTTCTTCTTGAGTTAAGAAATCAAGATGTTGAACAGAACCACCTTTAATTAAGATAGATTTCCATGTTTCTTGATCATTTTTACCTTTGTCTTTTAATAGCTTTTCAAGATATGGATTTTTGAATGTAAACTTACCTTTTGCGAGATCTTTAACAAAATAATTGCTATTAAGTGGTTCAATAGATGGGGATACTTGACCCAAAATAAAGGAACTACTTGTTGTTGGAGCTACTGCAAGAGTAGTAGAATTTCTACGACCATAGCCTTCAAGCATTGGTGGTTCGCCAAAAAGATTTGCGAGTTCTGATGTAGCTTTATCCGCTTTCTCTCTAATAGAACGCCAAATCTCACCATTAAGTAATTTAGCATCCATAGATTCGAATGGAATCATTTTCAATTGAAGAAGTGAGTGCCACCCCAAAACGCCAACACCAAGAGCGCGTTGATTGATTGCGAATTTTCTAGGAGCTTCCATGAATTTCACACCATCTGTCTTATTAATAAATTCTGACATGACAGCATCAAGGAAATAAACTAATGTTTCAACAGCATCAGTTTCAGCAATCTCATCCCATCTTTCAAGATTGAGAGATGAAAGATCGCAAACAAATGATTCATCTTCTGAGTTTGAGAGCATGATTTCATTACAAAGATTGGAATTATTAATTCTAAGACCTTTATCCTTGTACATTTGAGGAGCTTGATTATTTGCATTATCAGAAAAGAAGATATAAGGATAGCCAGACTCAAAGCGCTTCTTGATTACAAGACCCCATACTTTACGAGCTTCTTTATCACCTTCAATCATTTTCTTCATCCATTCATCAGAGACACAAACACCAATTGACATGTCTTGAATTTCATGACCTTCTCCACGAATTTTAAGAAATTCTTCGATATCAGGATGATCAATAGGAAGATATGCTGCAAAAGATCCTCTACGAACACTGCCTTGTGAGACAACATTCATAAGCTTATCATAAAGTTCCATAAAATGAACAGAACCTGTTGACTTGCCACCAGATGAAATTTCAGCACCTCTGCCACGTAATGCTCCAAAATAAGCACTAGTACCACCGCCACCTTTAGTCATTTGACCAACTTCAGCAACCTTACCAAGAATAGATGACATCTCATCAGAGATATAACTACCAAAGCAAGAAATGGGCAAGCCTCTCTCACGACCAAAATTACTCCAAATTGGACTAGACAAAGAATAAAAACCATTTGACATATAATCAACGAATTTATCTGAGAAGCCTTCTAAATTACCTAATAAAGATTGAGCTTTATCAGCTATATCCTTAATTCTCTGCTCTGGAGTTTCACCTTCAAGCAGATACCCTCTTTCAAGAAACTTTCTTGAATCCTTATTTAGCCAATATATTTCGTTCTTCATAAATTAAAACAGATCGTCCTCGCTGAATGATTGATTTTTTTTGCTATACTCAACAGGTCTTGAGTGGAAAAAATCAGTCATATTATTACCCAAAAGTTCTTCGTCAAACCATGTTGTTGATGATAACAACTCTTCATCAATTTTAAACACTTTTGGAAAATTAATTTGAGATAATGATTCATTAATTCTGTTTTTAATAAACTCTTTAAGAATTGCGGCTGATAATCCTTCTTCATTAATACCATTAACCATCCAATCAACAATTTTAGATTCTGATTTAAAAGCCTCCTCAGCTTCATGAAGAATTCTTTGTTCAAGATCTTCATCAAAGAGTTCTGGATGTTCTTCACGAATGGTATTAATAATTTTCATTCCAACCAAAGCGTGAATGTTTTCTTCGTTGCGGGTATACTTTACTTGTTGGTCTGTATCTTTAAGGACATTCTTAAATCTAGCAAACCAATTAATAATATAAAACTGAGAAAACAAAGATACATTTTCGACAAACAAAGTAAAAAGGATTAAAGCATAAAGATACTGCTTCTTTGAATCTTTATAAAATTTATGAGTATATTTCTTTAAATATTTTACTCTGCCTTGAATCCATTCAAGTTTGAGATTTTCATCAAAAATATCCTCTAAATCAAGAACGCTAAGAAGTCTCTCATAGGCATTATTGTGAATAACTTCAACATTAGCCATAACATAACCAAGATCTTGAAGAGATGGGTGTGGAAGATTTTCTCCAAGCTTTGCCCAAAATGTTTTTACAGCAACTTCAATTTGACCAACTGCTGATAAAGTGCGTACAACAATCTCCCTCTCTTGATCTGTCAACTCTGTCTTAAACTGCTGAACATCGGCTTTAAATGAGAACTCTTTGTCTGTCCAAAAGCCATTGTGCATAGCCTCAATAAATTGTTCTGTCCAAGGATATAGATTTGGTTTGCGGGAAATTTGTTCTTCAAAAATCATAGTAATATGTTTTACACTATAGCCTAAAATTAGAATTTTACAAGACGAAAATTTAGTAAATTTTTTTCTTGACAAGGGTTTTTATTTGGTGTATACGATAACCAATGAGCTTTTCTTTTAGAAACAAAAAGAACTACGTTCTCTAAAACATTCAAACTTTACGAATAAAATAGATTTTAAAGTGAAGTGGGAAGTAAAAGTTGACGTAGATTGTTAGAGATAAGGAATATAAAATCTATTTTATTACGAATATTTTTTTAAATATTGACATTTTCTTATATTTGATTTATGATTTTGGCAAATGCTTCTAGACAAAAAGAATGGAAACAAATTATTTTTATGCGCCAGTGCGAACTGGAAGTGCGTTGTAGAAGCTGATAGTTATGACCAAGCCGCTTCTAAAGCAGTTCAAGAGGCGCTTGAAGAATGTGGTGCTAATTTCTCTATAGGCGCTGCCGTCTCAGTAACAGAGCTTTTATTTAAAAAGAATAATTCAATTCTAGCGTTTTCACCCAAAATTCTTGCTGATATAGGAATGCACACACTATCATCTAATTTATTAAGCATAATAGACAGAGAAACAAATGACGATAATTAAAGTAAACAGTACAGATAATATAAGGTATCCAGCTAATGAAACTGACTCTGGTTATGATATCATTGCTGCATCAGATCCATTTATTCAAGGAATCACTATTGATAATAGTGACGATTATTTTGCAATTGATTATGTAGAGTATGAAACTAATTTAATTATTGAGCCACAAAACGGATATCATACTTATGTTTTCCCAAGATCTTCTATATCAAAATACAATCTAGTACTTGCAAATTCAGTTGGTCTAATTGACAATGAATATAGAGGTACTATTAAACTCAGATTTAAATATATACCACAACCACTTGATTTTAAAATGTGCGAAAAAAATAAACTTTGCGTGAATATTAACAAAAACAAAATTTATAAAAAGGGTGATAAGATTGGACAGTTAGTTTTCTCTCAAACAATTAGTCCAATGATTGAAGTAGTTAACTCTTTCGAGTCAACCAATAGAAATAGTGGAGGCTTTGGTAGTACAGGTCAATGAGTACAATAATTGGAATTGCTGGACCCGCTAGAAGTGGGAAAGATACTTTATGTAATCAATTTCTTGAGATCTTTCAAGAAATGGGTATTAAAGCTAAAAGATCTGCATTGGCTGATCAACTAAAACTAGAATCAAAAGATTTTATTTTTAATACTTTAGGTATTGATGTCTTCACAGAAAAAACAGAAGAGAAAAATATTATTAGACCATTCTTGGTTACATGGGGGACACACGTAAGAAGAAAATTAGATCCAGATATTTGGATTAAAAAAATCCAAGAATCTATTGAAGAAAACTCAATTCTTATTGTGCCTGATATCAGATTCAAAAACGAATTCGATTGGGTTAAGTCAAATAATGGTTATATGTTTTTTATTGATAGGATTGATGAAAATGGAAATCAAGTCCCAGATGCAAATGCTGATGAAGCTGAAAATAATGTCTTTTTAAGAGAAAATTCTGACTGTTCGTTTACTTGGAATACTACAGATGATAAAAAAATATTAATTTCTGTTGCTTTTGAAATTATTTCTAATATAATTAGTGAAGAAGAATTTTCACTATGGAAGCAGACTTACTCCTTATAAATAGAATAAAAGAGCAAAATGACAATTTTAGTCTTCAAGAATTGATTGATAGGCATTCTGGAATTTACATGGATATAGTTAATAAGATTATATCTGACTCTTGTGACTTTGTTAATAAAACAGATGTTATTGCTGATAAAGATTATACTATTTATAATGCGGCTTTAAAATACAACCCGAATTTAAATACTAAATTTCCAACTTACCTCGCCAATGAAACTCGTTGGAAATGTTTAAATTTATATAATAAAAATAAAAAAAGAAAAGAAGAACCTTTAGAATATCATCAAAATGACCAAGAAGCTTCTTATGATTTTGTAAAGGATTTACAAAACTCAGAAATACTTAAAAAGATTTATAAATTGGCTGAGTTAAATGAAGATAAAAGAGTGAAAAAAATCATTGACATGAGATATGGTTCGGATTATAATAAACTCACACCTTGGAAAAGTATTGCGAAAAAACTTAAGATGAGCATACAAGGATGCATCAATATTCATAATAAGTTTATAGAACAAACAAAGAAAGAATTAGAAAATGTTTAATACAATTGTAGCACTAGGATATCTTGTAAAAGACCCAGAAATCAAGCAGACTCAAAGCGGCAAATCAATTTGCATGATGCGAGTTTGTGTATCGGAAAATAACGCAAAGACAAAATGCTTTATTGATTGTGAAGCGTGGGATAAAACCGCAGAAGCCTGTGGCAAGTTTTTGAAGAAAGGCAGAGAAGTCCTTATTGAAGGAGAGCTTTGCATGTCATCTTGGACAAATAAAGAGGGAGCAACTCAAAGCCGTCACTTCATTCGTGCAAATAAGGTCAAGTTCCTTAATACTGCGCAGAAGAAGGAAGATGGTTCTGGACCAGCCGAAAGCGAAGCAACTTATCGTGAAAATAAAAAAGCCAATGTTAAGGTATCTAATGATACTTCCGACAACACAGAAGACATCCCATTTTGATGAAACTACTAGTAGAAGCACCTCTCAACTCTCTTAGCTTTGGAAATGTTTCTTTAAACATTCTTAAAGAGTTTTATAAGAAAAATATTGAAGTTGGAATTTTCCCAATTGGGAATCTTGATATTTCTGCTTTTGAAATTTCTCAAGACTTTGGTCAATGGTTGCAAAAATCTATTGACACAAGATTCGATTATCTATCTAAAGATATTCCAGGTTTCAAACTATGGCATCTTAATGGTAGTGAAAATAGAAAGAATCCAACTCAAAATTTATTGACATTTTATGAATGCAGCGAACCAACAGAACTCGAAAAACAGCTTTGCAAAGCACAAGATAGAGTTTTCTTTAGCTCAACCTATTCAAGAGACAAGTTTTTATCTAATGGTTGTGAAAACGCAACTTATATTCCTATGGGATTTGATAAAGACTTTGTTAAAACTAATAAAAAATATCTTGAAGGCGTAATCCATTTCGGGTTAATGGGTAAGTTTGAGAATAGAAAACATACAGGCAAGATCATTAAGTCTTGGCTTAAAAAATATGGTAACGACAATAAATATCAATTAACTTGTTGTGTTACTAATCCGTTTTTTAAACCAGAGCAAATGCAAGCTATCATTGAGAATGTCTTGGAAGGTAAAAGATATACCAATATTAATTTTCTTCCATATCTTAAGACAAATAAAGAAGTCAACGAATTTCTTAATGCAATTGATATTGACCTAACTGGTCTTAGTGGCGGCGAAGGTTGGAATCTTCCAGCGTTCAATGCAACCGCTCTTGGCAAATGGTCTATTGTATTAAATGCAACCTCTCATAAAGATTGGGCAACAAATGAAAATAGTATTCTTGTTGAACCTTCTGGAGAAATGCCTGTTGAAGATGGAGCTTTCTTTAAGACTGGAGATCCATTTAATCAAGGTGTTTTTTACACTTGGACTGAAGAAGATTTTAATCTCGCAACAGAAAGAGCAACTATTAAAGTGGGACAAAATAACTCAGAGGGACAAAAGTTATCGGTCAATATGACATATGAGCATACAGCTAGTGCAATTTTGTCCAGTATTTTTGGGGTTTAATGCTTGGCATAATTTCTGATATAGCAAAAGTCTATGAATACATTATACGATACATTATTTTCAACATTAGGCAGCTCATACTCATATCCAAAATCTTTCATTAAAGATATTGGGGATGTTTATACTGCCGAAGTGGAATTGGCTGGATATGATAAATCTGATATCAAAATTACAGCTACAGATGAAATCCTTAAGATTAAGGCTAAGAACGAAGAGAGGTCTAAAAACTTATCTATTAATCTTAATAATTGCGTTTCGATTAATCACATTAAATCGGAATATAAAAATGGATTGCTTAAATTAACTCTTCCTAAGAAATCAGTAACCGATAGCTTAGAGATAGAAATAGCATAATATCAAAGCAAAATCCAAAATAGAAAACAGGTGGAATTGAATTTTCACCTGTTTTTTTTATAGTAATATATATGCCAATTTATACATACAGAAGAAAATCAACAGATGAACATAGAGATATTGTTCAGTCTATGAGTGAAAAGCATGAATATTTTGGCGAAAATGGAGATGAAGATGACTGGATTAGAGTTTTCTATTCACCATGTGCATCCATCGACTCTCAGATAGATCCATTTAGCGCGAAACAGTTTACTGAAAAAACAGGAACCAAAAAAGGCACATATGGCGACCTATTAGATAGAAGTGCTGAAATGAGCAATAAACGTGCAGAGTTAGCTGGAGGCAAAGATCCAATTAAAGAAAAATACTTTGAAAATTATTCAAAAGAGCGTAAAGGAGCAAAGCATCCAGAACAAATGAAATCTTTTGAAAGCAAAAATGTTAAAATTGATTATAATTAAAAACTACTTAATTGTATTCTTCCCCATCCAGATTCACTTCCAGTACATATATATAAATAATCGCCACTAACTGCTAGTTCTCCACGATTTCCTGTTTGTGATGATGATCCAGTAAATTGTGGTAATCTCAAGTAAACACCATTAAAGAAGTCTAGAGTTAAAGTGTGTGCGCCTCTTGAATAGTGATCTCTTTCTTGTCCATCTGCAATAACTGTTGCTCCCAAATGTTCAGATGAAATATTAACTCTTCTACCTATAGCATTAGAATAATTAGAATAAATTTTATTTTGATCTCCTCCTAAAATTGAAGAATTTGAACCTGAAATTTCATTATAATATCCACCATTAATAAGCGAATACGATCCACTTTCTATAGAATTGTTATTACCACCACCAATAAAAGTATAAGAACAATCTGTATTAATTAAATTCTCAAAACCGCCAACTATAATAGATGAAATTGCATTTATTTCATTATAAGTCCCACCACATATAACTGATTCTGGTGAGTTTATTTTATTAATTAATCCACCACCAATAAATGATGCATCACCAGATATAATTTCATTACTAGAACCACCAGCAATAGTTGTATTGTATCCGTCTTGTATTTTATTAATATTTCCACCTCCAATTGAAGAATTAGTCGATTCTAAAATTTGATTATTAAATCCACCCAAAACACTTCCTCTATCACCATATGATATATTATACGCGCCCCCAGCAATAACCGAATCAGTTCCAGTTATTAAATTACCATAACCGAAACCAATAAAATTATTACTTCCAGTAATACCGTGTTCATAACCACCGCCGATAAAATTATCAGATCCACTTATAACATTTCTATTTCCATTTCCAATGAATGAATTTGAATCGTAGATGGTATTATTATAACCATTTATTATAGATGAGAAAATACCACTACCAATTTTATTACCAGTACCACCAAGAATAATATTATCGTTTCCAGTTATATTATTTAAAATTCCATTTAAAATTAAAGATCTGCTTCCAGATAGCGTATTATCTTCCCCTACTGCTATCAATGAGTAATCTCCATTTAAAGTATTATTTCTACCACCTAAAACTACTGAAGCATTCCCGCTTGAATAATTACCAGATCCTCCAATTAACGTATGAACTTGAGTATCAATAACTGTATTATTATCTCCTAAAATTAAATCTCCAGAAATAGTTAAATCATTTAAAAATGTTTTAAGACCACTAATTACTTCACTGCCAGTATTCATTACTGGTTGGCCCTCGCCAATTATAATATTATTTTCAAAAACGGTTTGTCCAGTAAATGTTCCAGAGTAAAAAGTATTAATACCACTTTCTCCAAATTTATTAACAGAAAGTGTTCCAAATTCATTAGTTGTTGTACTATTACCAAATGAATTTAATACAGAAAGGTTTCCAAAATTATTTATATTACCAGAAGGCCCAAATTCATTTAAAACAGCGGAAGTACCAAAATAATTACTATTACCAGTTCTACCTATATTTAATGAACCAGAGTGAATTAATTCATTATTAATAATAAGTTTTCCACTTAATGTTTGTTCTCCAGTATTTAATATAACAATTCCACTACCAACTTTTGGTGTTAATGTAAATGTTTTTTGTCCACTTATTTCTTCTATTCCAGTAATAGATACAATTTCATTTGGATTTATAGCTATTATTTTAGCAGAACTTCCATTGAAAATGTCACCGCTTGATTGTATACCAAAACCAAATGTTAAATCATTAGGAGTAGCTACGCCAGCAGCATCACCACTTAAAATAACTGGAATACCACTTACATAAGGACGATCTGTAAAAGTTTTAAGACCACTAATCGTCTGATCTCCAGATGTTAAAACAGTTTCTGCTTCACCTATAAGTGGATTAAGTACAAAAGTTTTTTGTCCTTCTATTGTTTGTTCGCCACTTAAGGATAAGAATAAAGATGTATCTACATCAAAGTATCTTTCGACAGAACCATCATAAGCTCCACCATTTGATGTTAAACCTATACCTGGAAAAAGCGCAAATTGGTTTTGCGCATTTAAAATATATGTTGCATTTTGATCTCCGTCTGCCATAATTAGTATCTATATAATCCTGTTAATTTGTTATTTTGAAATTGAAGTGGCCAATATGAGAATCTTTTTAAGTACATGTTTGAATAACTTGGCCCAGCAGAATATCCATTAGCACCAAAAACAACTTTATCCATAGGAAGCATACCTAATTTTCCAGTTGTATCTGTCAAAATACTTTGATTATAAAATGAAGCTGCAAAATTATTTTCCTTATATGATGATGTTGCAAAAAACTCTTTAACTCCAGATGTAGTTCCTGTTGTAATTTGGAACAAAGCTGAATTATGATAGTTTGGTGGAGCTGTATCATAATCAATACTAAACTTTTTGGTTGGCGGAGTCCAATAAACTGAATAAAGTCCAGATTGTCTATTAGAACCTTCTATAGCAAGCATTCCATATAAATTTGCAGTGTCATTTTCTAAAACCTCAGCTTCCAAAAAGAATGTTCCTTGTCGCTCATTAAAGAAACCAGAAAAATCATCTCCTTCTATTCTACAGTAATCTGGCTCAAGTCTACCAGTTATTCCATTAGTTGGTTTATAACTTGTAGCTATTCCTCTAGATAAAGATTCTGTTTGATGACCAAATATTTGAAATGCTGGTCCATTTAAACCTGGAATAGCTCCAGTATTTTCTCCAAAACCCGTTGTTGACCAAAATGAACAATTACCACCTTCTGATACAGTACTAGTCGCTGTTTGACTTATAACAAGCCTATACCAATTATTAGGATATTTTATTCCAGTATAAAATGATGGAGCTGTATAACCAGGAACTACTGTTGTTCTACCACCACTTATACCACTATCTAAATCAATTGAAACTCTTGTATCTGGAATACCAGATCCTGAAAATATACCTAAAACATATCTTCTTCCATTAATTGGTTGTTTTAAAAATATAGATGTTGTATAATTAGTTCCACCCGTAATACCTGATATTTGATGTCTATAAACATTATGAATAGAATTTGTATTATTTTCAACATAAACAGCACCAGAATAATTAACTCCAGAACCATCTGGCCAAGGTCCACCAGTTAAAACTATACTACCATTAGAAAAGCTATTATTTGCTTGTCCACCAGTAAAATTATTAGAATATAAAACTAAATTACTTGATCTTCTTTCTAAGAGTAATCCTTTTGAAGTTATACCTTCATAACCAGGTGATTGTACACTAGGTATGCCAAAAGATGTTTCATATGAAGTTGGTTTTGCATTTTGTTCTAACTGTGGTCCCCATAAATAAAATGCATCGACTGCTGTAGTATTTACGATTTTTGATGTAGCCCCAGTAATATCAGAAGAAGTTATTTGAGTGACTTGAGATGAGTTTAAACCGCTATATTTAAAAGACATCCATAAACGTGACCAACCATTTCCATAAGTGTTATCTATTCCAGATCCAAGTATTCCCACATTCCCCATTCCAGATATTGAATTATTTGACAAATTAAATAAAATAAAATTATTTGGTGCTAAAAATTTTATAAAATTATTATTTATTGGTTTTGCAAATACAGACATTGTATAATCTATTCCACTATATAATATCTGATCTCTTCTAATTGTATATTGAGTTGCAACTCCAGATCCAGTTATATCAACATATTTTTGAACATCCTTTTGCGATTTTAAAGGATTTATTTCATTTGGCGCACTGACTATAGATTTTTCAGTAAAACCCGCATTAAATTCTGGATATCTCCAAAAATTAAATAAACTATTACTTCCATAATATAAGTTTTTACTTACCGCATAATCAAATCTTGGTTGATTTCCAGTAGCATATTTAAGATATCCATCTTTATCCATATAAGTACCACTTGTATCAAACTGTTGTCTTGAAAAAAATGGTGTTGGACCAATTCTAGGAGTTAATGATGTGGCTCCTGTTTCATAAACGATATCTAATGATGGTATTTCAACTGCAGATCTAATAGAACCATCATTTATACAATAAACTCCTTTAGAAGATAATAAACCATTAAAATCAGCATCAACATCATTTTCAAATGGACCTGCAATAGAGAAGTTTGTAAATTGTTTTCTTCCATTTATAATTTGATTTCCAGTATTATAAACAAGATTTGGAGCTTCAACTTTTGAGAAAACAGAGGTGTCTCCTGCAAGTAAAATACTTGCTCCATTAACTGTTGGACGAGAAGTGAAGTTTTTAACACCACCAATTGCTTGGAAACCTGTAGTCATTACAAATTCAGCGTTTCCACTTACATCTGGCATTGTATAAGTCCTATTTCCAGAAATTATTGGCGCTGTAATTGCTATAGAATTACCAGCGCTACCAGTTTTTAATGTGATTTGATTAGAAGTAGATTGTATAGTTTGTCCAGCTGTAAATGTTTTTAATCCTCCAATAGTTTGCGACCCACTTGTTAACACAAATGCTGCAGAAGAACCAATATCTGGTATTGTATACGTATGATTTGCAGAAATTGACGGTACTGTAATAAAAATTGAATTACCAGCACTACCAGTTTTTAATGTAATGTGATTTGTGCTAGATTCAATAATCTGCCCAGTTGAAAATGTCTTAATACCATTAAGCGTTTGATTACCAGTTAAAGATGCAATATAGGTAGTGTCAACTTCAATAGTTTTATCCTGATTACCGTTCCAACTTGCTGGTGTAGTTCCATTACTTAATTTTAAACCAGTACCAAAAATTAAACTATAAGGAGTTGTAGCACTAGCCACAGATTCACCAACCAAAAGAACACCAGATCCATTAACAGTTGGACGTGTTGTAAAGCTCTTTGTTCCATTAATTGATTGATCACCAGTTACATAAACGGCATTGGTTGCTGAACCAGCATTGCCAGTAATACTTGCATTAACTGTAGAAGTAAATGTTGTTGTCCCCTCAATAGTTTGAGTACCACTACTTAATATAAAACTAACATCTTTACCAGCATCTGGAATCGTATATTTTCTATTATTTGCTGGAGCTGTTGAACTAATTGTTAATTTTGTCGCACCCCCTAAAACTAATTGATCTGTTGTTTTAGTAATATTTATTCCACTTGAAAATGTTTTTTCTCCAATAAAAGTTTGCTGACCCTCTAGCGCAGCAATATTAATATTTCCAGTTGGAAATGTTCCAGTTGTTCCAGATGTCGTTATTAATCCTAATGGATGATTACCAGATTTAACTATACTTCCAGCAGAAGTATATGCAACAGTTGCTGGTAAAGTAACTGGACCAGCAAATAATCCAGAATAAAAATAATTTTCACCATCTTTACCAAAATGATTTTTAGAATTTGAACCAAAATAATTTTGAGCGCCACTTATTAAACCAGAACCAAAAGCGTTGTATGCAGTGCTTCCACTTATTCCTATACCAAATGCATTATAACCACTATTATTTTTTCCAAAAATATTTATAAAAGCATTTTCTCCAAAATTATTAGATCTAGATGCTTTTCCAAAATCATTAAAAGAAGAATTACCAGTTACATCATTTCCAAATGCATTAGAGGTTATAGCTTTATCACCAAATTTATTTGTTGAAGCTCCAGTTCCAAATAAATTAGTAGCCGTTGCATTTAATCCTACTTCGACATCTGCTAATATTTTAGTATCTCCATTAAAAGTTTTAGCGCCATTTATAGTTTGCGCCCCCTCTGTCATTACAAAAGAAGCATTTGCTCCTGGATCTGCTATAGTATATGTTCTAGCTGTAGCGCTTGAAAATGTTATATTAGAAGCTGAAGAAGTTGTTAATGTAACAGCATGATTTCCAGTTTTAACAATTGAACCATTCGAACTAAAATTAAGCGTTGATGGGATGGTTAGAGTACCATTAAAAGTTTTAGCTCCACCTATTGTTTGAGCTGTATTGCCTGTCACAACAATACCATTTGCACTCCAAGGAATAGGAGCGCCATTACCCAGTGTTATTGATGTACTAGAATCGATTGGCCCAACTGATAATAAATACTTATAAGTATCACTTAACTTTTTCCCTTGTAGATCCATATTTTCATTATTTTTTACACTTTATTTCAAACAGATTCCCAATTTATAGACAAGTTGTTCCAAATTGTATCGAAATCTTGATAATAATTCCCAATAGCATCAGTTACTCTTCTCATTAAGAATCCAGCATCATTTCTAATTGTGCAGTCAAAAGAAGCATTAAATGTCATTACATTGTTTAATGGCATTGAATAATTAAAATTATTTAATCTACAATTATTAAATTTATAAGAACCAGTTATATAGTTTTTAGTATTTATACAATTTATTGTAAATCCATAAACTTGTTGATTTTGAAGAATTCCACTAATAAATCCATCATCTACCCCAGAAACTAATACAGACATATCTATTTTAGCATTAATTGGATAGCTGATTTTTCTATCATAAACATAGTTATTACCTAATCCATATAGGTCATTTCTAGATAAATCTATGTCTATTGATAGAGATTGTAATAATGGCTTATTATAAGACTCTAATTTAATACCTCCAACCTGCAAGTCATCAAGAATAAATTCACTATGCATTGGGGATGTGACTGGTATATTAAATTCATTTTTTTCTTCTGGGTTGCTTGCAACAAAACCAGAGGTCAAAGTAAAATAAGAATCAGCTAAATTTAAAATTCCAGGAGTTGTTACAGATGGAATATTAATTTGATTTTTAGTTTCTGCAATTCCGTATTCAATTATATATCCAAGTAATCCTGAGTTTGGACCATCATTCCATTGATAAGAATTAGTGCTATTATATCTCATCGCATAATTTTCATCACCACCAGCATTATTTGGTTCATAAATTTTCCAATTAGTATACCCATCATTAAGAAGCGTTCCATCAATCCATCTCCAAGTTCCTTCAACTCCAGAATCAGTTGCACCAATCCATAATGCAGAACTTGAATATTCTGGCACTTTATTTTGTTTTTCTTCTGTATTTAAAATAGCTAATCTTCCACCTCTTGATTCTGCATCAGTTCTAGCACCACTCCACGTAAAACTCCCAGTGACTATTTCAAATTTTTCAGAATCAACTAAAGTATCTATTTTCATATTAGAACAAGCAAAAGTTGTACTAACTGATGGAATTTGGCCTATTTGAAAATTGAGTGAATAATTTGTTAAATAACAGTCGCCAAAAGAAAAAATACTAAAACCACTAAAATCAATATTTAAAGGATCTATTCTTTTTACTTCATCAAAACCTTCTTTAATGTCTCTATTATCAACTACTAAATAAAAATTATTTCTTTTCGAGTTGAAGCTAGAAAGAGCATTCTGATAAAGATCTCCACTTCCATTAAAACCCAAAAGTAATTCATTATTTAAATATGGAGAATGTAAATAGTCTAAAGTTAAGTTAACTTTTGGCGCTTGAAAAACTTCATTTACTGCATATCCATCAGACCCTATTTGTTTTAATTTTAAGTGATCATTTGATACTCCAAAATTACAATTTTGAGTAAGTGTAAATAATCTTAATTCATCAATTGCTTCAGTTACTGTATTTGTAACAGTTGATGTTTTTATATAATTTGTTGGAAAGGTTCCTCTTTCAACTTGAGCGCCCCAGGCATAAAGCGAAAATGCTGGATCTGTATTATTTTTATGTACTTGTGGATATGCACTTCCAGCACTTAAATTTGCAGTATAAAAGAATCTTTGCCATTCAGTAGTGACATTTATTAATTTATTTGCCCAAGTAAGACCAATATGTACACTAACTGGAGAATCAGCTCTTAACCAAATAGAAAATACATAAGAACCAGCAGATGAAATTGCAGTTTGTTTTTCAAATCTACTATTTTGTGTAGCTGATAATGTTATTTTTTCTGCTGTTTTTATATTAAAAGGCCCATCTTGATCTGTTGCAGAAATTGTAGCACCATTTATCAAACTCCATGAATCAAATCCTTCACTTGGGAAAACTAAATTAGTTCTTTGTATAGTTTTAGGAGTTGATAATGGATTACCAATACCAACGAATGCTGAGTTGCTTTTTAATATTTGTTTTGGCATGGTATTAGTTTTTCTTTGAAATTATTCCTATTGGATCTTCTATTAATCGAACTTCAATATCATGAGAGTTAAAAGATTTCCAAGTGTGCGTCCATGATGGGCAATAAAAAACCTTTGGTTTATTATAAATAGATTTCATATCTAGTCTAAATCTTCTATAACCGCCTTTATTTTCTAAAAAGTGTAAAATAGCTAATGCTTTTTTGGTTGTTATATTAGTAAATTTATAATTTAAATTAATAGCTCCTATATGTTTTTTTGTTTTAACTCTTTGAACAAAAGAATTTTTAAACTCATTTTTTAAAATTGATAATTGAACATCGTTTTGCAAACCAATATCTGGCTCAAAGAAAAAATCCTGTCTCCAAGGAGATATTTCATCAGTTGGTTGACTATCAACTCCTAATAATGAGTTATGATCATAAGCAGCATAATAAAATTTATTTAATTTATTAATTCCATCTGGATTAACGCCAATAACTTGCTGGGTTGAATCAAAATCATTTATATCAAAATAAAGTATATCGTATTTTTCATAATCAGTATTTTCTACCCAAGTACCAATTTCATAATTTATAAATGATCCATTTTTCCAATTTAATAAAGATGGAACTTGATCTACTTCAAATCTTACAGCAACTTCATAATGATTTTTATTCATATGATTTACTGAATATTCACTACAAAACCCAATTAAAGGTGCATAAAAATCACTTGCATCAGAAAACTCAAAAGCTCTTATTCCCTGTTTAGATTCTATAAAATCAATTAATCTTTGTGATTCAAATTCATTCAAATCAAATCTCAAATCAAATGTAGCTTTTAAATTATTTATTGAAAGAGGTATTACATTATAATATCCATCTGTTGTTTCATATGAATTTAATCTAGACTCAAATGTTACCCTAGAGCCATAAACAGGAGTATAATATGAAGATAAACTATCTGAATCATCAATTTTATCAGATAAATTCAATTTTATATTACTATCTCTATTATAAAAAGTTGAAGTTGATTTAACTCCTACAGCTTCATAATCACTTGGCTCAGAATATAATGTTGCAACATCTTCAAATTGAGCGCCCCAAACCCAAAAGGAATGTAATGCAGAAGTATTTCCATAGCCACCAATGTAATAATCTTGAGAAATTATTCTTGTAGAAGTTTTTTCAAATGTTACCCACAATCTTATCCATCCATTATCATATTCTCTATAATTTGCATAACAACCAGGATCTAATGAATTTGAATAACTAATGGTTTTAGTTTTAATATTAAAAAATACCCATCTAGCACCACTACTTCCTAAAGTGCTTGAGAAGACAAATGGAATAATTGTCGCATTTAAACCACTTATATCATTCGCTTTGACAAAAATAGACCTACAATAAAATTTGCCATCTACTAAAGTTAATGAAGAAGATGGAGTGAACTTAGAACCTTTAGATGGTGTATTAGAAAATTTAGAAGCTTGTTTTTCTCCATTTAAAGCTATAGCATCATTTTCAACTAATATTGCATCAGTATTCTTAGAAAATTTAACTGAATTATTTAAATAATTACTCATATATGTCCAATATAATTAAGTGTTAATTTTATACCACCATCAACATTATTAGATAAAGACTCTCCAACAAGAGAAGCATTTGGCATAACTAAAGATTGTAAAGTTGTTAAACCGTCTCTAGATTTTATAGAAAAAGATAAATTTTTATTTTGTCTATCTGAAATAAAATCAAAACCACTTCTTAAAAATAAATCATCTAAATCAATTTGAACAGATGAAGCAAATTGGATATTTGGTGTCGAAATTACTTGATTAACAAATTTTGAACCAATACTATAAACAGGAGTTCTAAATACTTTAATTGCATAATCAAAACCAACAACTCGATTTGTTGAAGATCCATCGCATGTTATAGATATAGATCCTTGATTTGGTATATAAATTGATGGTGATGCAATAGATCCTCTACTATTTTTACCAGTAGTTAATTCATCATATATTGTTGCATTTAAATTAATCTTTGGAATACTCCCAACTGCACAACTAATTGAATAATCATCTAAGAAGCCGCTATTAAAACCATAATATTTATTTTCATAATTAATACTGCCAGAAAACGAATTAGAACCAGTAAAAGATAAAAAAGGATCATTATATATTAAATATCTATTTATGGATATTTTTTGAGATGTCGGTCCATTGATTATAGTTAATCCTTTTCTAGTTCCTAAAAAATTCTCTACAACTGGATTATTTGAATAACTTAAATCAATCGATTCAACACCTAAAACTTTTTGCCCATTGACAAAAAATTCATTTTCATAATTATCAATAGAACCAAACATTTTATCTTAATAATCCTCCTAATCTTTGTTCATCTTGAATAACTTTTACAACCATATCTCTAATACTTCTTGCAAGTTGTTGGCTTTGTCCACCGCTTTCAACATTAGAGCTTGATTCTTTAGATTTACCGCTACTATCAACATTTATATTAATTTCTCCAACTGAACTTTTTGATATACTCGCTTGTATTAACTCATCTAATTTAGAAATTAATTTATCATTTAATTCTTCTGTTTTTTCCTCAGTTACAACAGAACCTCCACCAGAATTTAACGCTTGTAAATTACCAGAACCAATGTTTTGAGTAGCGGCTCTATTCATAATAAACTCACCGCCAGAAAGCATTGCTGGAACAGTATCTATACCAGAGGTTGAAGGAATAATTCCACCAGTCGCTCGCCTTTTCCATTCAGCTGGATTTTGATTATAAATATCTCTCATTAATGGGTCTTGAGTTAATTCAAGCAATTCTTGTCTACTCATACCCACAGCTGGATTATCAATAGCTGTTGACTCAAACCCATTTTCATCTATATCTCTACCCTGACCCAAGCCTAAAAATCTTTTCACCCCACCAAAAATATTGGAAAACCAATTGTTAGTTCCATTAATACCAATTCCTCCCTCGTTAACAATAGAGGCTTGTGGAATATACCCATTATCTGTTAAATAATTAGAAAAATTACTTTTAGATGTAATACTCCCAGCAAAAGCTTTTTGTAGTTGATCGGCGCTTCCTATTTGTGATAATTTAAAAAGATTTCCAGCTTCTGCAAAATTACCAGTTAGTCCTTTACCAAGACTAGCAAATAAATTATTTAAACCTCCAACATTTTGAGTCAGGGTGCTTCCTGCTAATTGACCACCAGTAAATATACCCTTAAGTCCAGCGCCAAGATTTGTTAAAAATCCATTATTAGCGGCAGATGAAGCTCCAAATGCAGCTTTAAATCCAGATGCAGCAGCACCAAGAACTGGTCCAGCTACAGCACTACCAACAGCCATTGCTGCAGATATTAATAATTGTTTTCGAATTGCTTTTTGTCTTTCTTTTTCCTGTCTTTTTGCTTCTTCTACCGCCTCACGATATTTTTCCCAGTTTTCAGCTTCTTGAAAAACTAATCCTAATGCTTGCTCTTTTGCTGATTGAGTGGCAGCAAACATTGGATTATTCTCTCTTCCTCTTTGAGTTAATCTAAAACTTTCCGTTTCTAAATTAATTGATGCATAATTTTCTCCAGAAGAAATTACATCTCTAGCTCCAGATGTATAATTTTGTGTTGCAAAATCAAATAAACCTTGTTGACTAGCAACTGATTCATTACCATATAAACCTGGTAAGAAATATCCACCCTCACCTGTTTGATCAGTAAATTTTTTAACACCGCCACCTTTAGCGTATCCACCTAATGTGCCATTATTAATTGCATGTAAAAAGTCTGGTCCATATTTTTGTACAGCTTTTTTATTTACAACAAACTCTCCACCCATTAACATTGCTGGAACATCATCTTTTGATCCAGAACCTCCATTAATCATACCACCAGAGGCATATTTTCCAACTCCTCCGAAATTAAATAAATTTCCTATTGAACCAAGAGCATTTTTTAAAGATGCTTTTGTTATTTCTCTAGTAAATTCAAGAGCAGCATTTAATAATATATCTTTTAAACTTGAACCTCCTTCAATAGCTTGTGATATTCCTTCAACTATATTATCTCTAAATTGAACAGAAGCATTTACAACAGAATCTTCAAGTTCTGCAGTTCTTTGTTCTGCGGTAGAAGAAAATTCGGCTTTTATTCTTTGAAGAATTGGGAGTCTTTGTTTTTCCTTTGCTATGATTCTATCAATTATAGCTTCTCTTTCTTCATTTGTTTCAGCTTTTAATAATTCTAATCTAAGTGGAAGAATTTCTTTTAATTTTTGCAATTCAAATTCGCCGTTAATTTTATCTGCGGCAGTGATTGCTTTTTTGATCTCAAGTTCTTTTTCATAAATTGCTGTAGCGTCAGCGGCTTTGACAATAGTTGTTTCATCTTTTGGTCCCTGCGCTAATATAGCATTTCTTCTTGCTTCTACAGCATTTCCTATGATGGACTGAGTATCTGTTGCAGTTAACATTGCAAATTGATTTTGAGCAATATTTTCTGGCAAATTACTGAATACATCTCTTACTAAATTAGCAAATGTAGTTAAAGATCCTCCAGCAGCTAAAAGACGATTATCTATTTCTGTAAGAGCATTTTGAAATTCAAGATATTTAATCTTTTGATTTTCATCAAACAATCTTTCAACATCACCAACAAAAGAAGAATCTCCCGTTTTTCTGTTTGCAAGTAAAGCATCAATTTCCGCTTGTCCTTTTGCTATTAAATCTTCTTCAGGTGTAACAACAGTTGGGGGAAGCGTTTGCGCCCCACCTGCATCCCCTTTATTTAAATTTTGTACATATTGGTTTAAGTCGTCTTGAGTTACAAATGAAGTTTTAGCCCCAGGAAAAGCTTCTTGAATTTTTTGAAGAAATATATCTGCCGCACTCGTTACTTGATTTTTAAAGTAATTGGAAGCTAAAATAGTTTTTTTAAATTCTTCTTGAGCTGCTATTAATTTTTTTATTTTTATTTCTGTTTCAATGTCTTCAATTTCTTTAGCTTTATCTACAGCCTGTTCTTTAGTTGTTACATTTTGTAAATTTAGATTTTCTACTTCAGTTGGCGTTAACCCCGCACTTAATGCCGCTTCAGCAAGTGCTTTTCTTACTTGATTTATTAAATCTTTTTGATCAATATCAAATTTTAATTTTATTGCATTTTTTTCTAATTGAGCAATTTCTCTATCAACACCTAAATTACTTCCAGCGCCGCCGCCAATTTTTCTACGTTCTAATTGTAATATACCCGCTTCTTTTTCTAAATCAATTCTTCTTTTTTCCAATTCATTTGCTTTTAACTGCTTATCATATTGATTAGTAATTGCTTCAGATCTTTTTTGAGTAATGAAATTTATAGCTTCTAAAGTTGCTTTTTGTAAATTAGATTGAGCATTTAATTTATTTTGTAAAGCAGCTTGTTTTGCTAATTGATCATTTGTTTCTTGAACTGTATCACGAATTAATTTTTGCTGTTCAGCTGTTAAATTTAAAGGTGTTAATAATGCCTGTAATTTAGTTTTAACTTCATCAGTGTATCCACCTTGCTTTAGAATTGCATCTCCGACTTCTTCTGCGGCAGAAGTTAATTGTTTGAATTTTTCTGGATCAATTTTATCAGCAACTCCAGCGGCTTGTAATTTTTTCTGAATTAATTCTGAATCTTTTAAAATACCAATAGTCGCATCAGCTTGTTCTGATGTTAGTTTTTTGGCGGCTTGTAAACTTTGTAATTTATAATCAGCTAATGTTCTATCTTTTTCACTAACTGATAACATTTCTTTTTGAAGCTCTAAAGAGTATTCTTCAGCACTTGAAGCTTCAAATAAAGCTTTTTTGTAAGCTATCCTGTTTTCTAACTGTTGTTTTAATAATGAAAGACTTGCACTTTCTGTTGCTGTTTTAATGCTTTCTTCTTGAACTTTTGCAGCCTCTTTTTGTTGTTGATAAGCTGCTCTAGCAAAATCTTTTTGAGCTGTTAAACCTCTAATTGGGGTGTATTGCGTAATAAGTTCTTGTAGCTGTGTAGTTCCTTTACCTTTTCCTTTTTCATTAAATAATTTTAATTGTTCTTCTAATTGATCAGAAGTATAGTTTTGAAATTTTTTAGCAAATTCTGCATTTTTTCCACCCTCAAATATACCAGCATTTTTAAGAAAATCTGTTGGTTTTACTTTAGCTATTTCTTCAGCTAAAATTTTAAACTCATTTATCATACCTTCAACTTCTTCGGCTGTAATTTTATTTGCAGATTTTGCAGCTGCGTTAAATTTATTGAACATTACATCATATGAAACACCTACAGCTAAAGCTTGGTCTATTGCGCCTTCAAATTGTGTTTCCAACTCATCGCTATATCCTTCAAAAGAGGCTTTCATTAACGCACGATTTTTAAGTTCTCCTTTTGCATCATACGTTACCTTTTCATACAATTTTCCTCCTTCAATTAATCCTTCTCTTGATGTTTTAATTCTTTTCTTTTGTGATTCTGATAATGTCCCATAATTAACTGTTGCTCCAGATGCCGCTTTTGCAAGACCTTCCATTGCGTAAGAAGCATTATTAATTGAGCTATTTGTTGAATCTAGGTTTTTAGCAAGAATCTGCCAACCTTCATAAAGTGCATATGCACCAGCTGCATAAATACCAAGTTTACCACCTAAAGCTCCAAAAAGACTTCCAAGTTTACCACCAGCACCTTTTAAACCTTCAAATACTAAATAAACAGATGTAAAACTAGAAGCTACACTTGTAATCGCATTAGCAGCTGTAGCAAAAGCATTTTCTGTATCAGAAGTAGCACCAGTTAAAAGACTTAATGCTGTTTGCAAACCAAACATTTTAGTTAACAAATCTCCAGTAGCTTGAGGTTGCGCTGTTAATCTAGATCCAGCCAACGAACCAGTGGAAGAAACTATTGCTCTTTGACTTGATTGACTTAAACTTGTTTTTTGTAATATTGCTGCTGCTTTTTTTTGTGCAGCATCTAAATCTGCCGCTGATTTTTGGCTTTTATTATATTCAATATAAACTTTATCTAATTGAGCTGCTAATTTTTTGCCAGCATTAGACTCTAAGATTCTTGTAGCAACTGCTTGTTGCCTTTGTAAAAGCTCTTCTTGATATTTTTGAGCTAATGCTTGCGCATTTGCAGTTAGTTTTGTAGCTGTCGGTCTTATTTTACCTAATTCAGCAATAACTTGATTAATAGTCGTAGAACCATTTTGTAATTCTAAGGTGGCTTTATTTAAAGCTGCGTTAAATTTATTTGCAACAGATGAACTACCCACTGATCCCATTGTTGGCATTGCTGGAATTGATGCATAATTAGGAACAAATCCTCCAGCTGCACCATACATCATTGGATTAGCGCCTTCTTTTCTAGCGCGATTAATTCCTTGCATACCACCAGATGGTTCATCACGACGATTAGCAACCATTAATCCCATTGGATTCATTGGATTCTTTAATGATGAATTTTGGTCTACATAAATTTGTGAAGCTGGAACACCAGCAGACATTTCACGACCTATAGCTTCTTTAAGTGGATCTGCGAAGTTAGGAACAAAGCCTTTTTTTGAAACTAAAGATCTTAATAGATAAGGATTTGCTTTAGTTTGTTTTTCAAACATTCTATAAACTTCTTCGTTAGACGCTGTAAGTCCAGCGGCAGAATAGGCTTTATCAATTAATTGAGCAATTCCAACTTCTCCATCTAATTTATCATAAACTTCTCTAAGAGAGATTTTTTTACCAGTAGATTTTGCGCCGAATTTATTTAAGAATGTCTCTTGTTCTTGTTTTGAGAAACCACTTGTCCCAGCTTTTATTCTAGCAAGAGTATTTAATATATATTTTTGACTTACAAAATTAGGAATATAGCCTTTAGAAAATCTTTTTAAGCGATTGTATTTATTCGCTCTTAAAGCGTCAGACATTTGAAAATCTTTTCGTAGTTGTGATGGTTTACTTTTATTACTTATGTCAGATTCATCAGAATGAACTAATAATCCATTAACTTTAAAGTCATCAATATTGCTAGTCCATATATCTAATTGATTATTTGTTCCATAATTTTCTGCTAATGCTCTTAAAAATTTAAGTTTAGTATCTTGTTCATTATAAAATCCACTTTTCACTTCTACAAGTGAGGTAGCATTTTTATATCCATCAATTGCAGAATTACCTTTAAAATTTAAACCTATTGATGAGGTATAACCTAATTCGCTTAAAACCCTTTTTTCATATCTTTCTCCATTTTCACCATCTTTTTTTGGTACAAACAATTTATTAAATCTATTACCAATTAAATTAACTGAATCATTTTCATTTAATCTATTATCTGAAGATTTTGAAAGTTTTAATTTAGGTGATAAAGTACTACTGAAATTTTTAACTAAATCAAAAATTTTTGCAAAATTAGGAACAAAACCACTTACAGCATTAGAAATTTCTTCTTCTTTTTTCTGTTTTTGCATCTCTGCACTAAAAGCTCCTTGAGCTTTTAAAGCGTCTAATGCTTTTGGAGAATATTCTGGATCATTAAAAACTTTCTTAATAATACCAGATACTTGTTTGGATGACGAAAAGTTTTTTTCTCCCCCTCTTTTCGCTTCCCCTCTTAAAACACTAACTCCAAACATTTTTTGTAATGCAGCTGGATTTTGAAAATCAAACGGTCTATTTTGTTCTGCAGAACCAAATAAAGATTCTAAATTGCTAAAACTATTAAGGGCAACTTTACCAGCAGCCTCAAATAAATCTCCTTGTGCAGCCTGTGGTATTAATTGTTGTTTATTTGAACTATCTAAAGATTTTAATTTTTGAGTAAACTCTCCAGCGCTTGCTGGATCAAAAGTGCTTCCATATAATCTATAAGCAAGATCTACAATTCCACCTGCGAATAATTGACTTATATCTCCCTGTAATCCTTGTAAATCTCTTCCGCTTGGAGTATTAGATGTCTTAACTCCTTTTAAATTAATATATTTATTTTTATCAACTTGGAATTTGCCTTGATTAAAGATCGGTATTTCTGCAATTTGCATTGATGTATCTAAACTACCGACTCCTTTACCAAATCTAGGCGAAACAAGAAGGATTCCGCCTAGCTGATCTGCATTTAAATTAAAAAACCCAGATTTTTCAACTTTTTGCTGTTGTTTTTCAATATTCTCAACTGCTTTAGATTTACTTCTACCAAGAGCGCCTCTAACTGTAGCTCCACGACCACCCGTTCCATCTGGGAACAGATAAAAGTCAACATTAGGAAGTTTATAATTTTCTAAAGTATCTGCATATTTTCTATAGGTTTGGGAATTACTGGCAATTTTTGTCCAATTCCCTGGAGTTTTTGGATAATCTGTTGAAGTTACTACTTTTTTAGTTGAACTATCATACCATTCAGCAAAATTTGGAATAAATCCTCCAGCAGCACCAATCTTTTTAGCGCCAGATGGAAGACCCATTGATGCAATCATATCTCTATTAAAGATAGCAGACCCACCTCTTGCAAAATTAGGAACAATATACTCACCAGTATGAGCAACCATAGTTCCTTTCTTGCCGCCACCAAATGCAAAATTTGGAATTACTACTGGTTTATCACCAGCTCTTGCCCCACCAACACCACGACGAATATCTGAAGCTTCTCCAGCAACTGCTGGCATATAACCACCAGCTGCACCAGCTACATTTTTTGACGCACTTTTTCGAGCGCCAGATGTTGCTGCATAAACATCTGGAGTTATAGATGCTGCAATGCTTTGCATTCTCTGCATTGTTTTAAGTTGCTCATTTAAAGCTGTACTTATAAATTGTGCTTGAGCAACCCTATTGCCTTCAAGATTTAAAATTTGTTGTTGTATTTGTTTATTATTTAATAAAGTGCTTGTAATAGCACCTTGTATATTTTGAAGTTCTTTTGAAGTGGAGGTTATTTTAAAGAAGGACTTTAAAGCTTCAACACCAAACCCAGCTAATTGTATAGAAAGTTTTCCAATAATAGCTGCAAATATTGCTAAACCAGGACCAGCTAAAACACTTCCAATTCCCTTTGCTAACCCTTTAAATAAAGTTCCTAATGCACTTTCTTCTCCAAGGATTTTTTGGAAACCTTCAAAAATATAATTAACAAAATCTAATAACTTCTTTAAGCCATCAGCAATACCAATTTCTCCTAAAGTTGCACCAAGTTGTTGTGCGCTAAGAGTAACTTTATTAATTAAAGTAGCAAGAGTTTCATTTAATGCAGCATTTTTCTTATAAGCTTCATCAGTTGCTCCAGCTGAAAGTTTAACAATATCAACATACTTAGACTGCTCACTTGATAAATCTTTAACTGCAGCTAATAAGTTTGATAACTGATAGACACCGCCAAGTTTTTTGGCAAGATCTGCCTGTTCTACTTGAGTTAATTTATTGAATTCTCCAGCTAAGTTTTGTAAAATTTGTGTTGCTGGTAAAATTTTTCCTTGTACATCTTGAATTTCTATACCAAAACTACGCAAATCTTCTAATGCTCCTCTATCTTGTATGCGAGCAAAAATTGTTTTAAATGCGTTACCAATAACAGCACCACCACGAGCAGTTCTTTCTTGAACGGTTGTAATAATACCAACTAATTCATCAAAAGAAACACCAGCTTGATCCGCAACAGACGCAGATCTTTTAAGACCTTCAATTAAATCTCTTTCTGAAACAGAATATTTTTGAGAAACAACAACTAATTTGTTAAGAATTTGAGATGTTGTAATTCCAGTTTCTTTAAATGAGTTAAATGCCGCTGTTAAACCTTCAACAGATTGTTGTGCATCTAAACCAGAAAGTCTTGAAAGAATAAGTGCATCATTAATTCTTTTTAAAGTTTCTTCTGTACTTAAACCTTGTCTTGCAAGTTCTAATGCACCTTTGGCAACAATATCAAAAGTTTGACCAGTACTTTTAGCTACATCAAAAAGTTTATTACCAAATTTTTGTAAAGAGTCGCTACTCGCTCCCAAAACTGTATTAATTTCTACAAGAGATCTTTCAACCTCAATTGTATTTCTAACTAATGCTCCAAAAGCTTTAGTTACTCCATTAATAATACCAACTGAAGCACCGAAAGCAAATACACGAGCATTTGCGGCTTCCATTGATTTTGTAAATTCATCAGCCTGACCAGTAATTCTTCCAAGTGGTTGAGATAAGGCGCTAATACTTCTAGTATTAGTACCTAGATTTATATTTAAGTTCCTGCCAGCTTTTTTAGCTGCCGCTATAATGCTCGCTTCTAATCCTGTTTGAGTTACTGGTACTTGTAGTGGCATTCCTTATTCCTTTAGGAATATTTACACATAAAAAATACTATTCTCCCATTAATTTAATCATATCATCCATACTTAAAGTACCTCCACTATTTTTAATATGATCTGATAATGAAATCGTTGGTGCATCTGGTATTACCTCTTGCAAATCTTCTTTTGTTGCACCAAAAAGAGTTGTTGCTCCAGAATCTTTATCTTTTATCTTTGATAAAACTTTATTGTTACCACCGCTACGTTTACTTTCTGCAAATCTTAATAAAGCAGATGGATCTTTTTTAATTCCATTTGGAATATCGTCATTATATTGGAATATATTATAAAATACTCTAGCATATAATGCTAACTTTAGTTGATAAACAGAAAGATGTATAATTGGTTTTCCATAAAAAGATGAAACATCTTCAGTTTGAGAAAGATACATATTAAAAAAATCTCTTAATACACTTTCTTGAATTAATTCTTCATTTAATCTACTAGAACAACTTGAGTTTTGTTTAATCAAAGCGGTGATGTCTTTATCATCTAAATTTCCAAACTCTTCTTCAGTAAATAAATGTTGTTTTAATTCTTGGTCTTTAAATAAAATATATCTAATAAACTCTTCATTAGCTCTAGAATTAGCAAAATCTTCGGCAGTAGTACCAACCACTTCTTTTCTTTTAATTTTTAAAATATTTAACTCTTTTTGCCTCTCGTTTATTGTTTCTTGTAAAGCTTTTTTTTGTGAAGGAAGAATAGTATTTAATAAAGAGTCTTTTAAATTATCGACTTCAAGTTCTAAAGATGATATTTTATAATCATCATCATTAGACCACAAATCATCTTCTTTTAATCGCTTTAAAGCTTCTTCCTCAGTTGGTATACCCTTATTAACTGCAATGTTTTTATATTTATTATAGTATTTATGAATATACCTTTGATCTCTAATAGAAAAATGTTTTAGGTATACTGGTTCACCTTTAAAGTAAAACTCAGTATACCCATCAAATATTTCACCAACAATGGCTATATATTCTTCTTCACTCACACTTCATTCTTTTCAAGTTTCTCCATTAAACCATCAAATGATTCTTTGTCGGAAGCTTGATTAAAGAACCAGAAAGCTAAAATAGTCGCAGCCTTCTTAGTAATTAAAAAATAAAGACTATCATCAGATTCTTCTCTTTTATAATATTCTTCAATTTTTTGATCAAAATCACCAGCCCCGAAATATGGTTTTGGATTTTCATCTTCTTCTTCTTGAATATAAGTAAGCATGATAACATACCATAAAATCAAACGATTCTGAGCTTTAACATCAGCAGTATGATCGAAAAGAGATTGATAGTTTGATTCAAATTCTACAATTTCACGGCGAGTTGCGGCGAGTTCTTTTGTAATTTCTTCAACCCTAGTCTTTTGTTTATCAGATTTATCTTGAATAATTTCAAGACGGGAATATTCATTTTGTAAATCAAAAATCTTTTTATAAGCATCGACTAATGAACCAGCGGCATCTTCACTCATCAAGCCACCAGTGTCACTATACTTTTTGGCAAGCATAGCTTTTGTTAAAATACCCTTTTTAACGCAGCGACTCATTTCAACACTGAACTCTAATTCAGCTTCTTCCAATTCTCTGCGTGAAGGTCTTTTTAAACGAATTGAAACGGGTACTTTTTCCTTTACCTTTTTCTTGGTAGTAATTTCTTCCCCTGTTTTCTTATCCTTTTTAGTAGATTCAATTGTTTTCTCTACTTCCTTATCGACTGTGAAACTATATAATTCTTTGAATTCCATATTATTTTTCTATTATATTATTTAAAAACAAAACTTACAGTATAATTATTAATTTCATCAGAAAAATTCCTTAAACACTCATTTCCCTGATCTAATATTCTTTTGCGAATATAAGCCAATTTTGATTCGTCAAAATGATTTGCAGCTGAAATTACGGAGTGATATTCTTCTGGAATATTATCATATAATTTTTTATAATGATAGTCGTGATCTTGTTTCATATCCTCGATCATCATTAACATCTGTTTAAAAATAGCCGTAATTGACTGTTTTGACTTTTTTTCTAAAGAATTTTTAGCATTCATCCTTATACCTTAATAAATAATAAATAAAAAAGTGTAAATTTCAATATGCCAAGCTTAATTAATTTATCTAGACAAAATAAAGTCATTTCAGCTTTAGCTGATTTGCATGATACATTCTCTAGAGAAATCACAGTATATAAAAATGCCAAAAAGATAGCTATATCCAGCTCTCCTCAGTATAATTCAATTTATGGAAATATTGGAGCGACTACAAGCGTAGAATACGAAACTGTATCTTCTACATTTATGGCGAGAATTTATTATTTAAAATTAGAAGAAGAACATTTTGCTGATAGTTCTTCTAATAAAGGCTCCCAAAATAAAATTATAATGCCCCAAGGTTCTGTTAAAATTGTAGTAGATCCAGATGGTTATAATTATATTAAAGAAGCTAGAAAAGTAGAATTTGACGGTATAACTTTCTCAATTAGAAGTGATGGTAATCCAATGGGATTATTTTCAAATCAATACTATGAATTCTTTTTAACACCAATTGATGAATAATGGCGAAACGACTTCCAGCAGATGTTCAGAAAATAATTAACTCACAATCACCAAAATTACTTAGAAAAGAATTTGAAATGATAGTGAGAAAAGAATTTTTAATAATTAAAAATCAATTAATTCAAGAATTTTTAAATCATCCTGTTACAAAAGAAATTCAAGACGGACCTAATGCATCCAATACAAGTGGTACTCTTGGTGGTCAAGGAAACTTATTTTCATTTATTGGATTTTTTGATGGAACAGATCCAATCAAAGATATATTAAATATATTTGAATCAATGGAAGTATATTTTACCAAAAATATAGATTCTGGCAGTTTATTTACTATTAATTTCCCAGAACCAAAAGATATATTTGCTGTAACCCCAATGCCGTGGGCAACTGGTCGTAGTTGGGCAAAAGGAATAGAATCTGGTATATCTGGTTTAGGATACTATTTATTTATAGATAGTCCTAAAAGTAGATCTGGAGAAGCTGTTCAGGTAGATGGTAAAATAAATGTAGGCAAATTTAAAAATACTAAATATATATCAGCATTATTAACAAAATACAAAAAACAAATAACTAATTTATATGATCGAACAATTCCAACATAGGGCAACTACTTCATTTTTTCTTTGGTTTGATAATTACTTACTAAAGAAAGGGCAAGCTTATTCAAATAAAACTGGTAAATTCTACTATTATGCAGATGATCGTCTTGATGGTAGATATAAAGCCTTTGGAAGCCCATATAAACAATGGGTAACTGATAGTTCTATTGCTGGAGCTGATGTGCCAAGTGGGGTATGGATTAACAATACATTTACTTCTCGCAGTAATAATTTAATGCTTGATTTTGAAAATGGTAGAGCTTTAGTTAGTGGAGCTGCTAATACAGCTAATATAACAGGAAGTTTTGCAGTAAAAGATTTTAATATATACTTTACTAATGAAGGCGAAGAAGATCTTTTGGTTGACAAAAAATACAACTCAAATCCAAGAGTTTTCAGTTCTACTCAAAGCTATGTGCAACCATACGATCAGGTTGTTCCAGCTATATTCTTATCTAGCCAATCAATTAATAACCAACCATTTGCTTTCGGCGGCGAAGATACTACAAAAATATCCATGAAAGCTGTTGTTATGGCTGAAAATGCCTATCAATTAGATGGAGTATTATCAATTTTTGCAGATTCTCAAAACGAAGTAATTACGAATATACCATTTACTGGACACCCATTAACAGAATATGGTGATCTTAAAAATGGCTCATATTCATATGAAACATTAAAAAATGAAAATCAAAATAACCCATTATTCTTTGTCGAAGAAGTTGTTACCTCTAAATTAACAGACAAAGCTCGCAAAACTTTAGCTAATGATTTATATATTGGATTCATTGATTTTGAGATGCATCAGCAAAGATATCCTAGATCCTAAAAATAATTTCTCATTTTAAAAATTAAAATGTAAAACTAATAAACTAAATATTATGCCTAGAAACAGAGTAATTTATCAATCAGAAGGTCTTTATGTTAGTCAACAAGCTACTTCAACAGCAAGTGGTAAGCACTATCAATTAGACAGAGTTCAGAGCGCAAACTATAATTTCAACATTGCTCGTCAAGATGTTAACCAATTCGGTGAATTGGCTCGTATTGACTCAATCGTTCTTGAATCACCAACAGTTTCCCTTGACTTTTCATACTATTTAACAGATGGAGCCAACGAATCCGCTCTTGGATTCTACGTCTCAACTGGAAGTCAAGCTGCAAGCCAATTCCCATCTGGACAATTAACAGACGGAAGCGGTCAAAACTTTTACATCGTAACCACAAGCGAAGGTGCAGACTTAAATTCAGAATCTAGTCTTGCTGGAAAATCTGTAATCGGTATTGGTAACGCTTACCTTACTGATTATACCGTTGACTTATCAGTAGGAAATATTCCAACTGTTTCAGCTTCAATGGAAGGTTCAAATATGAATGCTTTCACAATTTCTGGAACAAACAGTGGTACTAACGCAGCAATCAACCAAGCAGATGGAACTAAAGTTGGAACCTCAATTCTTCTCGCCAATCCAAATGGTAATACTGGAACTAACATTGTTAATGCCTTACGTCCAGGAGATGTTACCATTTCGTTTGGTAGCTTTACTGGAACTGGTGTTGGTGGTGCAACAGAATTAAGTCAGCTTCACTTACAAAGCGCAAGCCTTTCTCTTCCACTTGGACGTACTCCAATTGAAAGACTTGGTTCAAAATTTGCATTCGTTCGTACTGTTGACTTCCCAATTACAGCAACTCTTACTGTTAATGGTGTACAAAGTGAAACAAGCCAAGGAAGCCTTGTTGATCTTGTTGAAGCTAATCCAAAACAAGATATCACAATTACTGTTAATAAGCCAGGTACATCAACTCCAGCCGTTAAATATACTGTAAAACGCGCTCAACTTGATTCACTTGGTCTTTCAAGCTCAATTGGTGCTAATAAAACAGTTGACTTAACATTCACTACTCAAATCGGTGGCGCTAACGATACTTCAAATGGTATCCAAATGAGCGGTAGTTTCACTAACACAATCTTTAGCTAATACAGCTAATATAAAACCCTAATAAATAAAAAGAGGCTGAGAAATCAGCCTCTTTTTTTATATATAAATTTAAATAAAAAATCAATAATAAATATCTAAATTAGTTTCAATACCACCCAATTGAAGCGGTTGTGATTGATATATATTATACTTTGCAACAAGTTGATTTAAACGCACTTCAGCGTCATCAGCCATGCTTTTATAGACCTTTGCCACTTCATTTTTATTGGTGAATGTAACAGAGCTATTGCCATCTCTAAGGCTCAATATGTCTCCACCACCACCATTAGAATCAACCAAACCCCTTAATGCGTTTCTAGATTGCTTTCTATAATAACTAGCTAAATATAGCTCTTTATAAATAGCTTGAGATTCTAAATCAAGCTCTGCATCTGAACCACTATAAGAAGTATTTAATAATGTATTTAATTGTCCAAGGTTAGCATCTAACCATCCTGAGATATGAGAACGTGGCATAATGCCAGTATCACTATCAAATTCTGTCTGAAATATTTTTAAAGATAAGTCCGCAATTACACTCATACTTTATATTACACTTAAATATCATTAAGTATTTTAAGTAATTCCTTGTGTTTTGGATTATTTGGATCAATTTTAAAGCTCTCCATCATGGTAGGCATAATGTTTCTGCGGCTATTTCTCGTGGATGCTTTAAACTCTTTAATTAAAATATTTTTTAATGTTACTTGGTCGTGAAACGGATTAAGCCCAACCTTTTGGGCAACCTTTTGCATTTCAGATAGAGACATTTCTCTTAAATTCGCTTCAAATACTTCAAGTTCATTTGTACCAAATGGACTAATCTCTGATACTCCCAATAGGATCTCAAGTTCCCTCATTTTACCAACAAATTCTGGAGTTCCCACCTTACCAGAAGCTCTCATTTCATCTATTTCTTGAACTAATGTTTTCTTTTCTGTTGAACCAACAGCTACATCGTTTACTTGTTCCAAGCCATTAGTAATTTCAATTTTCTTTTTTCTAGCCATACTATATTATACCATTAATACTGGAAATTTAAACAAAAAAAAGAGTCACCCCTTTCAGGGTGACTCTTAAATTTATAGCTTGAATTAAGCGAGGCCAGAAACAATCTTGCCAACGAGAGCGCGATTGTCAAGAACCATACGTCCTTCTTCAAGTGAACCGAAGTAACCGATCTTGTTCTGACGGATGCTGTACTGGTCATCAGCGGTAAGGCTGAATTCAGAACCATTCTCAGAATCAACGGCAACTGCACGGATAAGGGACTCACGTCCACGGTCAAGACCAATGATGATTTCTTCATTAGCACCATTGAATGCAGCGGAGCTGCCACCAGCGGCGGTTGTGTAGCTTTGTGAAGAAACGTTATCAAAGATTGTGTTGAAACGCTGACCACGGCCAAGCTCATTGATTTCCATGATAGCAACTCCATAAAACTCAGGAATACCTGCGTTGTTATAAACAGCTGTTCTCATTTCATCGGTAGCTGGAATATCAGTCTTGCTTCCAACAGTGTTGATTGGATTGTAAGCCATTGCACGAAGCTCTTGAACAACTTCTGGAGAAACAATGAGGTCAGTGATACCACGTCCACCACGTGCTTCTGGAGTTCCCTTGAGCCATGAGGTATTGATTCTCTTGGAAAGGGTGAAGAGTTCGTTAAGGTCAGCAAGAAGGAAACGGCCATTTGTATTGGCGCGTTGTACGTGTTGCTTACCATTTGTTTGAGCAGCAGCAAGTGCGCTAAGGATAAGGTTAGCAGAGGTCTTCTCTTGCTTAAGAAGGATTTCTTGAGCCATACGAGTAAAGGTCTTGCTAACTACATCCATGCGGCTCTTAGCAGCATAACGCTTGTCAAAGCTAAGTGCTGAGTCAAGAGTATATGTAGCGATCTTCATTTCAGAAACAGTTGGGAGAACTTGGTTCTGTGGAAGACCACCAGCTACGCTTTGGCTGTAAACAGTGATATAGTCTTCAGCTGTGATGTCATAATAGAGATCAAGCGGAATGCTTGGATTGTCATCAGCATTAAACTGAAGGCTTGTGAATAAGTTACTAAGGGTAGGAGCGTTGTTGATAACCTCAGCCAATACTGGTCCGATGAATTCAGCAAGTGCAACCTGAGCTTCAACTGCAACCGCACGGTTCTTTGAAGCCATAGCCTTAATTAACTCGACTTGTTCTGGAGTTCTTTTTAAAGTAATTTTCATAGTTTTTCTTCTTTTATTAAGGGGTTAAATTATAATCCAAGACCAATGATTGCATAGGTTCCTGTTGATCCAGCAGCACCTGCGAATTGATCGATTGCTGTAGCTGCAACACGTGAGCCAGTAGCAATAACTAAACCAACTTTTGCGGTGTCGGTAACTGTGCAGCCTGTGAGCTTACCGCTAGTTGTGGAGAGTTTTACACCACCACCAACTGTGAGTGAGCCATCATAAGCTGTGCTTGTTAAAGTGAATACTCCGCGAGTAGCAACTGGAACGGATTGTCCTGGAAGTACGCACATAAGCTCTTCAGCTTTTTGTGGGTAATAGAGGAGTTTTTCGCCGTTTTCGTCGAATTTTGCGGTTTGACGAAGTGTCATACCAAAGCAAGCTGAACCTGAAGCGGCTGGCTTAACTGTAAGGCTGACCTTTGGATATTGATTAGCTCCAACGAATGGATAATTGGTTTTACCAAGATAGGAATCGTATGTGCTATCATAGGTAATTGTATCAAGGTTAAGGTTTGCTGAGTCAACTGTTACGAAAACTCCAGCATCTCCATAGCTTGAACCAGTTACGCTTTCATTAACATAGGTATCGCCAAGAGCGAACATGTTAATAACATCGTTGTCACTGTATTGTCTGAATGGTAATGTTCTAAGTGCCATATGTTTTTTTGTTTGTTAGATTGTTTTTTTAATTAGGAAATAATGATATTTTCACGATTGAAAGCTGATGCGAACTTGTCACGGAGTGAAGCAGGTTGGCGAGAAGACTCTTCATTTGAACTGGAAATTCCAGCTTCTGCAACTTCTGAGTTTTCAATAGCCTCTTTAATTACTTCTTCTTCTGATTCTGGTTCGATTGAAGCCTTTGACTCTTGCATTTTAGCAAGTTTCTTAGCAACTTCTTCATCAATCTTATCTTGGATTGATTTTTCGATAGCTGCCTTAGCTTCTTTGTTCTTATGCTTCCACATGATGGAAAGTTTGTTTTGGAATGAAGCAAATGCTTCTTCTGTTTCACCGATTTCTTTTAACTCTTGAGCTAAAAGTTGACGATCTTCATCATCAAGGTCGTATGATTGATCAACAGATTCCATGCGAGCGTTGAAACGAGCAAGTGCTTCATCAGCCTTTTTGGAAGCTTCAAATTCAGCAAGCTTTTCACTTGCATCAGCAAGTTGCTTGCGAACTTCTTCCATAGAAGCCTTGAGTTCTTCTCTCTCTTTTGCTAAAGCTTCTTTTTCTTCATCAGCTTTAGTAAGAGATTCGCGGTATTCTGTATCTTTTTGCTTAATAGCATCAGCAAATGTGCTGGTCATATTAGCAACTGCTTCTTCAGAAAATTTCTTTTCAATGAGAAGATCCTTCAATTCGGAAAGTACTTGTTCAATATCCATAATGATTTCTTTTTTGTTTTTTACATTAATATTTTTATTTTGTGAAATTTTTGACTCAACTTTTTCAGTTAATTCAGGTTTTTTAATTTGAAAGTATGTTTTTTTATCTCTTTTATCTTTTATTTCTACGTTAGTAGAATCATCTTGTGAAGAATAAAGACCCTTAACATCTGCGGCAGGAGTAGTTGTAAACCCAATACCAAGAGGATAAATATCACCTCTTAATAATCTATAAACTTTTGATCCATCATCTAATTTACCAGAACCACCATAAGCTCTAAGTTTAGCTCTCATTTCTTCAAAATGTTTTGGGTTCTTAATAATCTCTGCATCTTTTAAATCATTACCGCCAACGGCAATTACATAATCACTAAAACCAACTTCCCAACTTGTAGATATATGTTGATATAAAGAATCTTCTGGATCTACAGACCTTTCTATTAACTTCGCAAAATCTTTGTTTGCATATTTATAAACAACTGCTCCAAGGGAAATATTAAATGGATCTAAACGATCTTTAATCTCTTCAACTGAAAGCATTTTGTTGTCATTACCATATTCGCTAAATCCAGCAGATACGATATGTCCTACAATTTTGCTTTTTTCATGTTCAATATTTGTTGGTTTATGAATAAAGTTTTTAACTACCCTCGTGGCAGTTTCTGTATCCATGCCATCATCATTTTTATTGAATTTATTTACTACAGCAGCATTAAAAGCAACAGCAAGCAAATCAATATTTTCTGAGAAATCTATATCTTGTGGAATTAATGGTTTTAAATTCTCTAAAGACGCTTTAGAAATAAATGTTTCATCACCAATCGCGCAAGAATATATTGGGGCTTCAAATTTTGTGGTGTATTTATACTTCATATTTAAAAATTAACCTTCTTTTTCTTCTTCATCATCTTCGCCCTCTTCCATTTTTTCTTCTTCTTCTGTTTCTTGATTTTCATGAGAAGCAGGATCTGAAGGCTTGTCCATTTTTTCAAGAAGAGCTTTTTGAAGTGCTGATGGAAGTTTTTTCTGAGCAGGAGTTAATTCTCCAGAATCACTTTCTTCCATAAGCATACCTTGCATTTTATCAAATTGAACCATGCAAGCTTTCATAGTTGATTCATCATCCATATCAGTTGTATCAACAAGAGCTTTATCATCTGATGCACATGCACTCATAAATGATTTATATACTGCAGCTTTTTTGTCTGCCATTTTAGCAAGAGATACTTGGATTTCTCCGTTTTTAACTTCCACTATTTTTTCAAGTGGCACTTTGATGTCTTCTGGATTAATTTTCATTTATTTTTTGAGAATGGTATAAAATTGCTGCTGAGTAATCATCTTCTAATTGATGTTCTGCCAATATAGATAAAATATCTGGCATAGTATTTAATGAAGCGATATTATCAAAATTATTTACACAGGAATTTGCTATTGATTCCCAAGTTTCTATATCACTTGAAACTACAACAGCTTCACATAACTTATTCAACATGTCTTGTTGTTGTTCATTAAACTTCTTGATATTAAGTTTTTTCTTTAAACTAGTTGAAATAGTAGCGCGTGTTTTTTCAATTTTATTTACTACTGATTGAATATCTTTTACTGAATAATTTCCTTTTACTAAAGGAATTCCAGTTGTACCTTCTGGTCTTCCAGCTACTTTATTAGTAGTATTTTTTTGAACTTGTTCACCATCTTCTCCACCTGGAGAAATCAATGGAACGCCACCAACTAATGGGTTATAGTAACCATCTTTTCTCTCTTCATTAAATGTATTTTGCGCTGGCGAAATATCTTTTGCTTTTGGGAATTGACCAGTATGGAACATATCCATACCTTGTTGTGGAGTAAGAACACCAAGCTCCATAAGCCTTGTTGTAATGCGCATAAGTTGAGTTTGATCTCTCATATCAATATCTCTAAACTTTGCTGTTGGAAACGATCTAAATCCTAATTCTTTAGCTATTCTATTAATTTCGACTTGTAAGAAATCATTTAAGAATGCATTTCTAGATTCTTTTAATCTATCAATAAATATTTGAGCTTTAACTTCTGTAGCGCTATATTTTTCTTCACCAATAACAATGTTTTGAAGACCTTGTTTAATATCTTCATTTAAAACTTTATATTTTTCAGAACCTAAAACTTTTCCTAAATCTGGTATAACAAATTCTGCTTTTGTTGTATAGTCTGAAACTAATACTCTTCCAACGCTTTCATTTTTAAATAAACTTTGCATTGCAGATAAGTTTTGAGCATTAATGCCGCCTTTATCTGGTTCAGCGCCCATAGTAATTAACAAAATAACGTTTTCTACAGTACGAGTAATTGCTTGATCCATTTTCTTAAGCTCCATTTTAGCATTAATATCCTCAAGAACTGGATATCCAAATGGAACCGCAAATGGTTCATAATCTTGTTTTTTATAAAATGAATAAGTTAATCTTTTTGGATCAAGTTCAATCTTTAATCCATCTGTATAATATGCCCCTTTTTTAATATCTTTTTTAACAGAAGATGGCATTGCATCTAAAATTTCCTTATCTTCTTCTGTAACTGGATTTTGCAATCTAGCTAATTCATATTCTGATAAAATCTTTTCGTATGCGCCAACGGCAAAAGTAGAACTTCTCTTTGCGACAATATCAAAAGGATTAAGTAAAATATACTTAAGTGGTATTTTATTATTGCCCAAGATACCAATTTGATTAACTAATTTGGCAAAATCATCTGTTTTAAACTTACCATCAACTCTATATAAAAAGATATTGCCACTTCTATAATATTCTCTAAAATATTGGTCGCTTAAGTTCCATAATTTAATCTTTTTAAACCATTCTGTAAAAAATTCTCTGCTTTTTTGAGTGCCGCCTTCAAGATAAATTTCTGTATTAGCAAACTCAGACATGATATCTATAGCGTTTCTAAAAACAGCAACATTAGCATAAGCCTTTTGGCAAAGTTCAATAGCTTCACGAACATTAACGCCATCCATAGCGTAATTATATGGAAGTAAACCATTTCTAATGCTCCCAAACCTATCTGTGGTTGGAGTCATCGCAGATACATTTTTTCTAGAACCAGTAGGACTTTCTCCGCTTCTACGAGAATAGGAAGCTTTACTAAAAATCAATTCTTTAGTATTTGCTGTAGCGTCTGATACATAAAATGGCTCACCACATAACTGCGGCTCATAATTTTGTGTTTGTGGTATGACGTTACTTATGGAAGCTTCTACTTTTTTAAATTTAGTCCAATAATCTGATTTTTTATTATACTGTCTTTTTGAGCCGCTCATACTTTTACTATTTTACACCGAAATGTCAAAAAGTTAACTTTAAAAGTTAATTAATAAACATTGGGACGAATGTGGCTTGAATATTCTGCTCTTGAAGGTTAATCATATCAAAATAAGTTTGCATCATCCAGTTGCCTAAAACTAACGTAGAATAAGAGTCTTTTCTTGCTTTATCAGCCCCTCTTTGCTTTTTTAGATTCATTGGTAAGTCAAAACTTTGCGTACCTTGAGCTGAAGTATTTACTTGAATAAGTGCGCATTGTACTTTAATAAGTTCAATATTGTCTTTTAATTGTTCAATAAAATCAATTTGTCTAGCGCCAGATTCTTTTTCATCATCATGCCTTGAGAATTTTAATGTTTGAATTGGTATATTAGCTAACCTTTGTTTATTATAAGCTTCATCCATTGCCGCTCCAGCAAACCATATTCTCTTGTGATCAAATGCTGCCTGTAACGATTCATTGGCATATCTAATCCAAGCAGAACTTGGTTTCCTTAAGTTAACTATTCTTCTAGTAGATACATTATATTGATTTCTTGCATCTCTCAAAGCCTTATCGTATTCTTGCGGATTATCGAAATCGGCATCAAATGTATCTAATTTAATCCCAGCTTTTTTAAATATTTCACTTTCATTACAAGAATTAATAAACTGAACGCCTCCGTTATAGTCACCTACAATTGAAACAACATTAAAATGAGTTAATAAATAATGCATATACTCAATATGCTTTTTCAAATTAGTTCCAGAAAGGGCATAGCTATGAACTACTGTTCCATTTCTTTTTTCTGGATTAATTTTTAATAATTGCATGGAGAAGTCGTCAGATCCTTCACTTTCTGACCAAGACGGGTCAAATGCTAGTATATATTGAGCCGTAGGATCGCCTACAACCTCTACGCTTTGACCTTCTCCATCAGGTATGGTGCAAAGCGCCATTTTGCTTACCTTAAAGTAACCAGAGCTATCGTCAGTAAATACAGCACCAAACTCACGATCAAACTGAGACTGACTCATTGTAGCTTTAGCTTGATTAATTAAGTTTTGGTCATAAAGTTGATCTGGTGCGCAATCGTAGCTAAAATGCATAATAACTCTATGGGCATTATCTTTTTCAGCATTATTAAAAATTAATGATTCATATTGTTGATATAGTTTATAAAGATATTCGAATTTATAACTTGCTGAAGATAATCCAATAATTTTGTTATTTGGCCATCTATAACGCTCTTCTTCAGACATCTTACCTTGTTGAATCAAAGTAGTTTCTAAATCATAAAGCTTTTGTCTTTCAGTTGGGTTTTCTACAACAGAAAGGAATGGAAGAATAACTTCATTTAAAATCTTTTCTGGCATCAGAAGAAGCTCGTCAATAATCATTCTCTGGAAACGGAAACCACGGAGTTTTTCACCATCGCCAAGTGGCAGGGCTGTTATCTTGCTTCTACCAATTTCAATTACCCATTCATCATTTGTTTTTGATATTCTATTAATGCATTGAGAAAGGAATCCAGCTTTAGGGCTTCGAGAAATCTCTTCAATCTTACGGAAAATCATTTTAGACTGCCTGAATGATTTACTAATGATTCCAATATGTACGCCTTGATTTAAAATCGCATCTAGAATAGCAAAGATTGCGGTAGAGAAAGATTTACTCATACCACGGGACCAGATACCCAAAAAGTAATCAGTTTCCATCATAGCTTTAATTGCCATATGTTGGAACGGGAATAATGAAACACCTGTAATTAATTCAGAAGAGAAAGATGGGTTTTCTTTTAAAAATTTATATAATAAAATTTTAGCTTTCTTCTCGTCAATAAAACCTTTTGTATCAAGTATCTCTTGATTAATGTTTTTAAATTTTTTATTTAATTTTTGATTACCAGCTTCCCAACTCATGATTTTTTCCTTTCAAAATAATTCATTACGCCAGAATCTAAGAAATATTGTATATCTGTATTCCAGACTTTTTTACCTAAAACCAAAAGCTTTGGAATAAGGAGAGTGCTATTACTTCTATTTCCACTAAATACAAACTGGCAGCAGTCTCTAAAATCGTGCTGTATTGTTCTCATATTATGGAAAACATATTTTAAATTTACTTTTTGTGGAGTAAAGATATTCTTTTTTTCCATCTTGTATAAATCTGTTTCTACAACAACAAATAAATAAGACCCAAGACTTCTACATCTTTCTAATTCTCTACGAAATCTTTCATAACCATTACCCATTGTATTGCAAAAATCATCATAAGACTTTCTATCTACATAAGTATAGCTATAATGCTCGCCACCAACGGCATAATCACCAACATCTAGTTTTAATTTCTCAAAATTTTTAAAAGGAAGTGGCTTTTGCTCTCTTGTATCTATAAAAATTTTAATTTTTGAGTAATCATTATGAAATTCTTTTGGGAATTTACCGCCAAACATTGGTTCGACTAAACATTTTTTACAAGCATCAGTATAACTTCCATAGAATTTTTTATAAACATCTATTGATGGGAGTTGGTTAGTATATAACTCTATTGAGTTTGGTGCGTATTTTAATTCTTTTTTTTCTATGCGATCTTTTAAAATTTTAATTATATAATCAGAAACTTCTGAGAATGGAGCAGAGTCACACCATTTTAATAATTGATCACGATTGCTAAAATCTTTTTCAAAGTATTCGTCGTAGTTTTTAAACTGCATTAAATCGCCAGTTAATTTATTTCTACGCTGATAGTTTTTAACATAATACTCACCCAACAGCATATCATGCTTTTTGATATGCGTATGAAGGCTTTTTAGGGCAGGGAACTCCTGTCCGCACTCTTTACACTTAAATGACATCTTCTTGAGAAATACCTAAAACCCTTGCTTTCCATTCGGACATGCCTTCAAGTCTGTGAGCTTCTTGTTGAATGACTTCTTTTTGCATCTCAGCCATTCTTACCATATTTTTTCGTTCTTCTTCATCTTGGAAAAATTGAACCAAAGAAAGAATAGATGCATTTTCCTTATGCTTATTCTTCATTCGTTCAGAACGATCTCCCTGTAATTTTTTTGTAAGATTTTCGATTCGACCTTCGCACTGATGATATTCAGAGCTTTTAGCTTTAATAATTTCTGCCAATCTTATACTCATTTCTTCTTGATCGTTTGCAATATCAAACAAATCATTGAGCTTATTAAGGTGTTTACTTACAACTTCTAAATTAATAACTTCTTTGCAGACGTTCATGTATAAATTAATTTCATCTGCTGTTAAATCTGGTTTATCCCAAGTTAAACGAATAAATTCTTGCTCAAATAACTCACGATCATCTTTAGATGTATAGTTATTGACAATTTTAACAAATCTAGAATTATTAAGGTTTATCCCCAACCTATCTACGCAATTCTTATGTTGCCTATTTAACTTATCTTCTTCCAAAAATAACCCAGTGGCATCGTTGATCTTCTTGACGATGCGCCCAGTAGACTTGGGGGCAACGTAACTGCTGAGTGAGGCATCAGTATCTTGAGATGGTGTATAGTCTGGATTAGCTTCTCTGAGGATATCGAGAACGGCTCTCTGTTCAAGAGAAAGTGGTTTAACTTCTTTCTTTGGGAAAACAATTTCGGCAATCTTTAAAGAAGATAACCCATCATTACCTTGTTTAATAATAAAATCTTTTTGTTCTTCAGTAAACTCGATACCTTCTTTCTTTTCTCGTCTAGCAGTTTTAAATTTGAGCTTACTCTCAATCATAAACTGTCTAATTAAGCGCCCCTCTTTACTTCTGCCGTCAATGTCTGGGTTATCGAAAACGCGACGAGTGATCTCATTCAAATCAGAAGTAGATTTGTAGATCTCGACAACTTGCTGTTTTTGTAATTCAGTTAACATTGTTATTCTATTATAATATCATTATCTCTAATTATTTCTTCAGCTTTTTCCCTAAGCATTTTTTTAAGATTTTTTATTTGTTTGTATCCAGCCTTTCTGTTTTTTTCATTTGTTTTATAACCCATATACTTAGCAACCTCTTCTTCGGGCTTTTCTTCGAAAAATAACATTATGTAAACAGTATAGTGTTGTTCACTTAATTTGGCTTTTAATAATTCGTTTAATCTTTCTATTGCTGAATCAAAATGAATTGATGTGTCTGGTTGGGAATCTATTTCTTTTAAATGATTTTCTAAAGCAACAGGCAATTTAATACCATACCCCGCTTTCTTTTGCTTAGACCATTTTGCATACATATCGCAGGTTGCATTTTGATTACCACTGCGAGTCCAAGAACAAAGGTTATCACCCATGTTAAACTTGCACTGCATACAAGGTTTAACATAATTAGTATAATTGTTTCTAATTATGTTTTTAATTTGATTAGAAGCTATTCTTGCTATCCAAGGCTCAAGAGGAAGTGATTGATCCCACATATCCCACTTTTTGTGGATGTGAATCTTAATAATCTGCTCTACATCGGAGAAATCAAACCAATTGATTGCATTTAATTGCCACTTAGACCTAAACTTTCTTATAGTAGCATCAATGACATCGGAATAATCTTCATATTTATATTTTTTATTCCCCACTGGTAGATTTTTCGCTAATAAAATCATCTACCGTTTTGGAACGGCGACTCCTCCTCGAAACACCCGCATTACCTTGGCCAAATAAAGAACCAAGAGTAAATTGATTATTTCCCTCTTCTTTTTCGATGTCTACTTGTAGATTTCGAATATTAGGAACATGTTGAACGTTAGTGTTTTCACCATCGTCTTCTTCATCCTCTTCATCAATATCATACTTGGCGCTAGTTACTTGCTTTTTTGGTGGCAAGAAAGAAGCTCCAAAAGACTGACCACAGTTGGAACAGAATTTTGGTTGAGAGTATGTATATTGATGTTTGGTCCCGCAGCTTGAACAGAATATTTGACTCATTTGACTTTTTGTTTAATTTCTTTAACGTCCGTTAGTATATATTCAAGCTTTGTGTTAATTATTTCTATTTTTTTATTTAAATCAGCCTCATTTTCTTTATTTGAGGATTGTATTATTAAAACTTTATTTTCTAAAACATCAAAAGCTTCAACTGTTGCATATCTACTATTAAGCCACAAAATAACAATCCCGAAAAGTATTGGCAAGACCCATTTTAATGCGGTTGCAGCTTCTGTAATTGTAGTTTTGGTTTTTTGAGTCATGGCTTAGGCTTGTGGGGACAAAAAGTAGACAAGATACAACCGCCCTTATTTTTTTGCAATTACATTTAGCTGTGCGCTTTGGCAGGTCTTGTCTGATTTTATTTACACATTTTTTTCTGCTTTTTGTAATCTTGAGATTAAAAATTTCAAAATTTCACTGCGTACAATGTCTGACTCATTAAAACAGAAAGTACACACGCCTTTTGATTTACTTTCTTCATCATCAAAGATTCTAAACATCGGTGAGAAACCAGAACGGCCATTAATATCACTTTGCATGAAGTCGCCGCAAATAATAAGTTTTGTTCCTTCTCCAACGCGAGTAATTAAAGTTGTAAGTTCTTTAAATGTAAAGTTCTGCGCTTCATCTGCAACAACAATCTTATCTGTCCAGTTTGCACCGCGAAGAAAGTTAATTGGTATAGCACCAATCTTGCCTTGACCTTTCAACCATACTACATCTTGTGGTACAATGATTTCATCAAGCTTATCGTAAAGAGGAATAAGGAATGGATCAAACTTTTCTGCTACATCTCCAGGTAAACTACCTAATCCTTGGTCAGCGCTTTCGATAATACTACGAACATAAAGTAATTCGCGCTCTTTATCTTTAATCATCATTTGGATAGCCGCATATAACGACATATATGTTTTAGAACTTCCTGCTGGACCCGATACAAATATGATTGGGTTTTGGGGGTCTAAGACCATATCCAAAAACTTTTGCTGCTTTGGAGTAAACTTAAATTTACGGGGTTTTAGTTTAATGCTATGTTCTAATTGAGGACGAATCTCAAGAGAACCCGACAAGTCGGTTTTTTTCTTTGCCATTCAGATATATTTACACTAAATGGGGGTATTTTTAATTATAAAATAATCTCTTTTGCTTTTATTTCTGTTAAGCAAAAACCATCTTGTTGAGTAGAGAAATTTTGAGATACAACAGTCGCGGTTGGGAATGAAATTGTAGAAGCGGATCTTCCATTCTTATCGGTTAGATAAACATAAAAAGAATCTTCATATCCATCATAATCAACAAAACTATCTACTTGAGTTGATTTAATTGTGAGTTCTTTTTCAACCTTATCTAAAAACACTCTACTTGGGATAGTTTCGCCAAGCATGTATCTTGGTGTTCTTTCACATATTACTCCATATGATATTTGTTGTTTATTTTCATCTGAAATGAATTCGCCACTGACAGTTGTAACTGTATGTCCATAAATAAGACTATCTTTATAAATTGAGCCGCCAGTATATTCTAAAATATAACCTCTAGTAAACCACCAAGTACTAACATCTGTATATAAAGAAGGATCGTTGACTACATCATTCCACTGTCCATTTGGAAGTCTTTGTAAATAATCTTCTCCAGAAATATTGAATAAAGCATTATCTGGTTGTCCACCACCCCAATTATTATAAGCATTATTAAAAGGTCCACCAGTACTCCTAGTGCCTGTCCAAAATGTAACACCATTAAGCCATTTCCATGTACCCTCTGTACCACTATCATTAGCACCAATCCACATTGCTCCATCATGTTGAGGTACTCTATTGTTTTTTTCCGCAGAATCTAAAATAGCCAAACGTCCACCCATGCCAGATGCTTCTCTATTTGCATTAGCCCATGTAATACCAGACTCTTTGTTTATAACATAAAATTCACTATCATTTAAAAAGAAACCTGGGGTAAGTTTTAAAGTATTAATTCCATCTATATCAAAAACACTAGGTGGCTCATAACAAACAAAAGAAGCATCAACAACAACTGGGGTAAAAGGTTGAATATTAACATTTAAACTTTGCAAGTAGCATTGTTTAAAACTATTGGTTCCTAAAATCTTTATTTCAGCATCAACATTGCCAGTCAAGTCTTCTAAACAAAACTTAGTTCCAGATGTAGCTGTTTCAGCATAGAATGAAATATTAATGTTATAATTTGCAAAACCATTTATTCCATATCCATCAAATTGAGTTTCTTGAAAATCATTTAAGACTCTATTGACGGAAAGATTATTTGATCCATTGATTGTTAATGATTTTGCTAATAAGTCGTAATCATCTATTTTTACTCTTATGTCACTATACGAAACCGCTGCCATGATTATACTTACACTTTTTAGGGCTGGGATTTTTTTTTATGTTGAGTATTAGTGTGGTTTGATAAATCGCTGGCGTTTTCGACAAATGGGGGGAGGGGTATGTGGATTGGACGTGGGGAGATTGAGGAAGAGTAGCCCCCCCACTGCGCTGTCAAAATTTCGTCCACTTTTTTCGAGAAATGGGGGAGGGTCGCACCTTGTCAACACATTTCGCGAAAATCTTTCAGAAAAAAAAATCTTTTTTTTTCGTTTCGATGTTGACTCCATGCCGTGCCGTGCTAACTTTCTCGCATGGCAACCACCACCGCCACCACCACGAAGGCCGTTTCCCTGCCAGTAAAGGGAACAAGCACACTCGCCGAAATCGCTCTTGCTATGGGCGCACAAGCAGACGGACACGCCTACACTTTCAACCTATCGGTTGAAATCGTAGGTGAGGAAATCACCACGAAAGCATCGGCCAGCGTTTCAAACGCGGACAAGGAATCGGCCCTTGTCAGCCTCACGCCAGCGGAACGGAAAGCAGTCGCCAAGTTCCAAGATCTTTGCAAGGCAAACGCCATGCAACGGACGGACGGACAAACTGCCACGCGCACGACATGGGCGGGAATCGTCAAAGGCTAAACATCACAAGCGGGGGCGAAAGCCCCCGCGCAACCTTAAAAAAATCAGACTCATGAAAATCAAGACCTTAAAAGGCAAACAATCGGAACTCCGTCCTTTTTTCCATTCATCGCACTTTTGCGATGGGTTCATCATTCACACCTACACCTACGCTTTCAACTTTGGCGAAAAGTTGACCAAAGGCGCACGGCTTTTCCTGCCTGAAAAGTCCGAAGCGGTCGAAGTGCCAAGGGAATATGTCGCGCAAGTTTTGCGCTCGTGGCGCAAAGCATGACCCAAGGCACAAGCGGGGCGGGAAACCGCCCCGCCCAAACTTACGCCCAGACCCCACCCTTGCAATGTTCAAGCGAACACTATTGACCTGCGCCCCCGACCTGCGCCCTGCGCCCCCGACCTGCGCCCTGCGCCCCCGACCTGCGCCCTGCGCCCCCGACCTGCGCCCTGCGCCCCCGACCTGCGCCCCACCTATTTGCTATTTGATAATTTGCTATTTGCTATTTTGCAGTTTGCTATTTGCGTCCCCCCCAAACCCCCCCGCATATCTATTTGTCAAGAAAAAAATTGCAGTTCTGTAAAAAAAATAAATGTTTTTTTTGTTGCACTCTCCACATCATCTGATAACTTTCTCCCATGTCCAACACCACTACACTCCCCGACAACTTCATCCCTCGCACGAATCAACTCGCCATCGTTGACGATGGATTCGGAAGATACTACGGATCATTTACTGGTCGCCAATGCAAAGACGGCAGTTGGCAAGTGTTCTACAAAAACATTTGCGGCGATAACTGCTGGACAAGCACGAACAGCGAGGGTATCAAAGTGACTCTTGACTAAACAAACACACACAAACACACACACATGAAACACGCATTCATTATCCTTGGCTCTGGCATCATCACCATGTCACCCTTGTTCAGCCTCATTGCCTTCATGCTCTACGGAGGTGAAAGCCCTACCATTGATGCAATCTGCTTTGTCACCTTTGGGTTGACTTGCTACTGCCTCGCGCATCTTCAATCCTATGTTAAGCATAACTAACACACACACACATGAGCGCACGAAATAAAGCACGAAAGATGATCAACGCACAAGTCTACGCCATTGTCGGCTTGTCTCTCGATGATCTACCAGATACCGCATTGCTATGCGATCACATCGACACACTTGAGGAGATGATCGAGGAAGCAGATAACATGACACCCATGAGTGAACTACTCGACTACGCACAAGAGGCGGCGATGGAGTTTCTAGAAGAGGAGGGCATGGCGATATGAGTGACGAACTCTTCGACATCCTCGCCCCTGCTGTGTGCTTTGCTACTACGCTCCTAGTAGCATGGCGCATAGTGCATGGAATAACTACACTTGAGCTGCCGCTGTAAGTCGTTGGAAATGAATAACTTACACCGCCGCGACCCCTTCGGGGTCCGCATGACATAAGTTTCTTACGCTCAACGAGTTGCAAAAAGTAAAGAAAAAAAACACATAAAAAAAATAAATAAAAAACACTTTTTTTGTTGCGTTATCTGAACCCCCTGCTATCTTTCTCTCATGTCCGACACCTACTATGCCACCGAAGTCAGCCCCGAAGAATATGCCGCGACCCTCGCGGAAGCCGCCGAACTTGCGCTCGCGGATTATCTTGAACACATCGAAAAGGAAGGATAAAAACATGAAAGAACTACTTGGAATTTTGATTGGAATAAATGCCGCGATTTGGCTTGTGGTTGCCATAATATCGGCGCAAATGTAGTGGTGAGGGGTCGTCGTGAAACTTACATCACGGCGACCCCGAAGGGGTCCGATAGGTGTAAGTTTTTGATTTTCAATGAGTTATGAATCTGCCCTTCAGCCCCCCCAATAGCCCCCCCATTCTATTTGTCAAGAAAAAAATTGCGGTTGGGCAAAAAAGATTTTTGTTTTTTTTCTTGAGGTTTTCCGCTCTGATGCTAACTTTCTCTTGTCGCTGATGAACGCGACACATCAAATATGAAAACTGCCACACATACCACCACCACCGAAAAAGTCACAATTCCCGTTCGCGGAACTGATACCATCGCCAAGATTGCCGAAGCTATGGGAGCAGAAGCTGATGGTCACTCCTATGTCTTCAATGTGAAAATTGAAGTTGTCGGAACTGAAATCATCGCCAAAGCTGGAGCTTCAAGGTCGAGGGCTGATGACGAAGCCGCTCTTGCTCAAATGACCTCTGCCGAAAAAAAGGCAGTTGCCAAGTTCATTGAACTTTCCAAAGCCTCTGCCGCCGCTCGTGTCGATGGTCAAGAAATTGTCAAGAAGTCTTGGCAAGGTTTTGTCAAGGGTTAAATTCAAAAAAAAGCGGGGGCGAAAGCCCCCGCCGCTTTCATAAGCCGTTGAAAGTCAAGAACTTACATCGCGGCGACCCCTTCGGGGTCCGCAACGCATAAGTTTTTCAATGGGACGCTGCGCGTCCCCCCCATAGCCCCCCCAATTGTATTTGTCAAGAAGAAAATTGTAACTTTTTACGAAAAAAAAATCTTTTTTTTCTTGTGCTTTTGGGTGTTTGAGTTATCTTTTCCCCATGTCCACCACATACTACATTGTTGTTGCCCCGTCCGCTATCCACCTTGGCTCTTGCCTTCTTGGGCATGGCCCCACACGCGAGTCTGCCCTGCAGGATGCCTATGGCGAGCGGTGGCGGTCACGCGCTCGTCGCGCTATCGTGCGCGAGATCACTGAGCAGGAATTTTGGGAAGAGTGGATGTGAGAGAAAGGGGTTGTCGTGAAACTTACATCACGGCGACCCCGAAGGGGTCCGATAGGTGTAAGTTTTTGAGCCTCAACGAGTTATGAAAAGTCAAGAAAAAAAATGCAACTAGGCGAAAAAGATTTTTGTTTTTTTTGTTGCGTTTCAAGTTAGCTGTGATAATTTTCTTACATGTCCAACACAACCAACACCACTCGCCCACGCACGAACACCTTTGTCGAATTCACCTATTGCGGGATGAAGTTGACAGGAAGCGTCACCGATACCAACACCCGCGATGGCGCATTCGTCATCATTTACCGCGACCCATACTGCGGCGATGTCAACTATGTCGCATCCAACGAAGTGGAAAATTTGAAAATCGGTTGAATTTTTCTTGCTATTCTTTCAAAATCAAATAACTTTCTCTTATGTCCATTGACCAACTCGCCCACGCCGACTCCCTTGAACTGCTCGCCATGTTCGAGGCTGTGTATGAAATCGAAGCCACAATGACCCCCGAAGAAATCGACGAGATGGAACGGGAAATGTTCTCACAACAATAACCAACACAAAAAACATGACCACGGAAAACGAAATCGCACAATTGATCGCCGCCACGAAAGGAAAATTCTTTTCGATCACCTTTCAAAAGAAAGATGGCACGATTCGCCAAATCAATGCCAAGGACAAATACATTGGCTTGATAAAAGGAACTGGTTCTGCTGGAACTGATGGATTGAAAGCCGCAGGATACTTTTCTGCAATCAATCGAAACAATCAAGGCTGGTTTAGCTTTAAGCCAGAAGCTGTCCGTCATTTCAAATGCGGAAAAATCGAAAAAACCTTTGCCCCTTAATAAAATGAAATCTGCTGTTCTTTGCTTATTCTTTTCAGTTGCTCACATTGCAATTTTTTCTTTCGTGAGGGCTTTTGGAATTGTCCCCGAAGATCTCAACTTTTGCGTCTTTTGGATCTGTCTTGCCTTGACATGGGCGGCGTGTTTCAAAAGCGCACTGCAAGAATAATTTTGTGAGTGGATAAAGATCGCGCCTCTGTGGTGGGGGCGCGATCATAACCGCTTGAAAATGAATAACTTACACCGCCGCGACCCCTACGGGGTCCGATAGCTGTAAGTTTTTGAAACTCAATGAGTTGCGCACCAATCCGCGCATCTATTTAGTATTAAGGATTTTGCTATTTGCTATTTGTCAACAGAAAAATTGTAGCTAGTGAAACATTTTTTTCTTGTAGAAAAATCGGTCTGTGATACTCTCTGAACATGTCCACCACATCACTAATCATCGCCATCGACAACCTCCGCCGCCAAATGGAACTCTGCGAAGAATTTTCAGACTGGGAAGGTTGCGAAAGAATCGAAGAAGAAATTTCTTCCCTTGAAGCAATCCTAGAAGAAAAAAATTTGACAGAAGCATAAAAAAATCTTACTCTTTCCCCGCCATGACCACCATCCAAAGAACATCACACAACAACACCTACAAAACCTCACTCTTTGACTTGAGCATCCCAAAGAGAAAAAACAGAAAGCCAATGATCTGCTTCACGAATCACGAAATGGCTGTTGCCATGTTCATCGACAGAGACGAGGCGGCAGATGTCCTGCAAAGAAAATTCAAAAATCTTGTTGACAGGCGCATCTCACGCGCATAACTTTCCAACGCCCCCGAAGTATTGGCCCGTCAGACACTAGTGCCGAACGAAGCGCGAATAGTTTGGCAGATAGACTGAGAGACTAGGTTCGACTCCTAGCGGGGGACACCCTTTCAACTACACACACAAAAACAAAATGCACAAACTACTCATAGGAGCAAAAGTCAAACACGGTTCGCCAGGTTATGAGAATGAAGAAATAATTTCTCGCATAATAAACAAGGGCGATCATGTAGAGGTCGAGTTTGAGTCTGGATTCTTTACCTTAATGAAGCACCACCAACTGAACTTCTTTGTTGAATATGGTTCAACAGACTACATTCGCCACAATTCAAATACTTTTGAATCCATGATCTATGTTGAATCTGTTTGCCCACATTGTCTTGCCGCACACTAAAAAAATGAAAGAAGAACTAGAAAAACAAAAAGCCTACCAACTGGGATTCTATGATGGGTTCACCGTTGGAGTTGAAAACAATACATTCACAGACGACATGGATCGTCACTTGTATCGTTTAGGATACGATGCTGGCGTAGCTGAATACTGCTGGGATCAAGATAAAATATTCAACTAGCCGCAAAACTTACATGGCAGCGACCCCGTAGGGGTCCGCAAGGTATAAGTTTTTCATTCTTGTTTTTACGCGCACACACATTCTATTTAGTATTAAGTATTTTGCCATTTGCTATTTGCTAGTGTTGATTTGTCAAGAAGAAAATTGCAGTTTATTCTGAAAATAAAATTTGACATCTCACATCTTTTTGATAAGTTTCCCCCATGCAACTAATTAACCACATCCTATCGCTATTCACACGCAATCGCAAATCCGTTTATGGTGCGCGTATCTTTGAACAACAATCTTGGCTTGACAAGCAGGTGCAAGATGCACAATGGAAACGCAGATTTCTTGTTGACTAACCCTAACCACACAAAAAAAATGAGACTTGGAAAAGCAAAAATCTCTTTGGAGTATGTCGTTGACTTGGACAATGAGGAAATGGTGGATCATGCCATTGGTGCTTTGTATGAAGATTTGATGGAAGCATACAAACACAACTATGTCGGGAACTTCATAATAACTGAAGAAGATAAAAACCTTAAAGAAGAAAACATCCCCGAATTTCTTCTTGACACTGCTGAATACTAAACCAAACTACACCCATGCAAACAAAAACAATTGTCATTGAAGACAAACCAATTGTTTTCATTGTTGATGGAACACGAGGCATTGTGATAAACCCAACGGAAGAACAAGTTGAAATTGATACTCAAATCCCCGATGGAATTGAAAACCCATTTGATTATCTTTTAAGAAAGCGGGGGTGGATGTTCTTTAATTTCTTTGTTGACTAACCCCAAAAATAATACACACTACTGCCATGCAAACAACCACACTTGAACAACTCCACGAAGCACTCAGTGACGCTTATGCTGTCGATCTAAACGATACGCTTTACTTTATCGGGCATGATGATGTAGGCCCATTCGTTGCCGACAATCATGGCGACGACTATGTTTCACTTGCCCAAGTCGATGGCGACATTGAGGTTTTGGAATATGGTTTTTTCTTTTATGTTAATACAAGGCCGATCACATTGAAGCCGCTTGTTCTACTTGCAAAAACCTATTGACAAACCCCAACAACTAACCCACACTACTGCCATGCCTAAATACAAAATCCCTGTTGTTTGGTCTATGATTGGCCAACACGAAATTGAAGCCGATTCATTACAAGAAGCAATCGAACTTGCAGAAGACTTGCCGCTTCCAAAAGATGGAGACTATCTTGAAGGAAGTTTCGAGGTCGATCAAGAATTTGTTTCTTGTATGTAAAACCAAACACTAATAAAAAACTAACATACACTACTGATATGCCAAATTGGTGCGAAAATATCCTAAACATTGCCGACTGCTCTCCAGAATTGGAGAACTACCTAAAAGAAAATGGTCTTTCTTTCGAGAAGATCAAACCCACACCTCCAGAATTGCTTGGTGAAAACGGCGGATGGTATCAATGGAGACTTGAGAACTGGGGAACGAAATGGGACTTGAGTGAAGAAGAGCAACGCGATGTTGCCGATCAACTCATCTCTGAAGATTCCGACTTTCAAGCTCAATTCATGACTGCTTGGAGTCCACCGATTGAAATCATCGCCGCCTTGTCTGAAATGTTTCCGCATGACGAGTTCACGCTTGACTACTTTGAGAGCGGTTGCTGGTTCGCTGGGACTGCTATCATCTCCAAAGGTGAAGTTGATGATCGTGGTGTTGATGCCGAAGATGTCTTGGAGTTTGCAAAAGAAAACTTTAACTTTGTCGAATACGACCAAGACGAAGAAATTCCTGCTGACACCTAAAAAATAGTCGTGGTGCAAAACTTACAGCACCGCGACCCCTACGGGGTCCGCAAGACATAAGTTTTAATGGTTAAAAAATCTCTTGACAATGCTTTGTTTTTGGATACTTTGTCCCTGTCACTATGCAAGTCACAAAACAAGAAGCCGAACAATACATTCGCTTGACATTGCGCCAATACAAATTGGAATCAATGCCTGTTGAATGGACAAACACAAAAAAAAGATTGGGTTGCTATCGCGTTCAATCAAAGAAGATAGAACTCTCGCGCCAAATCCTTTCGAGGTTCTCTCTCTTCCAAGAAGTTTTCCTGCATGAGCTTGCACACGCTCTTGACATAACCGAAAGAATCAATCTCTTTGGCACATACAAAAAGAATGGCCGCAATGACTTTCATGGTGAGAATTGGAAAAAATGGTGCTTGACACTTTGCATTCCTGCTCGTAGATTCATCCCAACAAACTAACCCCCAAACACATGACCACAATCGAAAAACTACTAAACACAATTGACCAACTCAAATGCGTTGCTGAACAAGCAATCGAATACGCATACGAATCCTCTGGCAATGATAGCGAAATGGCTCAAGAACTAGAAAAAGCATTGCAAGAAATTCTTGACGAACACAACCAAGACAACTAACCTTTCCCCATGAACGAATACGCCCCACTCGACACACGAATCCCCATGCACAATGATGCATACCTCCTTGCCGCTGGTCACTTCCTTTCCAAGTGGCCTCAAGATTGGAATGCTGAAAGGCTTGCTCTTGCTTTGCTTGCTGATGAAGACAGCGAAGAAGCTAGGCAGGAAGATCAAGAAATGATTGATGTCTGGCAACCAATGACTAAAATCGACCTGCATCCAATGGACGAAGGAAATGGTCTTGCCTTTGTTGAAGAATTGATCAACAATCTTGCCGAAGACATCGTAGCGTTTACAACTAAATACACAAAATGAAACATCTTGTTTTTATCATCCACAATGGACACATTGAATATCGCATGGATAATCGGCATGGCTCTCATCCTCTTCTTAATGAGCAACCGAAAAAAGTAATTGACTTCCTCATCAAAATGATCCAACCTCTCTCCCACGAAGTAATAACAGCATGACCGCAACAACCACACCCCAAAAACTAGTTCTTAAACTCCACACCGACTCTGGACATGGATGGCTTGAAGTCCCCAAGAAAGAAGTCGAAGCCCTTGGAGTTAAGTTGAGTCGATACAGCTACCAAGATGCAGACAACTTCTACCTTGAAGAAGACTGCGACTTGGGGGCATTTCTTAAAGCCTACCAAAACAAATTCGGCGGCTCACCGACAATCGACTTTCTACATCAAGTGAATGGCGATCATCCAATCAGAAGTTTCGCAAGGGTAGCGTGTTGACATAACGGGAAGGGGTCGCAAAATGCGATCCCTTCCTAACTTATGGCTAGAAAACTTACATGGCGGCGACCCCGAAGGGGTCTTGGTGGTGTAAGTTTTTGATCCTCAATCACTTACGAAATGTCACCTGGCTCGAAAATAAAAAGCACAAAAATAATCAAAAAAGTGTGGACAAGTTCGCGGTTTTTGCTATCTTTCCTTTGTCGCCACTGACGGCGCAACAACTCCAACCAATAGAAAAAAAAACAATATGTCATTGATCATCGCAAAAAACAAAGTGAACGCCGAACAACTCATGGGCGTTGAGACTCCCGAAGCGTCCGACCGCTTCCAACCCATCCCGCATTTCTCGCTTGTCGAAATGACTCGTGAGGCAATCAATCGTGCAGGGCTTGGCGTTTCGCTTGAAGAACATTCGCTTGCGCGTGGCGGTCAACGCTACTTTGGCGGGTTTGCTCTCAAGGGCGCGGACATTACTGGCGCGGATCGTCAAATCGTGCTTGGACTCCGCAACGCTCATGACAAGTCCTTTGCCGCGAGCATTTGCGTGGGTAATCGCATGATGGTTTGCGAGAATCTTTGCTTCTCGTCCGACATCAAGCTCGCTCGTCGTCACACCACGAACATCCTCGCTGACTTGCCTCGCGTTCTTTCCGATGCAGTCGCTCGCGTTGTCTCGCACTGGAATGATATGGGCAAGCGCATCGAGCTTTACAAGCAGACCGAAATCTCGCGTGATCGTGCCGCTGACTTGCTCATCGACCTTGTAGACGCGAAAGCGTTTCCATCGCGTGACATTTACGCCGCTGTTCAAGAGTTCCGCAACCCTCGCCACGACGAGTTCAAGGGCGGCACTTTGTGGACGCTTTACAACTCCATCACCGAAAACCTCAAGGGCGGTGATCTGTCCAAGTTGCCGTTTCGCACGATGACCGCTCAATCTGTTTTCGACCGCATCGCGGGACATAGCCCGACGATCAAAGCGGAAATTGACCTCGCCGATGCTGTCGAGGTTGAAGACGAAATGGAACCTCTCGTTGTCGTTGGAGCGTAAGCGCAAAGCAAACGACCCTCGCCCGAAAGGGCGGGGGTTTCTTTTTGTCTACAAAAAACTTACATGGCGGCGACCCCTTCGGGGTCCGATGGGTGTAAGTTTTTGAGGCTTAATGGGTTATGGCTGAAGTATATTTACGAAATACGTATTTGCCACTTTATAAATTGCAACTGTCAAGCAAAAAAATCTGCAAAAAATCTCTTGCCATGCTCCCCTGAGATGATACACTTTGCCCATGTCACTACTCAACACAGGAAACGCCAAAACACGCAAGGGGGAGAAAAAAGGTTTCATCACCTATGGCTTGCACCTTGCACCCGCTAACCTTTCGGGCTTTAATGTTTGCAAAGACGCAAGCAAGGGTTGCGCTGCCGCTTGCCTTAATACCGCTGGGCGTGGCGCAATGTCGTCCGTTCAACGCGCACGAATCGCAAAAACACTTTTGTTCTTCCATGACAAGCAAGCATTCCTAGCCAATCTTTGGAAAGAAATTGCCAAGTCGATGAAGTCCGCAACCAAGAAGGGCATGACACCTTGCTTTCGCTTGAATCTCACAAGCGACCTGCCTTGGGAAAAAATCAAATTCAACGGGCAAAATGTTTTCACCGCTTTTCCAAGTGTGCAATTCTACGACTACACGAAAAGCGCGGAGCGCATGACTAGTTTTGTCAATGGTGAGATGCCAAGCAACTATCACTTAACCTTTTCACGCTCCGAAACCAATGGCGCAATCGCTCTTGCCTTTCTCCGTTCGGGTGGCAATGTCGCAATGGTTTTCCGCAAGTCTTTGCCGAATGAATACTATGGTCATGCAGTCATTGACGGTGATGAAACCGACCTCCGCTTTCTCGATGGCAAGGGAAAAATTGTCGGCCTCAAAGAAAAAGGTCTTGCCAAGAAAGACGAAACGGGCTTTGTTCTTGAACCCGCATGAACATGGAAATCTTTTTACTCTTGACAATCGCATTCTTTCTGTTAGCTTGTCGAAGTCGATGAACATCTTTCGCACTACCCTCGAAACTGAATACGGACTTTACCTAGTCCACGCGACAATCGAAGAAAAGAAAATTGTCGATGTGGCATTGCATCTCGTTTTTGATGGCTATGTTTGTCCAAGGTTTGAAATCCCGATGGGTTTGATTCAAGAATTTGTAGACAGAACGGAACAACTGATTGACGAAAATAATTTGTGGTGATATAGGCGTTTGGTAATGAAACAAATTTCGTGACCAAAACTTACATCGCCGCGACCCCTTCGGGGTCCGCTGGGTATAAGTTTTTAATTCAAAAAAATAACAAAAAAAAATTTGACATATCGGATGATTGGGATAAACTCTTCCCAAGTAAAAGTACAAAGAATATCGACAGACGGCTCGCCGCTCGCCCGACAAGAGCGGCAACCTCAACACCACTCACATCATGCAACCGACCAACAAAAAAGTTAGGGTTTACTTTAACCTACATAGAAAACAACTCTCCGTCCAAGAAAAGACTCCAAAGGGCTGGCGTGTTTGGCTTCATGCCAGCAAGGTCACTCTTGAGAATGTCACCTTCAAAGTTTCAGAAGCGGGTCGTCAAAGAGTCCTGCGCGAAAGAAAGAAAAATGTTCATGCGTTTGTAGAGGGTGATCTTGTCTTACTGACAGGCTCAAAGATTCAACCAAGAGTCTTGGTTTCTTACAACCCGTATCTAGAAATCGGAAAGTTCTATGAAACCGTTTCAAAAGAAACAATTGACAAAGCAAAATACGCTGTCATCGTTGGCAGACAAATCCTAGCACAAAAATAATATGAGAGCATACAAAATGGAATTCCTTAATAAGTCCTACATCATCGTTCACTCGAAAGGACTACCCCCAAGCTGGAAGGAAACAAACATCGACAAGCAAACGGAAGAACGCGCACTTGTAAAGGGTAGGCATGGAATGGTTGTCCATCTCGATGCAGAGACGCTTGAGGTTGTTGACCGCTACGAAATCAAATAAGGTCCAAAAACTTACAGCGATTGGACCCCGTAGGGGTCGCCGCAACATAAGTTTCGACACCCTCTATATGCCTAATAGTTATTATTAAGCTTATTATTATTTGCTAATTTGTTATTTGGCGTTTTATTATTTGGTCATTATTTTTTTGCCATTTCTATAAGAACATATATTACACAGTAGACTAATATCCAAAACCCTGTATTTACTTTCTTGTCTTCCATATTTAGTATTGGTATATTTCTAGTCCTCTGTGTTCTATTTCATTAGCTACTTCTTGTATTCGTAGCATGTGAGAGTAGTTGTATGATTGAAGTTCGTATATTAAGTTATTAAGGAGTTCGTATTCCTTAATGAGATCTTCATTTGACATCAGTTGTACTAGCATGTTATTTGAGGCAAGCATATTCTACTTCGATTTCACATGCTGTATCTGTTTGGGTTTGTCCATCGAGAACAAGATAGATTGCGGCATGGTATCTATCGTCATACGATTCATAGTAAAAGTTTAAATCAACAAATTCAGTTATCGCATGCCACTCATCTTCTTCATGGGCGCGTTTCATTGTATAAGTTCCTTGTTCGGTATCAAGGATGAGGTCTTCTTCTGTAACGATTAGTTTCATTGGTTTTTATATTTACGGAGTAATTGCTCGTCTGTCAAGCGTGTTTCTAGGAAAGTTTGGTGGAAGGTAACTGGGATTCCAGCATACTCACCATCATCATGGATCAAAGTATCACCATTGTAAAGATCAAAATCTGCGCCCCAATGATTACCATCAATCACTATAGGATCAAATTTCTCACCATCAATGTTAGACATGATATTATGCTCAACTACGACTCGTCTTTTTGGATTAAGGAATGTAAACATGTTATTTATTTATTATTTATTAGAGTGGTAGGTCGTGATGGAATCGAACCATCAACTAAAAATTAGAAGTTTCTTGTTATATCCATTTAACTAACGACCCAATTATTATTAGAAGTTCCGAAAGTTATAATCTGGACAGATCTCTTTGAGTTGTATATGAAGGAGACGTTGAAACTCTAGGAACTTATCTGTCAACTCCCAAAGATTATCTTTGCCAAGTTTTTCATAAGCAACATTAATTTCGTGAATTAACTCGTGGCAACAAGAATCAACAACGGATTCCATGTCTTCGAATTTTGGGGCAAGTTGTTTAATATATTCTTTCATATTATTCTTCTTCTTGTTCGTCTTGGTATCCACCAAGCATGTATTCTTGATTACGGTTGCTGATTTTTTGCATGAAGTTCTCATAGGTGACTTGAGATTCCATGATTAGTTTTGCGCGTTTAATTGCGCGGCGAGTGAATTGCATGACATTACCTTTGGCACGACTACCAGTACCCTTGTTTCGGGCAAAGTGTTCATCCCAAACACAGAAATATTCTTTTACGATTAGGAATTTTCTAAACGCCTCAACGCTAGGCATATAAAGCAAATGGTTAAACAAAGAGTCGTTGTGATTTGATCCATAGATATTTTCGGCTAGTGTGGCATCTTGTAGTGCGAGTTGCTTGTCACCGCAGATGCCGATTGCGATGCCAAGACCGTTTGTTGATATGATGTATTGTAGGGGATTCATGCTAGTGTTTTTTTCTTGGAGGAATATGCTGTCCAGATTCGAAGGTCGAGATCTGCAATAGAGATACCATTTTTCTTGGCAATGTCAATAAACATTTTCTCAAACTTCAAATATTTTTCACCAGACGGTGTAGTCTTTGGTGCTTGTATACCATTGTCACGCATCCAATGAAGGATGTGAGTATCGAGTACCGCAATCTCTTGATTGGGGCGCGAATGTAACAAAAAGAATCGTGCGGTCTTAGGCCCAATACCTTTTACAGATTCAAGTTCTTGTACTGTCATAGAACTCAGTCTACCCTTGAATTGGAGAATACCAGTAAAAGCAGAAAACAATCTATTATATTGCCCCAGCTTATGGTTCTTCATACAGGTCATTAAAGGATCTGTGGAGGAAATCTTATTTTCTTTTATCTTGACCAAATTATTAATCCAGTCTAGAGGTGAAATAAGACCCATTGTTGCAAAAAGAAAGGAGTCTAACTTCTTTGCAGTTTGTTGTGAGTTCTTACCCGCCACCATAATAGAGAACAGAAGGAATTCTTCTAACTCTGCTTCAGTGCGGTTGTAGTTTGTGATTGAGGTTGGAGTAATCATGTGGGGAAAGAGTATAAGTGTGAGCCGATATTGTCAACAGAAAAGTTGGGGAGGAGGAAAAAATTCCCCCTCCCCTTTTCCCCATCACACACACGCCAGCACTTTCGTCCCCTCTGGCGTAATCTTTCTTGTACCCTCGATTTTGATAAGGGCTTTACGAAGCAAATAAGTTTCTGCGTCTCGTTGAATAGCAGTTCTTGACAAACCAGTTGCCGCACTCAACATTCCCAAGGTGCAATCACCACGAGTCTTGAGAGTGTGCAGGATCTCAATCTCAGTATTGGTAAGACCATAAGCCTTGATACCAACTAGATCACACAATTCATTCCATTGTTTTGCGCCGAAGTTCTTGGTGTTTCTGCTTTCACAGTACATCTCAATTTCTTTTGCGCGTTTAACTGCACTGCGAGCATTGCCGCGAAGAGTTCTGGAGATGTCGTCTACAATGTTATCCTTGAATTCGACCCAATCCAAACGACCCTTGAGGATGCTACCCAACTCATTTGCTTCATATGGTTTGAAGTCAATTATGGTAAGACGATCCTTAAACGGAGGGAATAGTTTATCCAACTCAGTAGTCGCAAAAATATAAGTTTGCTTTTCGAAGTTGAATTCGAATGTATTCTCCCGCCACTCAAAGCGTTTTGATTTTGCGCTTTCAACATTGAACACCGTAAGGAATGCCATGACAAGATCCTTGGGCAATGCGTGAGCCTCATCAAACAAAATCGTCAATTCGTTATCCATGATAACAGGCATGAAGATTTGTTCGAAGAACTGCTGGTTGTTCTTAATAGTAGAGCAGTTGATCTCAAGCAATGGTTTCTTTAGTTGCTTGGCATACTGCTTTGCGAATTCTGTCTTTCCCAAACCCTTTGCTCCATTGAACATAAGGAAGGGACTGGTTCCAGTTGCCTTGTGGGACTCAGCATAGAACTGGAGTTGCTTTTTAATGTGGTCTTGACCGATGAGGGAGTCAAACATTTTGTTTTGTGTGTTAGGGATTAGTCTTCAAACGAGGTGATTGCGAATTCAATCTTTTCCTCTGGCGCTACAGGTTCTTCTGCGGCGGCGAGTCTGATTTTAGACACATTCTCCACGATGTCAATATTTTTTTCGCGCAACCATATTTTAGATACAGGCACGATACCATCAGCACCAACGATAGAAATCAAATCAGAAAGCTTCAGCTTTACGAATGAATTACTACCCTTGGGTCTGCCTCTTTGTTTTGTTTGCTTTTGCATGGGGGCATTATACAATAATCAGAACGTGAGTCAACACTTTTTTATGAAAAAAATTCGGGGCTGAAAAAACAAATAAAATCGTGAGATTAAATGAGAATCAGTGAAAAGAATTAAAAATCATTAAAAATCCCTAAGTTTACCAATTAAGTAGAACCCATAAAAAGAAATCATTTTTTGTAGCCAATGCATTTTATCTGGAGCCATGACGATATCCATAGTCCATGAAAACAAAAAGAACGATAAAATCCACAACAGAATAATTAATAGTCCGCGCATTTATTTGGGGGTTGTTTATTTGTAACTTTATTATTTGTAACTAACTTATTTGCGTTTCGACTTTCCAAACGCACCATTATTTTGGCGCTGTCTACTATGCTTGCCGCGATTACCACGAATCATATTCCTAAAGATCTTTATTTGTCTTTTAATTTCTTGTGGAGTCAATTGCGGTACTGCATTATTTAGCTCATTATTATTTGTAACTTCGTTATTTGTAATTTCTTCATTCATAATTTTGTTTATTTCGATTAGAAAAATTTGTAGTTTAGGTGTAATATATAGTGTGAGTGGGTTGCGCCACAATAATCAACGCCAAATATAACTAATTATTTAGGACTTTATCGTTCGTAATTGATAGTAGGAAGAGTGTGGAAGCCTTCGGTAAATGGATCGTCATAGATCGCGCCTCATTATCAATTCGGCCTTAAAAAATAAGTATATTTAGTTCGTTTTCATTCGTAATACGCTCGATTTATTCAGCGTTATTTTTGTTGTTCTTTTTCTTGTAGTTTTTTTACATGACGATCCCACACATCTTCTTTCTGTGCTGGTTGAGTATTATTGGGGTATTTTAGCCTCATAAGTCCACTGTTCACACCCGCAATAAACGCCAGAAACGATGAAAAGAAAGTAATGAAGGCGATTAAAAACGCCACTATCGGGGCGATAATCACCGCCAAAACCATCGTAAAAATCCACGTCATAACGAATTTCATAGTAGTAGTATAACAGGAATACCTTATAAAACAAGGCTTTTTTGAAAAAATGTGAAATTTGAATTAAAAATATTTTTAAATCGGGTACTTCACCCTCCAAAATCTCATCTCTTTATTCCTTGTCAATTAAAGCTTTTGTTTTTGTTGTTGTTATCTATTATGTTTATATAGTATAAGGTGTATGGGGGAGGTGAGAGAAACCCTTATAAAATAAGGGTTTTTCGGGTATTCGGGGTTCTAAAAACCACCTCAAAAATAATCAAAAAAACTGGTGTGTACTAGGGTGTTTTTGGGTGTATTTATAGGTAGAAATTGTGTGTTTTTTCTCCCCTGTTTCTATATGTGCTAACAGGTTGCTTTGTATTCTCTTAAACAAGGTATTTATATGTATCAAATACGTTTGAAATAACTCACAAAGCATTATTTATTCACAAATTCGTTTGTAATTATCATTTTGGGGGTGTAATATAATGTGTATGCAATTACCGAAGTCTTTAGATGTTCTTGGGAGGCAAGTTGAGGTTATCTATGAGGAAGATCTTGAAGATTGGGGTGAGTGTGACAATGACTTATTAATCATTAAAATCAAAAAGGAAGCAGTCGATAAAGGTTCAGAATTCTTTTATCAAACCCTCGTTCATGAGGTCACTCACATGATCTTTAGATTATCTGGAGTTGCCTATATGGAAAACAATGATGAGGAAGCTTATGTTAGGTGTGTTGAAGGATTGATTATCCCTTGGGTGTTGAAGCATCAATATTTACTTGCCGCGAAATAAATCTTATTCTATATCATTAAGATTCGCAAATTCACCAAAGACTTCTTTTGCTTTTTTATTATAAGCTAGTGCCGCTTCTTTTTCACAAGTAAAATAACCTAAATGTTTATTTTTAGTATTAATTTTTAATTGAACACGCCATTTTCTATGCCACTTATCAAAACTAACGCCTTTATATTTACTAGTACTATATTTGTGGCTTGATATGTTTCTACTGTTTTCATTTTTAGTTGCCCATCTCAAATTAGAAACATGATTATTTAATGGATCACGATCAATATGATCTACCTGTGGTTTATTTTCGGGGTTTGAAATAAAATGGGTAGCTACAACTCTAGAAATAATAAAATATTTTGGTTTACTATTTTTACTTAAAATAACATATTTGTATCCATCTTTATCAATTTGTTCTGATAAAAGCCTATTCCTCTTAACAGAAAATACATTACCAAACGAAGAAATCTTATATAATCCCTCGTAACCTTCAATATCTTTCCAAATTTCTTGTTCCATATTTAACTAAAAGTATATTTGAAAGTATCTATATCCTCCTCAAAAACATTAGCAATTATCTTTTTTGTTTCTGGGGTATAGTAATCTTTATAATGAGAGTGTTTGGTACTATTCTTATGAGGAATATCTGGGCTTATATGTTGGATATTATATTCTTCTAACATGCCGCGAAATTCTTCTTTTAAGTTCTCAAACCGCAAAATAACTTTTGGAGGGTAATATCCTCTTGTCCATTCTACTTGTTTATGAGTAGCTATGAATGAATAATCATCTCTTCTATCATTAAGATGTTGACAGAATTCTTCAAAAGTTAAGTCTTCATCTAAACCATATAAAAACATTATCTTTTCTTTTAAAGCAAAGGAATACATTGAAACTGCTCTGTCCCAAGGATTTCTTACAACACAAAAAGAAAAATAGTTTCTTAATTCATGTCTAAATACTTTATATGCCTCGTTTGGTTTGGCGTGTGTTGGGTCAAAGAAATTACGATATACTTTTTTATCCGCTATTTCATGAAATTTTTCTTCATGTTTTTTTATTAAATTAAATGGTCCAAGATGATCCATCATTGATGTACTCGCATTCTTTGGTATTCTATAAAAGATAAGATGTAAAATCCACCTTTCTCCACCAATCATATGGGGTATTAACTGATCCATTACCAACTAGACACATAAAACAATCTCTCTTTCTCCCAATCAAAGGTTGTTGAGATATTATAAATCTTATCGTAGGCATCTTCCATTTTTTCCCAATAAAACTCATCAATCATGGTACTACCAAAAAAGAACCCGCTAACTGGCATCATATCACTTGGATCTCTGTATGCCAAAGTATCCTCAAGTGTTTGAAGCAGATCATCAATATGATCTTGAGTGACTTCATATGTGCCGCAATCATCTACCCCAATTTGGACATTAGTCACAAACCAACTATGAAGGGCATTAAATTTGCGCCAGTAAGCTACTTCCTCAAAGAGAGAATGGTTTCCTTCAATAAAGCTAGACTTATAAAGCGGCAAAAAGTCTTTAACATCTTCATCCTCTGGTTTAAGATCGTATCTATCAAGTTTGAGGATTTCTTTAACCGAATGTTTAGTCTTTTTAGTTTTTAGCAAGTACATGTCAAGTCCCATAATATTATTGGTTGGATTTTAATTTATTAAAAATGTCAAAAGCGTGGGTTTCATTTAGTGCAGTGAACCCATGAACACCCCATTCTCTATCTGAAGGTCCAAATTCTGCTGGAGGAACAAAGTTTTCTCCCATTTGTAGTCCATTGTGACTACGGATTCTAATTACTTCCCAATTATCATGGTCATGGATTCTATGTTTTCCATATGCAATCGCAAGATTTTCTTCTCTATGTTTAATAGTAAAGTCATACTTGTGTTTGCTGTATTCAGTGAGTAGCTTCATAGTTAAAGAAAAGAGAAAAAATCCATAGCCGCTTTAATTAAAGTTGTGAATACCATGATTACGCATACTGCACTCAAAAGAACAAGTAAAACAATAATTGGCAATGGATCAAAATTTTTCATGTTATCTCATTACTGCCGCTCTTAAATTATCCAAAGACATTTCAAGCTCACGAACTTTACAAGAAAGATTTTGATTTTTATCTTCCAAATCTTCAATTTTAGTAATTGCCGCAAGAATATACACTCTTAACTGACTATCTGTAGCGGTAGGATCACTCACGACATCTTTAAGAAAAGATACAGATGTATTATCTAAATTTTTCATCAAGAAACCTTTCTATTTCTTCAAAAAATTCACCATCCCACTCACGACCTTTATTGAGTAATTCAAATTCATCAGTAAGATCTTCAGCAAGTTCGTAAAGACCACCATGACCATTCTCTCTCAAGGTTTTGTGAACCAAGTCATCACGAAATTCGCTGTAATGATCATCAGCAATTTCGTTAGTAATAGCGGCAACGACTTCATAGTGAGTCTCTTGCCACGAAGTAAATCCATTGGGGAACTCTTTCATATTAAAAAATCAATTTAAATAACTCAGAAACCATATAAAAACTAAAAATCAAAAGGGAAATACAGAAAAAACTAATAAAACCAAGAATAATTTTAGCTGAAGTTTCTTCTCTACCAGTCCAATCTTCAATTAACTTTAAGAGCGGGTCTTTCTCTTTCATGATCAAATCATAGCATAGATTCAGTTTGTGTCAATCGTTATCTTCATTTTTCCAAAGATAAAAAATCTGCCAATCTTGGCTTACAGCAAGATGAACCTCATCATCCCAATCCCATTCGTGGTCATAAATTCCTGTTTCCTTATCGTATTCAGAATCTTCTACACATTCTGGTTTTAGAAACGGTGTATCTTCATCGTAATAACAATATTTTGCGATATACTCATTTAATTGTTCATATTGATCATAATATTCTGTATCCTCTGGCTCACCAATGTGTCTTTCAAGAATAGCTTCTACAGATTCACCATACTCATCAAGTTGCAAAACAGCATAATAATCTGAATAACAACCACCACCTTCATAACCATAAGCGGCAATTATAACCTTATTATCATCCAAAACCTTCTTTGCCATTGCAAGACGGAGTGTATTATCTCCCGCTTCAACATTGCGGGTTGTTTCTCTTACTGCTAGAAATTGTCTGTGCATAATTAAAATGTTTCTTTTTTTAGGAATTTAATCATTTCTTCAAGTTTAGCAAGACCTTCTTCTGTATTCATCATGTCTCGCGGGAATTGATTATTGAATACAACATTAGGTTTGTCAAGCCAATTTTCTGGATAATCAGAAATTTGATAAAGCTCAAAAAGAAATTCTTCTCTAGTCATGATTCAATAATTTTCATAGTCATCTGACAGGCATTTATAAATATAATAAATATATCCAATCGCCAAAAATAATAAAACACACGCAATAATTAGTTTCATATCATTTACTTTTCGAATAGATCAGCATTCATACCCTTACCCCTAGTAAAGAAATCTTCGTTATAAAGTTCTTCGTCGTTATAAGATACGCTTGAAAAATAATATAAACCATTTGGTGCTTCTTCAGCAACAATTTTTAACAATTTTGGATCAAAGTCTTCAGCTTCAAAGGTTGTAGCAAAAACACTTCCCTTTTGATAAGAATCACATTGCAGAATATAATCTGGAGTATCTTCATACTTAACGCCACAATCTTGGTAATCAATTGAATCTTCGTGCTTTTCTATAAACTTTTTAAATTCTTCGTTTACAATTTCTTCATTAGGTTCATCTTCTTTGATTTCTTCAATGATAAGATAACAGGATTCCAAATCGGGGGAATGAAGAGTATAAAAGATCTTTTCGTGGTCATCCCAATACAATGGTTCACCATTTTCATCAATTAAAAAGTTATGTTCTTTTAGAATGTCTTGGTAATCTTCTGGATTGCACAAGTAATCTACAAGACTAAAGTCTTCGTCTTGCTCTTCTTTGTTTTGCCAGTAATCGAATGTTTCTTTATCTAAGTCAACGAAAACAGTTTCTGTGCCGTGACCACTAAATGTTATTGAGTATTTTTTCATATTTTAATTATTTAAAAATGTTAAAAATCATCATCTTCAACTGCCTCCTGCATCAGTTTCCGAAAACTTATTCGCCAAGCTTGTTCACGAATAACATCTAGTCTTTGTTTATTGATTATTTCTTTGCTTTCTTCAAAGAGTTCTTTGTATGAAGCAAGTTTCTTTTCAAGATACTTAATTCTTTTTTCGCTTTTTTTAATGTCGCTCATTGTTTTATTCTTGTGTTTGTTTTTTCCCATCAGCACGTACACGTTTATTCTGAACACGTTTCCAGTATTTGCGCAAGTGTTTCCACCATTGAACGGTTGGCACACTTCCTTTACTCTTTGCTGAACTACTCATTTTAGTTTAACTTATTTTGGTACTCTTTTAAGAATTAACCAAATTGGTGATAGTACCACTACGCATATGACATACAAGACACCAATAATTGGACGCAAAGGTTTAGTAAACAGTTTTGTACCATCAATGAGTCTGTATATCATGTCTTTCATTGTGTGTTTATTCTATTGGAGTTCCTTTACTTAGTCTTGGTTTGGAGTGAGTGATTGAAGATCAAAGATAAACTCTTGGTATGCTTCAATACGAGCCAGCACAACAGGATTCGAATGCCTATCAGTTTCGAGTTTAGCAATTTCATCCTTATACCAACTAATGAGTCGATCAATCTCTTCTTGCATGTCCTTATTGTATCTGAGTTCCTTTACCCTCCTCATCGTAGGGAGGCAGTTCCCACTTTTGCGGCACAAATGTCTTGCATGAGAAGCTATCGGTGCAAACGGTTAGTGTATCATCATACTCTTTGAGTTTTTCCTTTAGCATCATAACCTCTGCTTCGAAACGATTAGCGTCGAGTCGATAGCGTTCAGCAGTCTCTTCTGCTTGTTTTAGTTTCCATCGCACACTGATAATATCATTGACTGCATTGGTCGCTTCTACGATTGCGTCATCACGTTGCTCCTTTAAGCTACATAATGTATTGATGACCTCATCTTCGCTGTATTTGTCACAGGCGGCTTTGTACCAGTCGCGCTCCTCAGTCACGGCGGCAAGCTCGCGCTCAAGCTTGCGAGCGAAGTCTGCGTCCACTTTGTCATAATTTGGATAATAACATTCATCATCTGTTCTTGGTGTATCACTCATTATTGTCTCCTTTCACAGCGGCGAGGGTGTTCCATAAAATTCTGTCAACGGAGTCACCAGATGTCAGTTCAAGCTCATCTCTGTGTTTTAGTATTGCCTCCGCCAGCCTGTCGCGTTGTTGTTCTAATTGCCGAGCAATTTCTGCTGGCACAAAATAGTCACCTTCATCTGGATTGAATCCTAGAAAGATTTGATTTGCATCTGTTTCTGGTGTTTTAGTCATCTTGTTTACATTTTTTAGTTAGTCTTTTTGCCGCGATAGCGTATACCTCAAAAAAAGTTTCACGATCTTCTAGAGATAGATCTAGCACTCGTTCACCTACAGTCTCTAAGAATGTGTCTTCTTCTTTAGTGCTATAGGTGAGATCAGCAATCACTATGTTATTTTCTTTGCCTTCAAAGCAGTTTTTGTGAATGCTACACATATTTTTTCTGATATAGTCACCATCATTCTCCCACCCAAGAACATCAATATATTCTTGTAATCTTCCGTATTTCTCATTAGGAAAGAACTTAACAATAACAAGTCTATTGTCTACATCCTCTGGAGGATTACCAATATATGTCGGAGGTTGTGCGCCAATGTTGTCAATCCTAATCTTCATGCGTCAATCTTAAATTAATTCTTAACCAAGTCAAGAGAAAACCACTCTGGAGCAGATCTTTTTTTCCATGTGCAAAAACTTGATTTATCGTAGATATAATATAAACGATATTTTTCTACTGGAGAAAGAGAATCAAAGTTGGGATGTTTGCGGCACTTTTGTTCTGGTGAGATTGCAATAGCAAATTCCGTAAGAGAACCAGAAGAAACATTTGATTCTGCCATATGAGCGTCACACCACTCCAAAAAATCTTTGCAGAAATGTCCAGAATCGTAACGATAGATTTTTTCGTTTAGCATTGCAAGGGCATGATCAATAAGCCATTGCATATTTTCTGATGATTTCATTGCCCATAACGTACACGGATGCTTGGAGTATGCATGTAGACGAGGTGTACCCTTGGCAGTACGAGGACAATCCGATTGAGCAAGACGAGATAAACTAAAACAGTTGGCAAGCATTTGTGCTGACTCGACAATTTGTTTAATTATATGCTTATCGCACATTTGCTGTGCAGCGACTATGGGGTTTTTGTCTACGCAAAATATGTTCATAAAGGAAGTCTATCCAATATAAACAGCATTGCAATCAAAATCTTCATCAAACATAGCGCTTTCATGATTACCATAATACCAAGCTTTGTTGACATTTAATTTGAGTTTTATTTCCTTGACTTCTTCAATCTCATCATAGCCACCTTCATAACCAGAAACAACTATAATTTGTTCGGGATTGTGTAGCTGAAGTTTTTCGATTAATTCTTTTACTTTCATATGTATTTAATTCCAAATCCACATTCATCAATCAAATAATCAATTGCATCATGCACATCATCCTCAAAAAGTTTTTTCTTTGGGATTAGAATATCATCTTCACTAGAAACAGAAACCTCAACTGTTTCAAGGAAATCTATTGCTTCTTTTTTATTATTGAAATTCATCTTGACAATGATCGCAAATGTTTTTTTCGAAATCTTCCTCAAATAATTCTTTAACAGTATCTTCGGAGTAAGTTTGGTGAATTAAAATTGTTTTAAATACCTCCACCCACTCTTCAAGATCGGCATAAGCACTAATTGTTAATTCAATTTTTTTATCTGGTCTAAGACCACCTTCAACAGTTACTTTTATTGGACTTGTGTTTTTATGATTCATTTTAAATTATGGTTTTGTACTTCAAATAAATACTCAGCAAGATCTGCAATTTGTTGTTCATTTAGAATAATCATATCTGTATATGGCTTACCGCATAAAGCTTTCCATGCTAAACGAATACGATTCCACCATGAACGCGCTACATTACGCTCAAACATCGCAATCTCTAGACCCCAATCAGAATCATAGTCTAGATGAAGAACTCCGCAGTGACATTGACATTTAAAAAACTTGCTTTTCATGCTTCCCAATGAGTTACTTTTATTGATTTTGCTTTTCTAATATCTTTGAGAGACTTGCCGCCAGCATAAGAGATTGCTGATTGCA